AAAAATAAGAAGGAAGAGGAAAAGAAAAAAAATGCGGAAGTAGAACAACAAGTAATAGAAGAAGGAGAAGGTGGTGATGGAAACGCCACAAACATTAAAACCAATAGTGTTAATATCAATTCCGATAATGTAACAACAGCAAAGTCTGATAGTGCGCTTTCTCAACTTATACTTAAAACAGCGGAAGCGAAATCTCTACGAGAATCCAATGCTAATAACAACCTCTCTCATTCCGGTAAGATAGATATTAATTTAGGGGGCACAATTCAATTACAAGACCCCAATGGTAATGTATATAATTGGGATAAGATTACCAATAACCAACAATTCATTTCACAATTGACTGATAAAATTTCAATGGAAATAACAAAAAAACAGAACTTCTCTTCTGCTGGTGACGGAAGGATAATGTACGGTGGTGCGTTACAAATGGGATAAAAACACTATTTATAATAAAATGAAAATATCATGAAAATAACATTTAAGGGTGTAATTCATATTATAATTTATATTATTTTGATAGTATTGTTGGTTATACAGTTCAGGAAACCTGCAACGGTGATTGATAATTCACATATATATCAAAATAGGATAGATAGTATTATGAATACTATTGGGGATACGCAGCATGTTATAGATTCGTTGGAGAATGTGATTGTTGTGAATGATTTACAGATTGATATTCTTGTTAAGAGTATTGAAAGATTAATAAGAGAAAGAAATGAAAACAAGTTTACACAAAGTGAAAGGGATAAAGAGATTGCAAGTATGTCTAATGACTCTCTTGTTTTGTTTGTTCGCGAACAACTTAAGTTATGGTCAGCAGAGTAAGGGTGATTCTGTGTTAATGTCCATTGATGAGGTTCGCATTGTTGGTAGAATTATTAATGAAAACCAACACTTAAAGAATGAAATTGAAATATTAGATTCTATGATTGTTGTTAAAGACAAACATGTTTTCTTACTTCAAGAAAATGTAACTGCGTGTCGGTCTATAATGGAACAACAGATTTCGGTTATTTCAAGTTTTGAAGAAATTGATAGGTTGAGGGTTCAACAGATTAATGATATTCATAAATTTCATAAGAAAGATAAGCGCAAAACTGCGTTAAGATTTGGCGGGGGGGGTGTCGCACTTGGAATACTCCTAATGCTCATATTTAACTAATGTTTCAGAAAAATATTTGTCCCGAATATTACAAATATTTGGGACAAAATTGTCCGAAATATACCGAATATTTCAGACATTATTAAAGTACTTCCACTTCGATTTACGACGAATACTTTTACTTTCTTGGTATAAATCCTCAATCATTATATCGAATGGGTCTTTTTCCTTAACTTTTTTGGTTTTTGTTTTCATATATTAACCTTTTTTCGGATATTTACTTGTTTCGTTTCTACCGGGATCGCACCGCCAACCACCACCGTCTGTTAATCCCATACAAGCACATATATCATATTTAGTGAATTTTTTGGTGTATGCGTAGTGAACGGTATTTAAACATGACTTATCAGTGCCCTTATATTCCAAATATAATTCAGTAATAAAAGGATTCATATGCTGTGCGATAAACGCATAAAGGGTTTTATAATGAAATTCCATATCTTTATTTCCACGAACATCTACCATTTGTTTTCCCTTTGCTTTATGTCGAAGTCTTAAATCTATACCCGAACCGTGTCCGTGATACGATGTTTTAGATTGACTGTTACTATGATGTCGCCACATAGACCCAACCATTATATCAAATTCACTATCCTCACTAAACCCATTCATACCACCAACACCATCAGTTGCCCCCGCACCCATATTACGTATCCATTGATTTAGTCCATTTTTATCTTTTACCCAATCAATAATTTTATCAACTTGAATTAGAAAATCAGCAAGGTTTTCAAAACACTCTATCGGCATTTGGAAACCCGCTGCTTGTGGACCGGTTAATCCTGAACCGGGTATGTTACCACTATTTGAACCTCTTTCAACACACTCATGAAGTTTAAAATGTTTAGAAATATTTTTATCTCTTAATTGCATATATTGTTCACCCAATATTTTATCGTCAGTGATTATACCACCAGGTCCATATTTTTTTGTTCCACCGCCGTTATTATAACCAACCTGATTTAATTTAATTTCACCACCATACCCTTGTTTATTATGATCTATTTGATAATCGGTTTTTATCACATTATCCATTTTCAAATCACCCACTATTGATGTAACAAGTGGTATTTTGACAATTGGTCTTTTAGTGAAATCTTGTTTAACACCCTCAAATACTGTTCTCATATAATTATCCTCAATGGTGTGTACAACCTTAAATATCATATATCCACCTGTAAAAAGATAAGTGTTATTTAATTGGTAGTACATTAATGGAAATATTGGTGCTGACCCACCCTCCAAAGTAATTTTGGTATTATATGCCATTTTAGAATATTGAGAATATAAGTTTTCACCAACAAAAACCTGATTACCACTTGAATAATCCTTTGCTGATTCCAATATTCTTACCATTGACTTGAAATATTGTTCGGTTTTCTTTGGTTCAGACATTGTCAAATTTTCTATTTTAAAAAAGTTTTCGTTGTGTCTTCCGTATGATATACCAAATGAACGTAACGGTATTTTTGAGTCACCCACCAAATGTTTACCTTTATTTAATGCAAGCATATCCTCATCACGTGTTAATTGGAGTGCGGTGTTTTCAAAATCTGATTCTTCATTATCAAGGTCTGTTGGGGTTTCAGCGGGATTACCCATTAACATAAAGATTAATCCATAATCTTCATCCTGTGTCCCACTAAAATCAATTTCGTTATATATTTGTGGTTTGAATAAGTAATCTAATAGAGATTGAGCATCAGTTGCCTTTCTACCCTCAAAAAAACCTAATGTTGGGGAAGCCATCATAAAAAGGTTGTGTTCTTGTGCAATATTAGCCAAAAGATCATACATATTCCATGCGGTTTCACCTGTAAATACACCTGTTAAAATATGTTTTATATATTCTAAATTAACATAAACCTTATCACTAATATCACAAAAATATTGATCAACAATCATTATTTTACTCATAATGTGTTCTAATCTGTTTGTTATATCCGGTTCTGTTACACCGACAAACCAAGAATCGTGTAATAACTTAAATTGAAAATATAATTTATCTAATTGTGTGTTTTCTTCCGTGTTAAGTACATCTTCTTCCAAACTATTTCCAACAATTATTGGACCCGTCATTAGTTTTAATAGTTCTTCATTTAATACTTTAAGATAACTTACAATTTCTTCTTTTGGGATATTTATTCTTGACTTTCTTTCGGTTTTCAATATACCCGACCTTGAATTAATTATTAAAACACTGTCTTTATATAACCCCATTAGTTTTTTCGCTGCATTTGACGAAGGATCAAGTATGAGTTGGAGTATAGGAAAACCAGCTATATGATATTTTACATCACCTATTTTAGGGTGTATAAACATTGCGCTATTATATGCGGGCATACCTTTTAATTTTTCTGTTGCAATTTCACGTCGCAATGGTGAAGTAACGTTATTATATGCACTAAATACTTGTCTATTATCATTTAAAAAAGAAACGGGGTTATCATAGACACCATATTCCATATCTTTTATTATATCCTTACCTTCCTTCTCGACCCAATCCTCAAAGTGTGAAATAAATACTTTTTTCACATCAAAACCCATATTCATTCCAAAATCATACATTACTTTCTTAAAAAGAAAGGTGTTTTCAAGGGGTTGAATAATTTCTCTAAATAAAAAGGGGTATTGACTACTTGTTATTACTTTACTTCTAACGTTATCATATAACCACAATATGGAACCAATTTGTAGTGCAAAACATTTGGGTATTCTTTTAATTCCCCAATTAGTTTTTTCTATGTATTGGTATAATTTATCAGGTAACAAACCAAGTGAGTGTAATAGTAATGCTGCCCTACACCTGTTTTTTACATCTATGTTTGTTATAGTACAGTTATAATAATCGGGGGTAGCAAATATAGAAAAAACATGTTTATCAAGACGTGGTATTGCAATACAAATATCGGGTTTAGTTTCACTTAATTTCATAAATAATTGATTTTCACTAACACCTTGTTTTTGACTCATTACAACTTCTTTGAAATTTTCTACTGTGATACCTTGACTTACGCTACCCAATACCAAATTAGCAAAATGTTGTGGGGTGCTCATACTAATACTCTGAATATCATCTGAAAAACATTCCACTTCTTCTTTTGTAAAACCACTTATATTAACCCAAACGTCATCAACTATCTCCTTATTATTGGTGTGAAAATGATTGTATAACAATCTAAGATTATCCAACGTGGTTTCAGTTAAATCAACAATGTTGAAAGAACCTTTGACCATATTCATACTACTAAATCGGGAATAACTATTTTCTAACAACACCATATTACCAAAACTAAACAACCAAACATTAGTATCATCTATTATATAACTACCATAATCAGAAAATTTTCCCTTCAACATATCAACGTATGTAATAGTTGAAAGTGGTGTGGCGTTCATTATATTATTCTGCCCGTTTTGTTGATAATTAACTGACCATAGCGCAGAACTAAATTTATTTGTAGAACTATCAAGTGCCCCCATTTTTCGGGGTTCACCACCCCTTGTAAAGTTAATTGCTGTTTTGACAAAATTATATGTGGTTGGTTTTTTATAATCTTCCCCCCAATCTTCATTAGAATCAATCAACGATAACAAGAAATTAACAAAATCATTTCCTTGTAAATCCAATAATAAACTCTCACATATTTTACTTTCTACTTTAACAGCATCAAAAATATTATTAGCATCTGCTTCGGCATAAGATTCCAAATCTTCGATATCTTCTCTTGTTCCTATTGAAGCAAACATTCGAGTAATAATTTGAATACCCAAATTACCTATTCCTTCATACACACTCTCATAGTTTTCTAACACTTTTTTATATGGATTAATTTCGTCTACTCCTGTGTGCATTAATTTACATGAAATATCATAGGGAAATATTGGTATCCATAAATAGGGACTATTGCGTATATCGGGTGGGTCTCCTTCACCCGCCGCTGCGGCTGCCGCGGCAGCCTCCGCTGCTAATCTTGAAACCATGTATGCAATTTCGTCATACATTGATTTTGTGTATTGTATTTCAGGTAAACCAAATGCTTCATGTGGTGCTCTTTTTATAAGACCCTCTTTTGTATCTGAATATTCTCTTACTACAAACCAAGGTAATGTAGTGCCACCTGGTGTAACATCACCATCTTCTTCATTCCACTTCTCTAACAATTGTAAACGTTTATCTAATGAACTCGCTAATTGAAATGCAGGGAGTTTATCACGCAACTCATTTTTCTTACCTACAACCAAGAAACTTTCCAAGAAGTGAACATAATGTGCAAATACCCACTTAATAACATTGTATAATGTTGGGACAAATGGTAATTGATTAACAACATTTAATGCTTGTTCATAAATTTGATTCATTATTTCAACATCACGTTTTTTTGATTGTGTGTTGATTTTAATTTGATTGTTTTGAAGTAAAGTTATTAATTCGGTTAAATGAAGTAATATTTTTGTCTTTTTTCCTTCGGGGTTTTGATCATAGTAATAATAAAACCGCATAGGAAAAGATATTATACTTAAATCTTCAAAATTATTTTCTTCTAATATTTTTATTTCGTCATTATATTTATTAACAACTTCATATAAAGCGTTTCTTATGTTATTACAAGTTTCTTCATATTGTTCTGACGACACGTCTATCCAACCATTAGATTCCCAAATAACAACGTTGGGTACTTTACTTTCTATTTCATAATGTAAACCATAAATAGACCAAAGTTCTTCGGTTTTATTTCCTGTAAGAACTTCTAACTTTGGAAGACCCATAAATGGGTTATTAACCACAGTTTTTTGCACCACGGTCATTATTTCGGTTGATAATACCAATATATCGTTTATCATCATTTTGGTTTTACCCATACTTGAAGATTGTGGTAATTTTCCAATACTCTCTATTGCTGAATTAATATGTGTACGCAACTCCTCATATTTGGGTATGGGTTTTCCGTCTTCACAAAGATAATTTCTTTCTTCCCATAAGACACCCATATCGGTCGGTGCTTGAAGATATGGTGAAATAAGTATCCACCTCGCCATAATATCCCGATACCTTTTCACTCTAAACCCCTCAAGAGTTGATGTTATATTAATGTTTCCCGACTGTGTATCAACCTCACTAACTATATTAGTGGCTAATAAGGAATGTGTTACAGGATAACCGTAAAAACCTTTAACCGTCAAAAGAAATCTTGGATAAGGCATAGTATATAACGCCTTAAATAAACTAGCAACTGCTATTTTTTTATTATTTTCATCTCTTTCTTCACCCCTTTGCATTGGTGAAAAAGTTGCTTGTCCCATTATATCAACAAGACTTACTGTAATTCGTGGTACATGCCAATTTGTGTAATCTATATTAATACTTCGGATTCCCAATGTTTCGGGTTGTCCTGCATTTGCCATATCCGTAGAAGTATCCCAACCATAATCCAAATAGTCGGTTGTTAAATACCTCACCTTTGCACCCATATATTCTTTACCACTTGGTATTGATTGTTTGGGTAATTCAAATGATATTTCAATGTTTCTGTTATCACCACCCCATTCAGTTCCCCTATGAGGTAAAACGATCAAACTAACATATATTGATAAATCTTCGGGTGGTATCATTAACTTCCCACTATCACCACCAGCAGGTACAAACTCACCAGCCCGCGGTCCATAAAGTTGTAAATCTGTATTTGGGTCTACATAACAACTTATAATATTCTTCGGTTTACCATTGTTTTCACTATCTTTTAACGATACAACTTCACTCATATTTAATCAATATAATATAATTGTTTATATGTTTCAATACCCTGCTTATATTGTGCTAACGCATCATCTAATGGAAATGGTATTGTAATATAAGTGTTATCTGGTATTTCAAATTCTATTTTTGGTAATAAATAATTTGCCCATAATATCAACCAATCATAGTTGGGGTTATCATAGTATTTATCCGATATTAAATCCATTCGGGAAACATTCGCTTTCCACAACTCTTCTTTATCCGAAGGCATTGGTATATATCTTGTCACCGGCGGAAAACCAACCACCCCCTCTCTACTTACTTGCAAATATCTATTATATGTGTTCATTTCTTAAATATACAATAAAATTAATGATTATCATTAGGATTTTGTTCGGGTGAGGGGTTACTCAATGAAAAATTAAATTCGGGTGTAAAAACCGGGTGTGTAATTAAATCTTCCTGTGGTAATATTCGCCTATTCGGTAACACCTCATGTTCTTCTGTTGTGGAGTCTAATTTTATGGAGTCTAGGTTTGTATCAGATGGGCAATCCGCTTCACCGTTTTTATATGTAAACACATTAAATAAACCACCCCCGTTCAAATTGTTTATTTCTTCTTCACCAATATCATTTTGTGTTGACCCACCATACATTGACATTGTCTCCAATTGTCGTGTTTTTGTGGTGGTTCTTTTACCATTTTCATAATGTAATCCTCTTTTTCTTGACATATCAGGTACTATATCACCTTTATCATCAATTGTGTTACCATCTGCTCTATCATCATATACGCTGGTATTGGCATAATAGTTGAATGATACAGCGTTTTGTAGTCTTGCAATTGCGCCGGTAATATCTTGACCACCCATATATTTAATGTTCAGGGTTACATCTACATACATTGGTTGTATTCCAATTCCTTCGGGGTTTAAATCCCATTTAATTCCCTCTTTATCATAATTAAAACTAATGTTATCAATAAAAACTTTAGATTGAATGAAATCACCTATTTTCAATATACAAACGGGTGGGCGACCAAACGCCAAGTTTGATATGTTATTAACACCACCACTATTTTCACCTCTAACATTGGTTGGTCCACTTCTCAAACATTGGTGTAGAAATGTTAAACGACCGTTGAACCCCTCCGGTGTACATGACCATAGTGCGGGGATATATTTATTATATCTATCCCTAAAATTTGTCCAAGTTACATCGGTTGCGGTTTCACTCATATCACCAACATATTCGTAGAAATCCATTTCCTCATCATATCTCCCCTTTCTACTTAACGTATATTCACTCACATTTGTTTCCGTATCTACTGTTGTTTGTGTTTGTTTTGGATGTAATTCTTCACCACCGGTTTGTTTTGTTTTTATTATTACGTGTGCATGTCTAAATTTTTTGGAATTTTCGGAAGATGCTATTCCAAGTTCATTCGTTGCCTGATCGGTCAACACCTCATCTTTTATTTCCCATACAGGCGCACCTTCGCCGTGTATATTTAAACCACCCTCACCAACACCCAATGTTTCAATAATAAACAATGCTAATGAAACCGCCCTATATCTCCCCAACTTTTTATTATCACTGGCTGTACCATCCTTACTAGCATTACCCAATATTTGAATTGTTTCTGCGCTGTTAAATAACTTTATTAAATTTTCTTTTGTTTTATAATCTTCCTCTATTTCGGAGTTATCGTGAGCTGGACTTGTATGAACCGCTTGTCCTTGACCAATACATATTTCATAAAAAGCACCAAAACTCAACCTATCTTTTTGACTTTTTGTGGCATTTAATTGAAAATTTCCAATATCCCAATTTGTCATACAATTACCATATCTAATTCGCGGTAAAACAGTCGTTTTGGTACTTGGTGTTAATTTTGTTCCACCTTTTTTATCATAAAATTCGATTTTATCAGTTACATGCATATTAGTAATAAAATCACTAATTAAATTTGTTAAATTATAATCCTTATTTTGCCAATTTTTTGGTGCTACCGTAAAACTATCAACACCATGTTTATGTTTATAACTTAATCCTTTAGCTGATTTCCCCCCACTAAATTCTCTCCACTCTCTCATTGTATAAGTACCACCATCATTTACAGGTATTTCAACATTTGATAATGTTCTACGTAAAGCATCTGTTCCAACCCTACCCATTTCATAACCATTTCCATAAACACTCCCATCTATTCCGGCAGGGTCTTCACCACTTGGCAATGAACCACCACCCACGTATAGATAATCCATTGTTTTTTTACCACCACTATTTGCTAATTGTACCAATGCTTTTATGTCGGGGGTTTCATTAGTATATACATGCCAATTAACACCGGAAAAATCATTTGGGAAATACACTGTAACCAAATCAATTGTTTTAGGTGGTTCAATATCTCTATTTACAGGGGGTACAATATCAACCATTGTACTTATTGTATCTTGTGTCATTATTTGAACACAACCCTTACTTTCTTTTCTTTCAAAAGGAAATTCACAACCAGCATCAAATCTCAACACTGATTGACGAAATTCTTCTTCAACACTATTATTGTTTTTAGCAGTTCTACCCTCCATAAATTCATGGAAGGAAGAATGGTCAACAATCATAGAAAAGGATAACTGCCCCTCTCTAGTTGTGTTTCCTCTAAAACTATAAAGCGGTTCCCCTCTACCTATAAAACTAACACCTTCTACTCTGGCGGTTGATTTTTCATCAAATTTCAAATTTAATGGTGAAAACCAATATATTCTCCCACCATTAGGACCAATTTGTGATTTACATAGAAGATTTTCCAATTCGAGTCCCTTCCATGCCAAATTTTCAATAGAAAACATATATTTTCTATTATATTTATATCTATCTTTTTTTTCCCCTTCCCACTTATCATTATAAGTACCATCAAAATCCCCTCTGTACGGTGCAATTTTAGGTAATCCATTATTTTGTAATGAGGTGTATTTGGCAAATTGTTTATAAAATGGGCGAATAAAATCCATTGTTCCATGTATTTCTTCCATTGTCATAACACAACCAACATTACCGGGATCATTATTATCAAATGTTAAAAATGGTCTAATAGCATTAAGTACTGTTCTATGTTGTGTTTCTGCTGTCCAAACTCGACACCAAGGATCGGTATACACCTCTTCTGTTGTTCTTATATACCCATTTTTATTAGCAAGTGGTCTTCCTTTTGACATACCAAATACGGGGTGTACACCTGTTTGAATAAATGAAGGTTTTTCTTCGCTTTTATGAAACCTACTAACCATTGTACCTATTTTATTCATAGCAAACAATGCAGCGGTTTTTCCCATTAGTGTATCTGTTTCACCCAAATCTCTAATTAAAAGTGGAATTGCGGTTTTAGTTGGGGAATCATCTGTTTCCGCGTCAGGATTAAAATGCAATCTATTTCGATAATCCTCACGAAACGCACCTATGTTTCTCATTCCATCTTCTCGTCTTTCTTTCCGTGTAGTACGTTTTCGATAATCCTTCCACATTTGTTTTTCAGTTCTCTCCTGTGCTCTTTCATCATCCCTTTCTCTTTTTCGATTATCTCTATCTCTTTTTCGATTATCTCTTCTATCTCGCCTTTTTTGTCTTCTTGTTTTACCGTCAGGTTCTACAACATCTAATTCAGCATCTATCCCCTCATTATTTTTATTAGACTCACCCCACGTTATTGTATTGTATTTATACGCAATATCATCAACAAGAACAAAATTATTTAGTTTATTATCTATATCAAAACTCTCTTCAGCAACCGTGGGTAATCCCAAATTTCCTTTATGATTAAGATATGGGTTGTTCGGAAATAACATGGTATAACCCTTGTTTTCCAACTCTATACCACGCCTATTTTCCCTTCTTGCGCTTTTCTTTGTATATCCCGGCGAATATTTGTTCATTTCAAGAAGAGCAAATATCATCCTGGCGTTCATTGCACCTGTCCAATCTAAAAGATTATCTTGTTGCAAACGCCTATACTCCCACTCATTAACAACTTCGCGTTTTCTACCCTCTTTACCAGCAAATATTCTTTGAAATAAATTTTTTTCCTTACCGTCAGCATATTGTCTCCCAGACATTCCTTTGGGATCAAGAAACATTTCAAAATCAGGACCACTATTACTTGTAGTATCTGCCAATAAATCATTATCAAGTTGAACATATTTTCCATCATTTCCCGTAGTCGCCGTCTGTGACCAATTATTTCCTTGTAATAGAAAATCTAACCCCAAACCACCGGCAGCCATATTTAATCCACGATTTAATCCGGTAGCATTTAGAATATCATCCATAACTCCGGGTGGGTTTGTAATTCGTGAAGCACCAAATGCGTTCAAATCAAATTCAGACCCCTCGCCACCAAATAATCTTCCGACCGTGTTATTAACAATCCACCTACTTGTTTCTTGAATTGCCCCCGACACAAACCGACCTGTTTTTGCCATCATTTGGTTTGCCATTGAAACAGCCGCCGCACGTAAACCGAAATGACCAAGTGGAGTTTCCATTCCACTTGCTTGTGAAAAAATTCTTCCGGCTAATGTTTGTTGTATATCAAAATCCGTAACAACCCTAACACCATTTTCATAAGGGTTTATTGCTAAACCAACCCCATCACCGCGAACAATTGCCGCCATTACATTAGTTGGTGAAGAACTTCGGTTTGAAGGATCGCCAATAGAAGTTGGTGTGTTTTTACCAAATATTCTGTTAGTATAAGAAATATAATTGTCAAATTGACTTCGTAATCTGTAAGGACTGTTTTCAGTTTCCCCACGCAAAATTCTTAAATCATCAGAAGGTTTATCTATTTGTGAATAAATATCGGGTGTTCTTTCAGATTCAACAGTAGAACTACGTGGTCTATCCCATTGTCTCCAATAACTTTCATTCCTTCTAATATAACCACTATATCCGTCTGTTAATTCAAATCTTGCTGCTTTATCTAATTTTTGTAAACGATCAAAAGTTTCCCCCTTTGTATATTCAAGAATTTCGGGGCGATATTCCGTCAATCGTGGCTCTTCGTCAATAGGTGTATTAAAAGAATACTGAATAGGGGTTTCCCCACTATCATAATTACTATTTATTTTCATTGATAAAATAGTGTTTCTGATAATTGGAGATACAATATGAAGTTTTAATCCTGCCATTATTTTCTTTTTATATTCTATAAATATAAAAAAAATCAATTTATTTTCAATGAAAAGGATATAAAAAACCCACACCTGTTTTAGATGTGGGTTTAGTAATTTTGTGGGTTATCTTTTACACCCCAACAAAGGTGTTGTAATATCATTCGGATCATTTATATTACCACCAAATTGTTTTGGACCAGCAAAGTAATAGTTTTGACCTTGATTAACATTATTTCTGTTTTCAATAACTGTTCTTCCGTCTTCTGCAAAATATTGATATGGTGCTGTTATATCATCCCAATCCAATATCTCGAATATTAGTGAGGTTTGTTTTCTCAACCACGCTGTTGGGAGAAATGGGTCTGCAATTCCGTAGTACACCCAAGTATCGAAACGCCTTTCATATAAGTTGTTAGCAATTCTTACCAACGTTTTACCGTCTCTTGTGAAAAGGTGATAATCCACACCCTCTTTACCTTCACGTGTAATGCGCTCAACTTCTGAACCCCGAAGTGGTAATGTAGCATTTCCTGCACCTTGTAAATACTGCGCCGGCATACTTGCTATCAAAAGCCCGTCACGAATTTCAAACTCAAATAGGTGGTCTGTGCCATTACCTGTTATAAAATACATTGTACCTCTGTATGTGTGAGAACCCGCGTCTTGTAATACTGTTCTTTCGTCAGTGTGAACTCTTATTGTGTTACGTGTACAATTAACAAACACCGGATTATATGTCATAGAAATACCTGACGTTTGTAGGTGTGTTTTCCCATTCGCAATTGTAATAACGTCATTGTTATTAACTATTAGAATATCAGCAATGTTCAATGTTATATCAGAAAAGAATTGATATGTTGTGCCACCATCCATAATGTTCTCCGCAGAACCCAATACACCCACGAAACGCATATTCCAACCACGACCAATAAAATATTTATATCTTACATTTGTGCTTTTTTGTACTTCTTTTTCTTGTTCGGTAAGTCCACCACCATCCCACGCCCAAAGGTCATTCAACTTATCACAACCGGTTGTAATCAAAAATGTTATTCCCAATAACATTCCAACTAATATTTTCTTAATCATATTCTTTAAAATTTATTATGTTTGTACTAATTTTTATATTTATACTTCCTAATATAAATACAACAAATTAATCCGATGTTATTTGTCTTTGGGTTTTAAAAACTTCTTCTTTCTATTTTTCAAATAGAATTTCAGATCAACTTCATCAAGCACGGGTTCGGGGGCATATCCGTCTTCAATATATTGAAGGGAAGTACACTCTCTTGCGGCGTTTGCACCACATTCCAATAACATGTTTGCAACAGCCAAATCATTAACAAAATCACTGTCATTGAAAACTATTTTGTCACAATTTGTTGCTCTATGGGTGTTTGCGGTGGCAAGTTCCGCACCTATTTTCAACAACTGTTTCACCATTTTAGGTGTGAAACGTTTTTTAGATAATACTTTCATTAACATTTTATTCCGGTTTTAGTTTTTTATAAATTACAACATTTCTCTGATGGGAAGAGATTCCCAAATCCAATTTATTGACAATCTCAATAATATTATTCTCCCTCATATGTTTCTTTGTGAAAATTTGGGTTTGTGGCATACAACAGGGGTTGGTGTACAAAAATTTCCAATTCGGAAATTGTTTATCCACCTCATCGAGTTTGACGTGGGCGTGAACCAATGCAATATTATATGGTTTATTCTGAAAATTACCCTTAACATCGTTTCGGTGAACACTTGTTTCGTTTATAAAGCGTAACAAGTTCTCTTCGGTAAGGTTTTCAAACTTACACTGCTCAATCATTATGTTCTTCACATCATATGTGGTACTCCAATCGAAAAACTTATTAACGTTTATCATTGGGTCAATCGAAATGTTCAACGTCTTACTGAAAAACGCAAACACCGCCGCTGTTCTTGTGTAACCACCGTCTCCAATGTGTAACCAATTAAAGTTGTTTATAATACACACCTTTTTCATATTGGAAAACACAGCGTAACTCTCGGAAATCTCCTTTGAAGGATAATCCGCATCCTTAAATCGCCACCACAATTCCTCGAAGGAATCTGAACGCAAAACCTTGTCAATATATCTACTGTGAGGTAGATTTACAATAGCGGTTTGACTATTGTAACATACATTATTATTCTTTGTCATATTCTTAAATATATCTTAATGTTATTTATCCGATGCTGATACAACATTTGGTTATGTTCTTACTATGTTGTATATTTGACTTAAATTAACAATTAAATTTTTATAAAATGAAGAATTTCAGTAATTATATTAAATTAGCGGTAATTGTAATATTTGTTAGTGGACTTGTAGCGGCGGTTAGTGTTAGTCAAGAAAATAAATCCAAAACACCGAAGCAAGAAATAACTGATAAGTGGGAGTACTCAACACACCAAATAACGGGTGTGTTCAATTGCAGCAATTATGCTTCACATGTGTATGAGAACTTTATCGAAGACCTCAATAGAAAACTCAAAACTTGGGGTGAAGAAGGTTGGGAGTTGGTATCGTTTACCAAAACAGGTGAAGATAAATATTATTTAGTAATCTTAAAACGAAAGAAAAATGAGTGAACCAAAAACAATGCTTGAACGTTTGACGTTTGACGAACTAACAAAACTTACGTTGGGAGAACGTATGAAGTGGTACGAATACCAAACACGCACATCAATCGATCCTACACATTATATCATAATAAGGGTTGACGGAAAGGCGTTCCACACATATACCAAAAATATGCAAAAACCGTGGGATCAAGGTATCATAAATAATATGATTGATACTACCAAGTATTTGTGTGAACATGTTCCGGGTTGTGTTTTTGGATATACACAGTCTGACGAAATATCTTTATTATTAGCACCATCAAACACACCTGGTTGGCAACCATATTTTAATGGGCAAGTACAAAAGATTGTATCAGTAGTTGCAAGTATGGCGGCAGCGAAGTTTTTTCAGTGTCGTCTATTCACCGAATATAACGAAATGAAAAACAAAGAGGTGTTTTTCAACGAAACATTTGAATATTTTGAAAAACCTGAACTTGCCCACTTTGACGCACGTGTGTTCAGTATGGATTGTAAAGACGAAGTCGTAAGATATTTTATGTGGCGACAAAGAGACGCTATACGAAACAGTGTTCAAGCATTAGCACAACACATGTTTAAGAAACAAGGTCAAAAGTTTATTAACAAGAAAAACACAGACGAACTTAAACAAATGTTGAAAGAAGCGTATGTAAATGAACTAAGCCAACTCGGCGATTGGGACACCGTTGAAATTTACAAACAACGAGGAACCGGTATTCGCAAACGAATTGGGTTGTGGAGACGCAAACAAGACGTTGAAGTTGACGCTATGGGTTGTAAATTCCACATGGATTATGTTGGTACTTTTATCGAAGATGTTACTGATTTTGGTGGTGAAAGTTATTGCGATAAAATAATGAAAGCAAATGGTTTTTATGTGCGCAAAAAGTGGAAACCCGATTTTGAAATTCCAATATTTGAAGATAATTGGGATTATATTCAAAAATTACTATGAAACAAATAATACACAGAAACAATAAAAATTTTAATATTAATAAGTTATGACACCTAAAATGAATAAAACAAAAAACTTGGAACAACATGTAGTTGACAAAATAACGGAAGTTATCAATGTAGATACTATTGATAATGTTATTCAGAATTACATTGTTGAACCACACCTCGAAAACAGAAAGATGTTGGATTTTCACGAATATTACTTCAAAATACTTGAAAATGATAAATATTGTCTCAAAAAAAGTGGTTTTTTCAAAGAATTTGTGACAAAATATGGTCTAAAAGGTCTTGATAAACAATATCTAAAAGAACTTGAAAGTGACAAACACGTAACATTACAGTACTTTATGATTAGTAATCTTGATATTCTATTCAGAATATATTTTGTCAAATTCAACGGCAGTATATTAGAAAACATTCTATTCACCAAAATACTCCACACATTCAGACCCGACGAATATACCATATTAGATAACAATATCAGATGCTATTTTAATCTCGAAAATTACGATATATTAACAGCATCTACTATTGTTACACACGGATATAATATATGGGGAACAACCAACCACAATCTTATATTAAAGATTTTTGAGACAATCCAAGCACACGAAAACGGTAAAGTGTTCCCAATAGAAAAAATAACATATCCCAAATTGCTCGATATGATATTTTATAGTCTGACAAAAAAGGAAAGATCGGATAAATAAAGTATCTTTATACTACCAACCAAAAACAAAAATGATAATGGTAACAAAGGAAAATATAGTAAAATTGCTTCAATTAGGGGCGGAAATACAACGGACATATCAATACATTGGATATTATGGTCCCGCTAGTGAATGTATTTTTTCTGACGACGCTGAAATTGATAAACAAATCGAAAAAGAAGCCGAAGAATGGTTAGTATCTTTCAATAAAAATTTGTAAATTAGTGGAATATGTTTAATATCATTAAAAATAAAATTGTAAATGCTATGGGAAATTATTCACAGGTAATTGTAAATAATAAAAGCGTAATTTCACAAGTTAATATCGGTGGTAACGTAGTTATTGGTAATAATTTGGTGGTGAGTGGTGATCTTATCGGCAGCGGCGGTATTTCCAATAACTTTATAAAAGGTAATGGGAATGTTATTACAGACCAATTCTTTGAAAGAATCCCCTTTAATAAAGTTGATATTATCAGCGGCGCAGATGTTTATTATAGTAAGGGCGAAGACTACAAAGTTACCGCTCAAACAGATTCCAATCTTATGGAATTTCTTGATATACGAATAAATGGTGACAAAATAATCGTTAAACTCAAAGACGGTTCATACTCTTTCACCACATTGAAAGTGTATATCACCGCACCATATATTACAAATATCATGATAAAGGGTAGTGGAGATTTTATTGGTGAAAACCTTGACCACCCAAACCTCGATGTAAATATATTTGGTTCAGGTGATACAACACTTACCGGCACAGCAAGTAACCTCAATGTTAAAATAAAGGGTAGTGGAAATTTCAACGGAAAAGAATTTTTGGTTAGTAGAGCAAATGTTGACGTATTCGGTTCAGGAAATGTAAAAATACGTGTTACAGACGATTTACAAGCAAAAATAAATGGGTCGGGTGACTTGAAGTATTGGGGAAACCCAACAAATGTAAATACAAATGTATTCGGTTCAGGAAAAGTTAAAAAGAAATAATAATCTTGTAAAAAAATTAAACTTATGTTTATAACAGATGCTACCTTTATGGGACAAGACGGGTCCATGGGATACCGTAATAGTCGAAACTATCGAATTATAGTGGATAGAAATACAATATATTGTATGACACCCGAACAATTTAATATACCGGGTACAGGTAAATGTGTGTACCAATCAGTTGAATCATTCTTAAAAAATTGGAAAGTATGTTAGATATAGTAAAAAAAATAAACAACAATTATAGAATTGTTAAAAGAGATTTTCGTTCTATCGCACACGAAACAAATACAGATAGAGACGATGTGTTAAAAACATTGGGCAACGGTCTTTGTATAGCAGATATTGGGTCAATGTATTTCATACAAAGACGGGTATATTGCCTTAAGAATCTTTTTAAATCCATAAAATCGTTTTTTATTCCTGTTTGGGAGGATATATCATATTATGACTACGGTTTTGATAAATACGAAGACGCACAAAGATGTTTTTTCAAAGTTGTTAATATGGATATGAACCTGAGTGTAGATATCGTTGTTCCCTACAACTTGATAGAGGAAGAAGCAGATAAATAACATCGGAATAATATCTTACCCTTATATTGTAAGAAAAATTAAACAAAATGATTTACAAAGAAAGTCAAGTAAGATTAATTGAGGATTTACCAATGCGGGAAAATCGTGCCGCATATCTCGCCGAAAATGCCGGAGGTATGTGGAACACAAAGATTTCTCGCAGAGATTGGCACACCTGTCCTGAACGTAATCCATGGTCATTGGCAAAATTTTTACTCAAAAAATATACGGGTAAAAGTTATGACAAAATGTTTTCCGAATGGAGTAGCAGAGTTCGCCATAACGACCTACTTAGGGAATATAAGTGGATTCTTGTAAAAGGTAATATCCAAAAATATCATAACTCATATTATGTAAATGATATGGGGATTGTTAAAAAGGAAAAAAAGAAAAAATCCAAATACAAAAGAACAGGATTTCCCAAAACCTTTTACAGTGACGATTACAAATGTGCTCATAGAGTTAAACCGGAGTTCAAACACCTAATCGGGAAAATTAGTACAATCAGAAAGTTCTACTCTCCCCAAACAGGTAAAATGTGGGAAGAACCCGTATATTTAGAACCTGAATACGGAAGTAATTGGTGGATTATACCCGAACCTTTCAAACAATATGTTGAAAAGGTTACAGTCGAAGGTTTCTCACAAACGTTTGAAAGATCGTGTCCCGAATATCAAAAACTTTGGTATGAAAGAGATTACGAAAGACGTAGAAGTAAGAAAGAAAAGAAAAAAGCACAAAAAGAAAAGGTGTATGTGTTCAAACACAAAAAACCCGAAGAGGTTGTAAAACCACTATACGATAAAAGTATATTAGAAGCAATGAAAGGATTAAATGAAGTAATGACAAACCAACAAAGTTAATAGTTATGGTAAATAAAAATTACTATTATTCACATGAAATGGATACACCCCATCTACACGGATTTGATGAGGAAAAAATTCTAACCCTTCAAGTGGATAGACATAAGACCATACCAAATTATTATATGGCAACACTGAAAAATCCGTTCATTGACGACGTTAGAATCACACAACCAAATCCGGGTGATATTTCAACCTCAAAGGATACAACACGGTTTTATTTATCCGTAGATGCAATAAATGCGGGTATATCTCTATACATTAAACATTTCAAGGTATTAGGTTATACATTGTCAATTCACAATAAAAAATTAGAAATATGAGAAAGTTTTTAAGAGAGTTTGGTAAATTCATCAGTGGTGAATTTAAAAGCGCAAGTTATGTTCTTTCAGATAGCGTATCGCACCCGATACCAATGATTTCACATAACTCAAATGATAGATTTTTTACCTTTACCGTAACAAAAATGAAAGACGGTAAATCCTACACAGGTCTTCTTCAAAACGATAATGTTGTTGACGTGTTTATCGCCCACAACGGTAACAAAAGATACACCTCAAAAGAAGAAGTAATACGACATGGGTTGGTGTTCTATAAAAAATTCCTTCAACCATCAGGTTGGGATATTCTACCGGAAATTGTAATTTTAAATCACGCATATACTAAATAAAATGGAGTTGGATTTATATACATATGATCCCTGTGTTTTAGACCGCACACGAAGAGATAAAAACATATTTAAGAATAGAAATATGGTAAACTCAATATTTGAAAGAGCAAAAGTATATAACAAAACAAAAGCAGATAGTAAATTTGCATTTGATAACTTATGTAAAGAATTGCAAAAACACACAGACAGGGAAATATTGTTAAACGATTTTCAAGCTGATGGTGTATGTGTGGGGTTTGTTTGTGACGAAGAAACAGATAGCGTAACCATAGTTCCAACATATTATCCAATGATATATGTCGTAACACAAATAGCAAAAAACGGACACTTCAATTACGATAGTTTGGACACCGATTATAAATGTTATTAATCATAAAATTAAAAATGATATTGAAATGGAAGATAACCAAAAAATGATTACCGAAGTATTATCGGTTTCATCAATCGTTGAAAGAGTTGCAAATGACATTTTTCATTTTATTAAACAAAATCATAATATTAATAAAGTTAGAGATGTGAGTTTTATTGGTTCAGCAGATATAACACTTAAAACACATGATTTTGATAATGAAGAGGATGTTAATGATTTTAACGAAGAGTGTGAATATGAGAGATATGAAGAAGCATATATTGATAAATCTCAAAAAATTCACGGAATAAAATTCCACATGGAATGTGCTACTCTAAATGGAAATATTGTCAATGATAAACTATTAGATGTTTTATACCATGAGGTGGAACACGCTTATCAAGATTATTGTAAATTGGTGAGAGGTGTAGATGTATCTAAAACACCAAGATATAAATTATATAAATTCGCAATAGAACATATGAATAATACTAATTATTGTTTATTTGTTTTTTGTTATATAGTGTATATGTCGGATTGGAATGAGCAAGATTCGTTTGTAAATCAATTATACTCTATGTTAAATCAAAACAATAAAGTGATAAATAAATATAATTTAAACACATATTATCACGAAAGCGATGCATATTCACATTTAAAAAGATTGTTGAAATTTCAAAAAGAGTTACCAAAATGGGATGAAAACGATATTCGTTATTCTGATATGAAGTTTATCTTAAATATGAATAATATAAATTTTGATAAGAATCAAATTATAGAATTACTTAATAAGACTATTGGGCGTTTTAGTACAAAAATTGGTAAGATATTAGCAAAAATAATGTTAGAAAAAAACTTAACAGAACATGTTGCTTATTACCGAAAACCAATTCCTAAAAGTGTACTTAAAAGACTAAACCTTTAAAAAAAATAAAATATGTACGATAGTAAAGAAGAAACATTAAAACACATACGCACAGTAGAAGCGTATATTGATATTCTGAAAAAAGAATTGACCGTAAGACAAGTGCAACACGACGTGAGCAAACTTGTTTCACCCGAAAAGGAAATCTTTGACGAAATGACACCTAGACTTAAAGCATCAACCTATGGGTCTGAGGAATATCAAGGATTTCTAATGCAAATGCAAGTGGCACTCGACCACCACTATAAGAAAAATAGACACCACCCGGAACATTTTCCAAACGGTGTAAGCGGTATGACCCTTATAGATGTTATTGAAATGTTATGTGATTGGAAGGCGGCAACCCTCCGACACGCTGACGGCGATATTAGAAAAAGTATCGAAATCAACCAAAAACGTTTCGGTTATTCAGACGAACTAAAACAAATCTTTTTAAACACAATTGAAATATTTGATTGATATGCCAAGTAAAGCAGTAAAACACGCCGTAGAAAAACGAGAAAAAGAAATCTTGGAGGGATTAGGAATAAATTATTATAACCTCTTCAATGGGCGAACAATCGCCTTCGACTTTGACGGCACTATAACAACCCGAAATATATATCCCCACATAGGAGATATTAGACCCGGTGTAGCCGATTGTATCAACTTAATACACGGATACGGCGCAGAGGTGATAATATGGACATGTCGAGCACACCACGATCAAATGGAAGCGGTTCATAACAGAGCATACGAAGAAATGCTTGTGTTCCTCGATTTCTATGGTATCAAATATCACCAAATAAACCGAAACACCGAACCAATGGGAAGAAAACCGGGACCAAAAATATACGCCTGTTGCTACATAGACGATAAAGGTCTTGGTTGGAATCCAAACCACACAGGCGAAACACTGTTCACCGCAATAGTGGAACACCTTCAAGGAAACAACCGCTTCTTTTTGGAAAACCATTAATAATATGTAATTTTATTATAATGAGATTATCAATTATAATTTTTTCAGTAATAGTGTTTCTGTTTATGATGATCGCTCTTATCAACATAAATCCTGAACCTTGGGGTACATTAGAACACCTGGGAGCATTAGCAATACTTGGGTTTATAGTGGTGTGTGCAAATAATGCAATATCCACCCTAAAAAAAGAGTTGGGAGAAAAACAAATAGAACGCGAATTAAATAAATTTAAAAAAGAAATACCATGAGCATATATGATATTGAAAAAACATATAACAAAAAGGTTGAAAGATTTAACCGATTTGTTGATTGGAAAAATAGATTAATTTGGTTTCTAATCACCACACTAATCATATACGGTGTAGCATACTATATAGCACCCTCAATGGATATAACCCTGTCATGCACATGGTCATTATGGTTCTTCGGAATTATAGGAAGCATAGCATTTATTTGGTCAGTTATTTTAGTAATTTATAAACATAAAAACTTTTTTTATCATGGATAATACAATGAATACCATTATCAATGTGCTTACAATAGCATTTTTCATAGCATTGGTGATAGCAGTGATATATTTAAGTGTCTTTTTTCTACACTACCTTGGTTTTAGGGGTCGAACACTCAACAAACTATATTGGTGGTTTAATTTAGAGAAACCCAAATCCGAAAAAGAACGGATTGTGGAGGAACTATTGGAAGAAATGAAAAACACAGCAACCAAACTTGAAGAACATGTTCAATACAACAAATCACTAATGAAACCATATACCAAGTTGGTGAATAACATTTGTAAGTTACAAAAAATTCAACATAAAATATCATGATAACAAGCCCACACTTTATTAGAATTGGTCGCAAACACAAATTCAACCAAATGTTAGCAGAAGCATACGCCGAGTGTGTAGAAGACGGGTCGATCAAAGAAACCCCCGAATGTGTAAATGAACTTTATACCGAAATAAGAAATAATAAAACAAAAAAGAAATGATGTATTTTTTCATAGGAGTTGGAATAGGAACAGTAGCATGTTTTGCCGCTATGTATCTAAAAGATTATCTCGATAAAAAAGGAATATTATGAAGACAATGTGTTTAGAGGAACAAACAGCAGTTGATATTATCTCTTCGGTTGAAAAACTAAAACAATACCGCGGTGATTATCGCTTCCTGAAATTAGCGTTGGGAGAAGAATCCATAAAAGATATGGAAAGGAAAATGTATATTATTCCCATATACGATAAAGAAAATATCACCGAAGATGATATTCCAACAGGATACAACGTAACAGCAAAATATTACGAAACACGTAATCACATAAGACGTGAACGTAGATGGTATAATTGGTATCCACCAATAGTTTGGTACAGACTAAAAGTGTGGTTATTCGGTGATTTATTTGTTTAACTAAAAAAAAAGAAATAAAATGATATGTAAATACGAACAGGCAAAACAATACGCCAAAGAAAATTATACCGGAATACCGGCACACATAGTAGAAGAAATTTTTCTCTCCGGCTACGACTGCGCCATTACCATCAACGATTTAGACGACGAAGATGAAGGTGAAGACGAAGCGTATGTATTACTCAAAAACAATTATGTAGCATGATATACAAAAGAAAATCAAGAAGCGCAATGTTCTACGTAATATTCTTCGCAATAACATTGATAATGATATTTAGTCGGTACATGATAACCGAAAATACCCTAGAATGTATTTGGTACACAGCAAGCATAATATCACCAATAGTATTCTGTATATTATTGTTTGTACACCTGAAATCAAATAGCGAAAAAATAACCGAAATATTAAATGACCTCCATGAACTTGAAGATTGAAGAACGTGTCGCACAAGCAGTGCTTCCCAATATTAACCTTATCAAACCCCATATTCTCACCGAAAAAGTGAAAGAATATGTGATAGGTAATGATAATGCTATTGAGATATTATCAACGGCAATCTATAACCACTATAAACGGATTGTATATAACAACTCCGAAGTGGAATTGGATAAATCAAATATCCTTCTATTAGGTGGAACGGGTTCAGGAAAATCATATATTGCAAAAACAATGTGCAAATGCCTGAACATTCCATACTATATAGCAGACGCTTCCGTATTGACGGCATCGGGATACGTGGGTTCAGACGTGGAAACAATACTATCCGGTCTATATACAGCAGCAGACGGCGACATAAACAAAGCACAACAAGGTATTCTAATCATTGACGAAATTGATAAGATTACCAACAAAGAAGAAAATATCTCAATAACAAGAGACGTGAGCGGAATAGACGTACAATACGAACTCCTGAAAATAATGGAAGGTACAGTGCGACAAATCCAACCGGGTGAAAAAAGAAAACACCCCGAAAAACCCTCAATACCATTTGATACAACAAACGTGTTGTTCATTTGCATGGGCGCATTTGAAGGTATCGAAAAGATAATCGAAAAAAGATTAAACATAAGAAAAATCGGTTATACCGCCGATAAATCAAAAAAATCGTATGATCCAAATCAAATCTATACATACACAAACCAAGATGATATAAGGGCATACGGACTGATAAGAGAAATGATCGGTAGATTACCCATCATAACCTCAACCGACATTCTTTGTAGAGACACCCTGAAAGATATTCTAACAAAACCAAAAAATAATATCATTAAGCAATACCAAGAACTCTTTGCAATGGATAACTGTGAACTCACATTTGACGAAGAAGCATTGGAAACAATCGCCGACTTCTCCATAAAGAACAAATCCGGCGCAAGAAGTCTAAGAGCAACTCTCGAAAAAATTCTTCAAAAATTCATGTTCAGAATACCAAAAACCGGAGAGGAAAGTATAAACATAACAAATGATATAGTAAAAGAAAAATTAAAATAATATGAATATAGAAAAGTCATTAAAATTAGCAAAAGAATGGGCACAAAAATACGTAGACCCATTCCACAATTCTGTGGCAACAATAAGTTTCGCAGCAGGTTGGGAAGCACGTAAAAAAGAATATCCCGAAGCATTAACCGAAGCAATGAAAAAGTGGATAACAAACCACACCGAAGAGGAACAAAATGAACCATACCTCGTTTTTGACTGTAAAACATATACCCTCAAAGACCTGTTGTACGAAATAGATAATAATAGCGAAGTCGTACAAAAATTATATAAAAACCTAATAAATCTAACAGTGGATTTGTTATCACGTGGAAAAATTTCAAATAATTTATAGATAAGAGCGGATAATCATTAAAAAAAATGTAAATTAATAACAAATAAAAAATAAAACATTATGTTAACAGTAGTAATAATATTAGCAGTATTAATGGTGGCGGGGTTCATATACCTTGGAATGGAAGTTGATAAAACAAATAACCGCCTCGATGAATTGATAAAACAATTCAAACCAACCGAAACACCGGTAGTAGAAGAAACAACCGAAAAGGAAGAAGTACCCCTTAGGGAATATAGAAACTATACCAAAGAAGAATTGGTGTCAATCCTAACACCCGAAGGTATAGAAAATATTCTAAACCTAATGAAAAGACTTGAGGAATTAGACCAAAACCCCACAAAAAGAAAAATTGGAATATGAAAAACGAAAGAGTTTTAGAATTAAGAGATTTATTTGAAGAATATCTACCCCAAGAAGTAGAATATGAAGGCGATATGTTTTTCGGCGAAAGCGGAAGTTTTAAAGGTGCATTTGTCGAAATGAACTTCCCGGAAGTCATGGAAAGATTTGTATATGACCTGTGCAAGAAACAAAGAGAAATCTGTGTAAAAGCATATCTCAATTCCATTGACCACGACGACGTGGAAGATAATATCCTCAACGCCGAACAACCAAAAATATCCGACCTGATATGAAAACAAAATTGTTAAAGTTAGTAAGAAAGAACGCACAGTTCAAACACGAAACTTATCAAAATATTTCGAGCCCCTCAAACCCATTCTCACAATTCAACAGGTGGGAAACAATTTGGTACATGAAACTCAATGACGAATATTATGAAAATAAAAGTCTAATGAAATTACTCGAAATCGCCGTTGAATCCCTTTTCTCTACGGAAATGGCAATAAAGATAATCGAAAATAATAAAGATAAGAGAAATAAAAGAGTTGAATATACCAAATGGTTAGCAAACCAAGAATACCTTAAAAAGAAATTCAATAGTATTAACCCTCATTTCTAAATATCATGCAAGAAGTAATCGGCGGCATACAAGCCCACCTTAAATTGGATTGGGAAGGAAATTTTATAACAACAAAATTACTTTTCTCAAAAATAAAACAAACACACATTCCCGAAGCAAATGTGTGGAAAATCGAATTGAGCGGAAGTTCCCCATTCGATAATAGTCTTACATTCTTCCGCGATACTCAACTCCATAACCTACCCGAAGGTGTAACCGAAATAACAGATAAAAACGGTGACTTCTATGAAGAAGCAAGAAAGAGAATAAAAGATGCGGTTGATAAAGCAACTATCCAAAACCAAATAATTGATAGTGATAGCGAAAACCAAATAAACAATGGTGATACCGAATTTAACAACAGAATAGTATATACCCTACATAGTAACGGTTGGGTTGGTCATTATAAAACCAAAAGCGCAGCATATCGTGACTACCGCTCACAAGACTATATAGAAGAAAAAGTAGTAACCAAAGAAGAATACGCTTCATTTTGGTTTGAAGAAGATAAACCATTCTAAAAAAAAGATATGAAAACAATTAATGATATCGAAGTTGAAGTAACATTCAGAGTAAAACTCTCTGACGTAAAAGTCCCCGATAACGTGTACAAAGGATTCATTGAACTCGAAAATGAATACTTCGGAGAAATCGCAAGCTCAGACGTTATCAAAGATAAAAATATCATGGCAGCATACGATTGGCTCGGCGAAAATATTAAATACGAAGACGGATTAGATTACATATACCAAATCGAAATAACATGAAAATATACAGAGATAGACAAAAGTTAAACTATTTTTCAGCAGCATGTAATCTCAAAAGATTAATACCCGAACTGAAAGATATGAGCGCAGAAGATATAGAATACCACCTCAAAGGGTCAAACATCGTATTCCATAAAGAAAACGTAAAACACGTTACACTCCTAAGGAGATTAACACTCCCATTCGCAATACTAACCCTAATAATAGGATTCATATTCATGCCAATAGCATTTATGATAACAGGAAAATGGGGTTATGATAAAAATTGGATATATAATTGGTTCAAATCACTTAATTTACATTAATAATGATAAGACGACACACATTAACACCACCACCACCACTCCCCCCAAAATCAATACTGTGTTTCAAAGAGGAACCAATAATGGGTAAAGCAATGGAAACCGCAAACCACGCCTTTATTGCAAAAATAAGAGCCGCCGGTATAACAGCAGAAGATATAATAAACTTCTTCGAGAACCTACAAGAAGCAGGCAAACTTTGGAGAGAACACCGAGAAAAATACGAAACACTAAAAACCGAAACACCATGATATATATGAGCGAAAATATGTTTCAAGAAAAGTTAAAAGAAACAGCCGAAGCATTTACCAAAAGGTGGAAAGAAAAAAATATAGACCACGACTATAAAAAAATAAACGATACCACCTTCAAACAATTATTCGATAACTTCTATGAAGAATATTGGAACAACCATAACGAAATAAAAGTTATCAAAAACGATATAGGTACATTTGACGATACATACATAGACGACTTTGTATCCGATATGAAACTTAAACTCGAACTGTTCAAAACAGACTTCCATAACGAAATCAAAAAACCCGGCGGACCAGCAGGAACACAAGCATACATAACACTCATGCAAAACTTCGTGGAATACTGTGCAGCATACACCGATAGAAGATTCGAAATAATATGGGAATAACAGATCGGAATAATATTAAACCTATATATTAAGCGATATGATAAACATAAATAAAGTTAATACAACAATGTTGGAACGTAGTGACGCAGATAATGAAGAAATTAATGCAACACTATTTAAACGCAGTGACCTGGATTGGGAAAATTGGTTTCCACTCGAAGCAGAAGAAACCGGTCTCCCATTCAGAATTTGGGTACGCGCCGGTAACGCAATAGAAAACCCAAACGAAATTCCAACAATGCGCTGTGAAAAAGTCCAAGACACGTTTTTCATAGTAACATTGGAAGATAACCCAAGAGTTCTCGGACATAACCTGGAAACACTCGAAGAAGAAGTGAATAATAATGATATTCAAATAAACGAGGAAATATCATTTGAAGATTGGGGTAGCGATATGGAAAGTTACCTAATGTCATTTATCGGTTGGTACAGAAGAAACCACGAAACAACACCGCAACACCCAAACTTCCCATTCCCAAAAGATAAACAATGGGTAGAATGGATGCAACTGTTCATGGAATTTCTATCCCAAGATACCGATAAACGAATGGAAATAAATTACTAAATATGGTTTTAACATGATAGTAAAACAAAAATACCAAATCTGCGAAAACTGCGCCCACGCACTGTACGATAATGACGGTGACGTTTATTGTGAATACCAACAAGAATACGTAGACGAAGTAGATACCGAAGACGGATGCGAAGAAGGGGGTTTCCAACCACACCCAATGTTAGATTTGGATTTTTATTTATTTCAAACAGACAATTGGAACAACGTGGATTTGGGATATATAAAAAATTAGAAATATGATATGGAGTATAGAAAATAGAAAAGGTCAAGACCACCTCGTGGTAAAATATTGGTCAACTAATGATCTCATTAGAGACCAAATAATACCATTGGAATTTGATATTAATGGTAAAGGAATAATATCAGGAATGGTTGGAGATAAATTGGTAACATTCCAAATATCAATTGTACCCGTACCCGGCGGAAGTATTGAAGATCAATTAATGTTTTACAAAGACGGAGATTGTTTCGATATGGTACACCATAATAAATTCCAATCAAGAACACATATCAAAGAAACTATACTAAATGTTCTCTTTGAACACGGATACGTTGACAGACAACCAATAATCGTAGCAAAAAGAAAACAATTCGGCGTAGCATCCGACCACGCAGGATGTAGATACAAAAACCTAATCCTATCATATCTACAAGATAAACATTATAACATAACAGACTACGGTACATTCACAGAAGACTCCTGCGACTATCCCGACTTCGCTAAACCATTAGTAGAAGACATACTAATAAAAAAAATAGACGTAGGATTCACAGTATGTACAACCGGAAACGGTATGAACATGGTAGCAAATAGACACAAAAATATACGTAGTGCAATATGTTGGAACGTAGAAACAGCACACCTCGCAAGAGCACATAATAACGCAAACGTATGCTCAATACCCGCAAAATTCGTAAATATAGACGAACTATATACCATAATAAATACATTCCTCAATACAGAATTTGAAGGTGGAAGACACCTAAATAGAATAAATAAATTTTAAAAAACATGAAACCAATAGAAAAATATAAAGAACACCAATTAGAAAAATACTGTGGCGGAGGTCCAAAAGAACTCCAAGAACTCAAAACACAAGCGTTCTTAAACGGCTGGGAAGCAAGAAAAATTGAAGTAATATACCTCGTTTCATACCTGAAACTAATGTACGCCGCAAACCCACACCCCGATATAATGCAAACTGTTAGTGATATAATAGATAAATATGATAGCGAAATACTCTAAAATGACAGATAACGATATAGCACAAGAAATAATCGCAGGTAATACATACCTGAGAAATGTTCTCGTGAAACGCCACCAAAATAAGGTGTACGCTTATATCAATTCTATCGTGTATAACAAAGAAGACGCACAAGACCTAACACAAGAAACATTCGTCAAAGTCTTCCAAAATATACACATGTTCTCACAATCATATAAACTGACAACCTGGATATATACCATAGCAAGAAACCACGCTATCGACTTTAGACGATCAGCAAAAACACCAACAATATCAGTGGAAGACGCTCGAATTAACCTAGACGTATATATGACAGAATCACCCGAACATACACTAATAAGAGACGAAAGAAATAAAAACCTTTGGGAAACAATAACAAAACTTCGTGACGTATACCAAACAATAATAGAATTAAGATATTATAAAGGATATACTTACAAAGAAATCGCACAAGAAATGAATATCCCCGAAGGTACTGCTAAAGCATACGTGCACCAAGCACATAAAGCAATAAGAAAACTGTGGTTCCAAAGAAATAACCTAATACAACCAAAAAAATGACCGAAACAGTATCACCAATATTTCTTGTTTGGTTCACACTAACCATTGCGTGGAATATCTATACAATAGTAAAAAATATAAACGAAATGGAAAATTTGGAAAAACAAAATAGAGAATGTAAATTTAAAAAATATAATGTTTATCCTTAAATAAAAATAATATGTCAGATTTAACAAAAAGACACCTAGAAACAATATCACTCGTAGTAATACTATTTGGAACAGGTCTCTTCCTCACAAGTTGCTGCGGCGAAACCGAACCAACCCAAATAAACTTTTGGACAGGTTGGACAAGTTTCGTAGGTCTACTCCTTACATGGACAGCATTTAGATTCAAATCCAAATGTAGAAAACACTACCGAGACATTAATACAATGGGAATGAAAGTACATCATATCATTTGGATAGCATGTGGATATGTATGGGTATTCGGAATGATATTCGGTGCTATAATGTGGATTGTAATTGGAATTAATCTACTTGACGATTGGGAACTCGATGAAAAAGCATACCCACGTACAAAAAAATTCTTCCGCTGGTTAGGAAATATCCTCAATAAAAAAATCTAAAATAAAATGACAAAAAAACAATTTGGGCAAAAGAAATTTTATACTATCGTCTCATGGGGCGGCGAAACATACGACTTCGGACTACAATCCGTAGACATGGTAAATGCACGTATCGGTAGATTTGCAAAAGAAAAAGCAAATATCAAAATGTGGAAATCAACCAACAAAAAAGGATATCTCCACGAACTTGAATATCTACACAAAGAAGGTATTATGACCAAAATGTACCCCTCATTCCCCCAAATTGATAAATATATATACGGTCCCCTGGCGCAATGGTCAGCGCAGGTCACTCATAATGACAAGGTTTCAGGTTCGAGTCCTGAGGGGACCACAATCGAACTTACTATTGGTCAAGAACTCATGAACGAATTTTATGATAGTGGGAATAATGGACTCATACCGAATATACACAAATTTGCTGAATTTTATGATAATAAAATCTTGAATACTGACTACGTTCTCGAATTAGTACGATACTATATGAAAAAAAAATACCACCCGCATTGTACACTAATAGCAAACCAAAACGTGGTGGAAATCCTTGAAGGTATAAAAACCAATGTGAAAAAAGAAGATTAACCCTTCAACTTTTCCTTGAAAGAAATACCAACAGCAATAACCTCTTTTATCAAAGTCTCAACGTCAGAAGCCTCAACAATCTTGTTGAATATCTCCGTGTCGTCAGCCAACGCCAAATCCTGATTGCGACTGTACTTGTAAGCAATACCACCTATCAATGTGACACGAGCACTATAAGTTATAATACTATCATCAATGTCATTCTGAATATTCTCTTCCTTCGTGACAACAATCCTTAAACTCCGAACAACCGCCTTAAACTCCGCCCTACCAAAACCGGAATCAAATAACCCAACATGATAACTGTTAATTGTAACGGGTGTCAATAATTCTCTGAAAAACAACATGTTATTCATACCGTCAATGGTATATTCGTCATAATTTCCTTTCTTAATGATATTGAGGATATTATGTTTATCGTCTTGGGTTAATGGTATGTTTTTTCTTATTTTCATGATATTTAATTTATATATAAATATAATGGGGGATTGTTTTTTGGAAAATAGTCAAAATTTTTTTCCGGAATTTTTTTGAGGCGGCATACATGGTAATGCGTTTGCCCTATGAAACCCCCCCTCACCCCCTACCCCCTCCCTACGGGGTCCGTGGTGGGTGGGTACTCTCTCCCCTCCTCCCCATATTGTTAAAATATGTTAAAAAAGGGGAGGGTTTTTAACCCTCCAAATCCATTATGAAGTCTACAATGTCTCTGTACTTTTTGGGTGGGTACTCTCTGAAAAAGGCTACCCTTGTGTCCCTACATTGCAACGCTCTGTAAAGTCTACCATAACTACCTTTTGAGGAGGCTAAACTTTTTATACCATTCATTATTTGCTCTTGTGTCATTGTATTATTATTTTATTGTTATACTATTTAATATAATATTTTCATGTTAATCCGATCTAGTTCATATATGGATAAAAAAAAGGGGCTTTTGCCCCGTTTTTTATTCGTCTTCGCTTTCGTTGATAATTCCCATATCTGTTAATACAGACCTTAACGCTTCGCTATAAATATCGCTCTCTGCAATGTAGTCAATTAGACCTTGGGCGATATTTGCCACTGTGCTTTCGTCTATTGTTGTGGTTGCTTCGAGTTCGTTGTCTTCAATCCAACCCTCAACGTCGTTTTGGTTAATGCTTAATATTTCGTAAGTATTCATTTTGTTTTAATTTTTTGATTCTTATACTTTTAATATAATATTTTCATACTATTCCGATGTTATTCTCAAATCCATTATCAAACCGATTTCCGCTTCTAATTCAGTTTCCAAAACTCCCATTTCGTCACCCAAATTTTTAAATACTTTTTTCAGTTCTCCGTATATTAGATATTTTTCGTCATAGTTGAAAAAATCAATTTCTTTGTGTTGCGAGTCATAAATACCCATATTTGATTTAAACAACTTATCTACAATCATTTTTTGATATTCAAGCACTATTAAATTTAATGCTACTGTTTTGGCTACTTTGTTTGTCATGGTTTTATATTTTTTTATATAGTTTAAATTTGATTATTAAAAAGAGAAAAATAATGCTGAATAAAAGAAGTTTGTTGAAAAAGATTACTCCCAAACCTACCGCTAAACCTACTAATAATATTGTTTTCATATTGATTGATTTTATTGATTATAATATTAAATATAATATTTGTATGGTATTCCGATGCTTGTATACTCTTGTATGTTATTAAATGTTAAAATATGTTAAAATGTATTTTTGTACTATTTTAACATTTTATAGAAATACCATGTTGCATCGGATTAGAATAATATTTTTATATTAGATAGTATAATAATCATTAAAAATATAAAGACATGGCAAAGCGCAAATTAAAAAGGGGTAGTGAGTTGAACGGTAGGTATAATCTACGAGGTAACGGTGACTATATGTTGGTACAGTATTACGAGGGGATTGACAGTTACTATTGCATAATCAATAGTGAGGCGGGGTTACAAGTGGGATTGAGTTTAGCACAACTTCGCAGACTTATCAAAGAACACTGCACCGACCCCCAAGCATTAAACCTCTTTTAAGAGGTTTTTTTTCAAGTTTAAGACGAGATCGGATTAACATGGTAGGTTTATATTAAAAGTAAATAAAGGTTTAACAATAACAATTAAAAAGATAATATTATGGCAAAGCGAATTTTTAAAAACGCCAACATAAGTATTATTGGTTGGCAAACAACGGAGGGATTTTTCCTCAGGGCATACGAAGACGCTACTTTCAAGGAAATGAGCGTTTGCGACCCAAACATAACAGAGCGTGGTAACTTTTTTCAGAGGTGGTTTTAGTACCACCTTTTTTTTATATAATACTCAAATGAGTAAGCATCGGATTAACACACAAAGTTTATATTAGAGGTATAATCAAAAGTAATAATCTAAAAATAATAAAAAGATGCACGTAGTAGAATTTAAAAGAACCATTAACATAGTTAATGCCGACACAAAAGAAAACGATATGGACATTGAAAAATGGACAGCAAACGAAAACAATATCTACGGATATGTTGCAAAGGACAAAAAAGGAAACATTGTCGGCACGAAGTTCTTTATGGAACACGTAAAAATTAACGAAGTTGCAATGCACTTTCGCAGAGACATTCGACAAGGCAAAGTCAAAGGCACAACATTCAATCGTTGGGCAGCGTAACAAAAACAAAGGGGTCTAAAAAGACCCTTTTTTTTTTCTTTAATATTATTTGCATAGCATCGGAATAACATATAAATATTATATTTAAAGTATAATCAATAATCTTTAAAACAATAATAAAATGAATATGTTAAATACGGATGGATTTTACGGACACTTGCTTTTGGGTGTACAAACACGACACAGTATTGAGGTACAAAAAAATGTACGTGATATAGTTAATCTTGCAATAGAAAGCAACGAAAGACGTTACAAAAGTGTAGAAGAGTATCTTCAACAATTTGAAGACATATACGAATATTTGAACGTGGAAAATATACAAGCGTTCAGAAACAACCTAAACAATTTTCACTTTTGCGTGGTTGAAAACAAAATTATTGTAATAACAAGTGAAAGCGTGGAATTTGAGGAAGACGGCGACTATATTGTATCCTTTGAGTTTATCATTGAGAGAGATATTTTAGACGGTACATTTACAGTAACAGCAGGAACGGTACACAATCCACTGTTTGACGAAAAATGTGAAACTTTGATGCCTTGTATCCTTTGCCACATGAATATTTAAAATTGGATTGATTGAAAGTAAAATAGCACAAAAACGGTCTGTTGAGAAACACGCCGTTTTTCCTTTTTATATATACTCAAATGAGTACACTGCATCGGATAATGATATTAGAACTATATTAAGAGTATATAATAACAATAATATTTTACTTACAATGACAAAGAAGGAATATAAAACGTTGTATAACGCAATAGTTAATAAAATAGCACAAATTGACAAAGACATTGTTGAAGCCGCAGAACATAACCGTAGATGGAATAACAGTAGTTCGTTCCCTATGAACGCCTGTACAATAATGATTGATAGAGTGACAGTAACACACTATCGTAAAGTTTTTGAGTTGTTGGGATATACTGATATACCCGAACTTGATGCCGAAATTGAGGCACAAAAGGAAAGACTCGACTATTATCAAAGGTGGGGCAAACTAATGGAGTAAGCATCGGATAATGATATAAAAATTATATTTAGAATATAATTAAAATTAAATAAAATGGTTAAGAAAAATTATCGTGTGATGTTAGATTGCAAAGACAAGGAACACGCAGAAGACCTTTTCAGAATATTTTCCGAATGTGTAACAAGGTGCATGGCGGTATATCTTTTGGAACAAACAGAAGTTTGCACAGAGTGTGGAAACGAATTTACAGTAGTAAAAAATCATTATAAAAGTTAATAAAATGGCAAAGACAATAAGACGTGAACGTGGTGAAAGTGAAAGGGATTTTTTGAGCAAAAAAAGACTTGTAATGAGTAAAAAAGGGGGCAAATATACCTTTTCATATACAGACGGTTCAGAATGGGAATGATAGGGGTAAAACCCTATTTTTTTCTATCTACGAATTACATCGGAATAACATAAAAATATTATATTAACTAACATAACAATAAACATACAATAAAATGGATATAGAGGAAATTTTAGATGAGGTAAGAGACACGAAATATGTTTGTGAATATTGTCAAGGGGTAAATGTAATGCAACGCGGTTGGTTCGACCCCAACACTGGCGAGATATTTAGTAACGGACAAAACGACCGCCGAAGCGAAGGTTGGTGTAATGATTGTCAAAAAAATGTTTTCATAATTGAGAACTGTGCATCGGAATAACATATAAATATTATATTTAAAGCATAAGTAACAAGGTAAGGTTCGGACAATAGTTTGACCGTTTGAGTTGAATAATAAAACTTTCAAAGTAAGGGACTTTTAGACTAATAAAACTTTTTAAGTAAGGTTTAACACAAAAGCGAAAACGAGTTGTATTAAATTGAATAATAAAACCTTGTTACTTTTTCATAAAACTTTGCTGTGCATCGGATTAACATTCTAAAATTATATTTAGAATATAATCAATAATATCAGTAAAATGAAAATAAGTAACAATATAGAGTTTAACCCGATAAGACAAACAATTTTAGTCAATGGGGAAAAAATGAGTTGGGTGCGCCGCCAGAATGGTAGGGATAGACTTTGCAACCAATTAAGCACAAAGGAAAGTCAATTATTAGAGTTTCTTTTGCAAAACAAAAACAATGTGGTTAGCGTTGAAAATACCTTACAAACATTATGGGTAGACGTTAATTTTAACAACAAGCGAAGCGCAGACGTTTATATAAACTTTCTCCGCAACTTGTTAGGCAAGTGGATAAAGATAGAAACAGTTTATGGTGGGGGCTGGAAACTAACCACCATAACGACAAAAATATAAGGTTTATTGATTTTTGATTATTATGATTGAAAAACGCCTACCCGCAGTTGGTAGGTGTTTTTTCTTTTTTGAAAATTGGTATAGCATCGGAATAGCATGAAAATATTATATTTAAGGTATAATAATAATCATAAAATACATAATACAATGGCACGTAAAATTAAAAATAGAAATTTAGTAATTGACGGCACGACCCCAAAATACATTCGTTGTTATTCAAACGAGGGGCGCAAAGACGAAACTTTGGACTGCATTACAGTAGTTTTCACAAAGAAAAAAATGAACGGTCAGTTTTTCTACATTAGTGCAAGCAAAACAGGTAGCGGAGTTTATACCTACGGGCACTCCGACGTACAAATTGACAGACCCAGCTACGGTCATTTGGGTAGAAAAATAGAGTTTTCGGAACTCACAAAGGAACTGCAAAGACAGATTTTACCCGACTACTGTTTATTTTGGAATTGCCACAACGAGGTTTGGGGAGTTTAACTCCCCCTTTTTTAACAACAAATAAAAATTACAGATATGGTATACGTATTATTTATGACAGACCAATGGCAGAGCCGACAGTCAAGAGTATTTTGCGGAGTTTTTGACTCTTATGAACGAGCCGAAGCGGCGGCTATTCGCAACGAAAATGAGTTGTGGAAACAAACCTATGTAATCGTTCCCACTGAATTAAATAAATTTAACGAAATATAATATACTCAAATGAGTAACATAATAACATTTTTTTTACAGGACTTTGAGGCACTTACTTATAAGACCCTATTTGATTTTTTTGAATGGGGTAACGCCGACAAAAATAAAGAGATTTACAGAAAAACCTTTGAAGAAAATCATAGGTTAGCCAAGGAACGAGTCAACCTCAAAGTAGGGGATAAAATCCGTTTAAACTACCCTCCAGGCACTTCTTTTAGTTGGACAAATGGAGAGTATTACATACGTGAAATTGACGGTAGTACGTTGAAAATATCCATATCATTAGACGAGGATATCACAGATTGTTATAGTTGCATTGGGATATTAAATAGTTATATGGAAATAGTCTGACAAGCATCGGAATAACATCAAAAGATTATATTGAATAGTATAACAATAACATAATAAAAAGTAATAAAATGACGACTTACGAATTAACCCCGACAAACGGGCGCAAAAGTTTCTACGGAAAAGCAATAGTATTAACAGACGAGGCGGGAAACCGTACACTGTTATCCTACGGGACACGAATAATGCGAATTAACGCAGACAGTTCAATGGTACGAATTTGGAACGATTGGACAACAACAACAGGAAACCATGTCGCAAGTTTTAGCGGACTGAACAAAAAAGGTTTTATGGCACTACCATTAGCCGAATAAAAAATTAACTCCCAAAAGGGAGTTTTTTTTGTGCCATTTATTAAATGTTAAAATAGTATAAAAAATTTTATTAACCTATTTTAACAATTTAATTTATACTATTTTAACACTCTATTTTTGTTACAAATATATACTATTTTTGTAACAAGCATCGGAATAATATGTTAAAATTATATTTAATATTATAATCAATAAAACAATAACACAATGGATAAAATAAAAATGGAACGCTATATTGATAGCGAAATTGCAGAATACCAAGCGGCAAAGGGTGACTTCAAAAGGGCATTAGAAAACCTTGAAAAGTTTAAAAGTCAATACGCAAAAATGTACAACCTACTCAATCAGTTGTTAGTAACTACTGAAACAGACGACCTTATTGACGCAAATATAAAGTTGTTACAACGTTTGGCGTATGACAAAGAGTTTAATGAGTTGCACGAAATATCAAAAAAAGTACACAGGTTTTAAAAAAGGGGCGTAAGCCCTTTTTTTATATTCCAATATATACATCGGAATAACATTAAAATCTTATATTTAATATTATAATAATCAAATAATTAAAGACATGACAAGGAATATATATGTAATTTATGTGAATGGCGAAGCCATGTACGCTTTATACGATTACGGTCGAATTACAAATTGGATAAACGTTTTTCAACGCCACAGAAGTAATTGCCCACGTTTGTACAAAGGAAACAGTTATCATGTTGAAGTTTCAACCGACGCTTACAATAATGAGAGCGGAGACTTTGTTGGAACGGTAAAACGTGAAACAGTTGCAAGTTTCACAGTATAATACTCAAATGAGTATAGCATCGGAATAACATTAAGATATTATATTTGATAGTATAACAATAATAAAAATAATACAATGAATCCATATAATTCATATAGCGTTGTTTATAGTAAAAATGGTGGGGAATTAAAATATCAAACCACAGTTAATTTCGCCACAAAAAAGGAGGCGAGAGCGCGGTTAGAAATATTAAAGTTGGACTGTAGGGCAAATAGAATGTGTGTTGATGTGGTGAACATGAAAAACCGTTTTATTGCATACTACGCAAATGGTGTAACATGGGACTGTCGTATTATTGAAGGTTGGTTATAATCTATATTGAATAACATAACAATAATAAATATTTCAAAATGAGAGCATTTAAAACAGAAAAAAGTGATTTTACGTTTCGTTTCAGCGGATACGGACACTATGAAGTTACATACACAAGCCCCGTTACGGGCAAGCGTTGGACTACGGTTACAAATGATATGCCGTTAATTGACGAAACCAAAAACACAGACGAACCGAAGCGCAAAGATTTGAATCGCTTGAAACATATCTGCAAATGCAAACCACCTTGTGTAAGGTGGTTGAGCTAACATCGGAATAATATCTGAATGTTATATTGGATAGTATAGTAATAATCATAAAAATATAATAAAATGGTACTTGAAAGAATTGAATTGAAGCCAACAAACGGGCGCAAAAGTTTCTACGGAAAAGCCCAAGTTGAATACCACGACAATAACACAGGCGAAATTGGTTTGTCGGACAGAGTTTTGTTGTCTTATGGCACAAAGATAATGACGATAAAATACGGTGGCAAAATGGTACGGCATTGGAACGGTTGGACTAAAACAACGGGAAACCATATTGCAAGTTTTGCCGACCTCAACAAAAAAGCGTTTTTGGAATTGGAATTAGTATAAACAATAAAATACAAACAAAAATGAATTGTGCAAATTGCAAAAGTGCTATACGCACCATAAAAGTAAAACGGATAAACAGATATGCTGTATGTAGCAAATGTTATAAAGCATTTGTTAAAATACAACAAGGCATAACATTTGACGGGTTACAAGTTCCAAAAGACAAACAATGGTGGAACTTTGAATAATAAAATGAGCGGCAAATAAGCCGCTTTTTTTTTGTTTACGGCTATTTATATTCAGTAATAACATTTGGCATATCATTTGAATAACATTGTGAATTTCGCCAAGCCCCACGAAACACAGACCAACGGAGTCACCGTTTCAAATGTGGATACGCGCTTACAGAAAAACACAAATAAGACCTCAAATAAACGTTAAAATGATATAACTCAATTTAATAGGACAAAAACCTATATATTTTTTTTTGCTTCGTTATAATGTAAATATGACGAATATTTTTTGTTTCTATTAAATGTTAAAATAGGTTAAATTGGTTTCTCAATTATAAAATGTTAAAATAGTTTAAATAATATTTTTATACTATTTTAACATTTAAAGATTATCCCCCATAGCATCGGAATAACATTTTACTTTTATATTAGATAGTATAATCAATTAAAATTAAATAATATGTTAGTATGTAAAAAATGTAACTCCGAAAAAGTTTTACAGAAGTTTTGGGTCAACCCGAATGATATGGAAATTGACAGTATTGTTATCAATGATAACAAAGGTAATTGGTGCGATGAGTGCGAAGACTATACTGAATTGGTAGAACAGAAATAGCATCGGAATAATATTTAAAAATTATATTTAATAGTATAATAATCAATTAAATATCATTAAACATGGAATGGAAATATAATAATTTGACGATTACTCAGGAAGAGCTTGAGAGCGTGGCAGAATTTTATGCAGAAAATTATCTGTATGATACGGCTAATGGAACCCGACCCGAAAGACCTTTACAAGCGTTTGAAGACGATTTTGGTTCCACTGATGATGCGGAGGCATACTTGGATTTGTACGCAGAGTTTTTTGCTCTATGTGAGAAATACAAAAACGACCCCGAACTTATCGCAAAGTACACGAAAAACGAAGATGACGAGGAAGATGAGTTTGACGAAGATGACGAACTAGCGGAATACGGTCGCACAAAGTTGTGGCGTTGGGCTTATTAAGATAAAATATTATTTATTGAATTATCCTTGGGGGATTAGGGAAACCTAAATCCCCTTTTTTGTGGTTGTATTAAATGTTAAAATAGGTTAAAATAATAGCATCCCATAAAATGTTAAAATAGTATAAATAATATTATTAAACTATTTTAACATTATATTATAACGAACATCCGAAATGATATTAAAATGATATTCGGAATAATATTATAATGTACTCAAATGAGTATGCAGAATAAAATTTTAAATGCTATTTTTATTAAATGTTAAAATAGTAAAAAATTTTATACCCTCAACACATCACAATCATATTTTCCTATCATTTGCCGATAATTCTAATGATATTTTGTATATATATCATTATCATTATATTAAAATGATATTCAAAAAATAATTAGATACACAAAAATCTCAGATTTGCATCGGAATAACATTTTCATATTATATTTAATATTATAATCAATAATAATTTAAAAGATATGAACTATAGATTTCAAAGATTTCCAGGTCACCCGCAGGGTTTGGGTTGTTTTTCAATTTTTAATGAGGTGGGGGATTTTATTCATAGTTTTGGCAACCCCGTAGCAATTTTGGATATGCCGAGTCCGTTGGATATACAGCAGGCGTTGGAGGCGAAATTTCCAGGTTGTGAGTTGTTGGAATGTATGCGCGAGGGTCGTTATGGTTCGACAATTACGATAACGGATATGAAGATTCCAACGGCGGATGGTATGATTTCCGTTCCTGTTTCTTACCTTGAAGAGCCGCACGATGGGGACTACGAAAATGGTTGGTACACAGCCATAATAATATAAACAAGGGGGTTAACCCCCTTTTTTTATATTTGGGTAGTTTGCATCGGATTAGTATATTAAAATTATATTTAGGTATATAATAACAATAAAATTTTAATCAAAATGGGAGTATTAGGTTTATTCGTAGGTAAGTTTATTTTATGGGCGTTGTTGAGTGCTTTCTGCATTTGGGTTTTAGTAAAGTGTGATGATGTTTTGAGCCGATAGCATCGGAATAACATTAAGATATTATATTTGATAGTATATAACAATAACAAATAAAATTTTAAACAATGGTAAATTTAGGTCGTGTAACAGATGCGCAGAAGCCCGTATTTTATTACGTGTTTCAACTGACAAAAAAGATTGTTTTTGAGGTACAGTATTACTACTGCGGTGGTAATAGATACCCACACTTTAGCACACAAGCCAACGTTTTTAATCAGCCAAAAAGTGATTGGGAACGTTGCGGGCAGGGGCAAAAGGAGGTTTTTGTTGGATTTGAGGCGGCTATGGAGTTTTACAAAAAGTGGGATTATTGTCACTGCAAAGACTTATCCAGGGAGCAATACAGTGAGATGGTTTGGGATTTGGAATGTTTGACGGTCTATTATAATCACTTATTTTCAAACGAGAGAGAGTTTTCGTTTTGGGATAAGGCGGAGTTCACGAAACGGAGACCGAAGGGAATAAGGGCGATAAAAAGGGATAAAATGGCTTTGGGTATTTAATACCCAAGCCTTTTTTTATATTATATGTTTGTTGCATCGGAATAATATTTTACTTTTATATTTAGGGTATAATAATAATCATAAAAATTAAAGATAATGAGACAAAAGGTATATGGTTTTTTGTGGATACAGTCTACGGGTATGCGTTTTAGGAATGGCGAGATGCGGTTTGATGGCGAAAAGAAACCTATCCCAGCGTGTGGTAGTGATGCGGTTATATGGTTGGATGGTCGTTGGAGTTTGGAAAATATGGAAAGTTTTATACGTTCTATTATTGCCCAGCGCGATACGTATAAGAGGGTTGTTGGTTATTCCATAGGTTATTTGGATTGCTATGACCCAGAGGACAAAAAGATACAGAAAATTTTAAAATACACAGCGATATGATAAATAAAAATATGTATGGGATATCCATGGGTCGTGGTGCTGCGGGTATCTATGTAAAAAACTTTTATGTTGATGGTCGTGTTGACAATCAATTTGCTTTTAAGCGTTGGTATATTGAGTGCATTATGGATAAATTTTTTCCTTTTTTTGAACGTGGTTTAACGTTTCATATTAAGGGTAAAAAGTCGGAACGTGTTACACGTTTGGAGTTGGAAAGTTATTTGTCGGGGTATTGCAAAAGGTATCCAAACCAGCGTGAGAATTGCGACAAATTATTGTCGGGTTTGGTTTGGGATTGATATAATACTCAAATGAGTATATAATAAGGTTTAAAGTATGGCGGAGTTATATAATTTCGCTATGCTTTTTTCATGGCATCGGAATAATATGTAAATATTATATTGAGAGCATAACAATAACAATAATCAAAAACTTAATAAAAATGACAGCATACGAAAAAAGTAACAATATTGAGAGTGTAGAATTTAGTGTTTCGGCGGCGGCAAAAAAGGCGTACAAGGATTTATTAAACAGTGGTGATGCTTCGGCGAAGGAACGGCAGGTATTATCGAATAAATTAGTTTTGGAGTTGTGCAGGTGTTTCAAAATACGTAATGTTAGTGAGGTTCGAGTTTGCAATGTGGCACAGGATAGTAAGACGGTAAATGGGCGTTGTGTGCGTAAAACAATGGGTAAATATATGGTTTCACAAAACATGATAATTGTGTTTAATAAAACGGCGATACGAAAAAACACAGTTGCAATAAAAAGTTTTACGGATACTTTGTTACATGAATTTTGCCACGCTTTAGATTACTTACATTACAAATTGGGTGACAGTTTGCATACGGCGGGTTTTTACAAGCGTATAACGAGTTTAAAGATAAAATTGGGATAACATATAGGAAAATAAAGAAAATGGTTTATATGGCAAATATGAACCATTTTTTTACAGTATTAGCAATATAATAAAGATTTGAATAAATGAGAAACGAGCAAATAATATATTCACAGGATTTTCAATATCAATATGATTATTGGGGGCGGCGTTTGTCGCAGTGGTCTAAAAAACAGTGTGCATGGGTACGTTTTAGGCAATACAAAAACGATTGGTTTATTGTTAATGACTCTCGCTTTCCGATACCGTATGAAAGTAAAACTGCGGCGGCTTTGGCGAATCATGAGGGGACAAACGGTCATTATGGGACAAACACTATAATTGTAGTTACATCGGAATAACATTTTACTTTTATATTTGATAGTATAACAATATAAATAATAAAACAATATGAATGAATTGGTAGAGGCGGCTTTTGTTAGACACGCGCAACAAATTAGTGTTTTACGTTGGCATGAGCGTTTTGTAAGTCGTGAAACGGTTTTAGATTTTAGGAATAGGGTTGTTTCGGATTACATAAATAACCCCGATGGTACGATTGAAGTTTTACGTGTTAAGGGTGGTTTTATCAGTTCCGAAATAGGTTGTTTTGACTATGAGGATGACCAACTATTATCTTTTGAATGGGATAAAAGTGGGGAGTTGGTAAGGGTACATGACCCTTTAAATAGTGAGTGCGATGCAAATTGTTTTCTTTGTAATTTTCAATAAGGTTTGAAATGGTAAGAGCAGGAAAAAGGGATTACGGTTTTTTGTGGGGTATGGCTTCGGCTAACCCCTCGAAGTTAATTTTTGACGTTTGGCGTGAGGGTTTGGTGTTGGAACGTGGCAAATATGATGCTCAGTGTATTGGTTTTCGTGATAGGGTTTATATGTTTATTTTCTCTATTGATGGCGAGGATATTGGTTCGGTATTAACATCGGAACGCAATTTAGCGTCTATGAATGGTTTTTTCAAGACGGTACAATTATAATACTCAAATGAGTATATTAAAAAAATAATCAATAACAATTAAAAAAAAAGAAAATGGGTTTTGTGAGATTAAATACTATTAAAAACAGTGGGTTTGAGCATACGATTACAGCCATATATGAGAATGATAGGTTTGTAAAAAATGAGGTTGTTGTTAGTGGTTTATTTAGGAATAAAATGCTTTCGGTTGTGCTTCATGTGTATCAAAACAGGGGTAGTTTGGGTAATTTTGAATGGTGTCATTTTAATTGTGTGCGTGATAATTACGGCGTTGAGAGTGATAGACCGTCTTCCGTTCAAAACAATTTAAAGAAAAAAATCCATAAAAGTATCAATCGAATATTGCAATAGCATCGGAATAATATTTTAACATTATATTTAGGATAAATAAAGATAACAATAACAATTAAAAATAGATAAAATGCGATGGTGGTAGAATTTAACGTAGAGGATTGTCCTTTGTGTTTTGAAAAGGATGCGGGTTGGAGTAACAGTTGTTCGTATTGTGGTCAGCCTGACCCACGATTTAATGATAATAATAATGATTGTCCTTTGTGTGGAGCCGAGGGGGAGGGTTTTACAAACAGTTGTATGTATTGTAGGGGTTGCGACCCACGATTGAAGCCCATTTTTGAATGTGAAGCATCGGAATAACATTAAGATATTATATTTGATAGTATAGTAAATAACAATAACAATTAAAACGATAAAAAAATGAGTGTATTTGTTGGGTGGTATGAGAGTACGAATGTACACAGTGTTGAAAAGCAATATAAAGAGCGTTGTGAGGCGTTGGGTGTGGAGTTTTCGAGGTACGATTTTGAAGACTTTTTAGAGATTTGCGAAAGCAATTTTAGTGAATGGTTGGGTTTTCAGATTGAGAATTTTCACAGAGGCGAACCTCGAAAAGTTTAAAAAAAAAATATTATATTAGTATTTATTGCAGTGAATATTGATATGTGCGCGTACCCAAAATGGTTAAGGGGGCAGTCTGCAAAACTGTTTTGTGCAGGTTCGAGTCCTGTCGCGCACTCTATAAAAACCGTATAAAATAATCGTATTAACATTAACGTTTCTGAATTTGGTTATATGCGGTTTTTTTCTTTTGATAACAATAACAAATAAAAACATAATGAAAAACATATTAAATACGGATACTGTTTCGGTTAAGGTATTATTTACGGGTGATGATAGTACATTTTCGTTTGATATACCATTAGATGCTATTTTAGTGGGATTGGAAGCGGAGACTATAGAGTGGCGTGAATACGACCCTGTTTACTTTGAAAGTCAAGTTAGGGTTGAGGCGGTAAGTTTGGCAATGGATTTGTTTTGGGATAAAACAAAGAATTGGGATAACTTTGATATAAATGATTTCGAGGCAAGTTTTACATATATTCAAAGCGCAGGAAAATGAAAATACCGATTGAAAATATTGCGATAGGGGAGACTTTTAAGTTTGTGCGTACTGCTAAAAACCCGTCTTCTCCTGTATGGCAAATAGTGGAAAAATATGGATGGGGAGGTGTTTTAATTAAACAATTTGCTCAATATGTGGGAAATAAACCCAAAACCCGAATAATTGAGGGTTGTACTGTAGTTGTTTTAGATTTTGATTGAATTTCGGTATAGCATCGGAATAATATCTTAACATTATATTTAGGATATAATCAATTAAATATTTTAGAAATGAAAATAAAAGATTTTATAGGCACGTGTGGTTTGAGTTGGAGTGAGCATGAGCGCGACTTTGTAACTAAACTAATGGAAAAAGAGGGTTTTACCTTTGATGAGTGGGCTTACGTTGAGTTTGTTCGTGAAGACTTATCATTCATTAAGAAGTTGCCGAATGTAATGTTTCAAGGTGTTCACAAAAGTTGGTACACAAACAATCGCGAAATACAATTTAAGGCTATTCCGCGTTACATACGTATAACGTTTTGTAAAAAGGAGGGTTTTATTCAGTTTCAACCAAAAGAAGACATAACACAGCAATATAGTTGTTTTGTTAAATTGGTTGGTGGGTTTGCCTACAAAGGAACGCACAGACAAGATGAGCAACAAGACGAATATAATGATATTCATAGTGATTATCATTATGATACGGAGTTGGATATTATAGTTGGCGAGGGGATTGAATCAGCGGCGACTATGGTGTTAAAAACAAAAAATTACGCAAAGAAACGGGGTTGGAAATAACCCCTTTTTTTCATAGCATCGGAATAACATTTCAATTTTATATTTAGGGTATAATAATAACAATACAATATTAAACAAAATGGTTAAGTTAGTAAAAGAGATTGAGGGTTTTACCTTTAGTGAGTTGAATAGTGATGCACAGCATACCGCAAAGGGTTGTGTTTTGGAATATGAGCGTGAGGCGGATTGGTTTTCCGAAGACATTGTAAACGATTTGTTGGAAAGTTTTGGGATAAGTGAATTGACTCCATATTTTTCTCTATCGTATTCACAGGGTGACGGTTTGTGTTTAAGTGGTTCGATTTCATTTAATGATTTGTTGAATGAGAAGTTTAGAAAAATTGCTTTTGCTGGTATTCACCACACACAGATAAAAAGTATTGCACAGTATCTTTTTAGAGTTGAATTTTTGCACAGCGGCAATTATTATTATTCAAGTTCGGTTAATATTACCGATATGTGTGATAATGATGTACCCGATAACCAGGAGGCGATAATTGAAAAAGTTATTGCCAACATTAAAAAATGGTATGCGGATTTTTGTCGGCAGTGGGAAAAGCGGGGTTATATGTATTTTTACGAAATTTCGGATGACGAAATGGTTGAAATTTGTGAAGACCGCGAGTGGTTTTTCACAGACAAGGGAAAAATCATAGGTTCGGATTTTCGACAAGTGGGTTAAGAAAGTTTTTTGATTGATTATTATATGGTTTGGAGTTCCGCTGCCCCCGAAAACTTGGGGCGGCGTTTCTCTATTATACTCAAATGAGTATTGGTGGGATAGCATCGGAATAACATTTTACTTTTATATTTAGGATATAATAATTAAATAACAATAACAATGAATTTTTATTACATAGTTAATTTTGACAATAAGTTTGTGGGTTGCGGGTTGTGTACTATGCAACAAATAAATGATATTTGTAGTAATATACGTGGCGATAGAAACATAATTGTTTGTAAAGACGCAAATGATTATGAGCGCGCACAGGATGCGGTAAGGTATAGTTTGGGATTACCTTTTTATAAATTGATTTCAATTATAAATGGTCAGTTCAATTTAATGCAAGTGAAATAACGATAAAAACAGACAATAAAATGACTAAAAAAGAAGCAAAGGTTGTAGCCCTTACGATAATTAGGGATATGGAAAATAGATTGTCCGAGGAGTTGTACGGTGGTATGGGTCAGATTGACACAGAAACTAAAGAAAGGCGTTGGTATAACATGAATGAAACGGATATGATACAAAAGCAAATGACCGCTATATTTCATAAAATGGGAGTTGAGGTAACAAAGTTGGAAAACGAATTAGGTAGTTCCATAATTGTATTTGGCGGATAGTAAAATATTATGTGGTATGTAAGTAAGATTTACGTACCATATTTTTATTACATCGGAATAATATTTTACTTTTATATTTAGGATATAATAATAACAATTAAAATTTTCATAAGATGACAAAGACAGAGGTTAAACTTTTATATAATACATTACAGAGACAGGTTGAATTTGTAACTGAATTGGTGGACTCGGTAGACCAACACGTTGATATTTTGGGTTTGCCGTCATTTGCGGCGCAGTATTATAAAATGGTGGGTATGCGGCAAATGTTGGGTTTGACTGAAATTGCGAACAACAAAAGGCGGTTTTTTCTCTATGAGATAGATTTGCAGATAAATTACATTGAGCTACGTATTGCGTTGGATATGGTGGCAAAGGCCGAGGTTATTGAGGTAAAATGTGATTGTTGTGGCGGTTTAATGGATATTCATTCTGCGCACTATCCATGTGAAAATAACACAGACGTTGTTTTATGTTACAGTTGTTTTTTAAGGTCGAATAACATATTTAGTAACAAAAATAAAGTATAAAAAACAATGGCAGCAGTTAGAAAATTACGTAAAGATCATGGTATTCAATTAAGTGAATTAGGTTATGCAAACTTTCATTATACGGGTTCCATTAAGGGTATGAAAGCGAAATATTACGGTCGTAATGCGTTGTTGGTCAGACAAGGTAGTTGGATTTACAATGTGGATGAGTATATTTATAACATAGCGTATTAAAGAAAATGAAAACAAAAATAGAAATAGGTCGCGGTGACGTTGTTAAGTACAAATTGAAGGGACAAAAAGTAACTTTTGGGTTTGTTTTATGTACGTTGGAATTTGGCGAAATACGTACCGAAACAGACGGCGTTATATGTGAGAGCGATGTTATTAAGGTTTATAAAGATAAAAACGGTTTCGGTCGGGATTTAGCGGATTTGTACCACAAACGAGATACGAGTTCGTATGATATTGCGATAACATTATTAAAAACCATGCAATTTTACAAAGACCTTTTAACAGCGAAAGTTCGGAAATAGCATCGGAATAATATTCTAATGTTATATTTGGGGTATAAGTTAATAACAATAATAACAATAAATAATATGGCACGATTTGTTTTAGATATAGCGAATTTGAGTGAGCAGGAAACCGAAGACATTATGCTTCGTATTCTCAATGATGAGGTGATTTCAAAAACGGTTGTAACAATATCTTGTATTGATACCACTAATGATAATCAGTTTCACGAGGATGGTGCGGACAATGTATTTTCCGAGCGTCAGATTGAGAAATTTCGGGAGTTGATGAGTGATTAAAGTGATTAACATTTGATATTAAATAAAATGAGAACGTTTATATTAAACAAATATGATTTTAGAAAATCAAATTTTCCGTTGAAAGTAGAATATGTTGAGTTTGATTCGTTGTTTGCGGCGGAAATTTACGTATCCAGGCGTAATATGCGATTAAAGCATCATAAGTGGCAGGTTGGCGGTAGTATGCGATAGGCATCGGAATAATATCCTAATTTTATATTGAGGGTATAACAATAACATAATAATAAATAATAATAATGAAGACAGTAGGTTTAAAAGCGGCGATTAGCGCAGTATTTCCAGGTGCAACAAACATTGATGTACAATGTAGTTATCGTTATCGCAGTTGTTGGTTTGATTGGAATGGCGAAACGTGGAACCTTTTTACGAACAAAGTAGGTTGGCAGAGAAACAACGATGTAACTTATCGTGTTGTTGAACACAGAAAAGATTACTACGGCGGGGCTAATCAGTGGGGTTTTTTACGTACATTGGAACAACTGAAAATGCAGTTATATGTTTCGATTAAGAATTGCGATAAAATGTAGGGTTAGCATCGGAATAATATCCTAATTTTATATTGAGGGTATAATAATAAAAACAACAAAACAATGCAAATAGAAATTGGTAAGAGTTACGGAGTAAAACATTACGGCGGTATATTTTTCGCAGGTGCGGAGGTTTGCCACCGTTACATATACAATGAGGCACGAAATGATTATTCGTGGTCGGCGACCGATAAACAGGATTTGCCGAGAATACCTGCCGCTTTACTTGACGTTCATATTAAGCAGATATATGCGGGAAAGGGTGCAAACATTATTGAATTAACACAGCGTCAAATAGACGTACATTCATTTAACTTTTAAAAACAAACAGACATGACTAATAGATTAACGGGGGTAGTGGAATTGTTGGAAGAGCATTTATGGAATTACCACACTAACGATGACGTTGCGAGGCTTGATGACCTATCGAAACATTTATCGGGAGAGGAAATTATCGAAGGTTTATCCACAAAAGATGCGTTTCACGAGTTTTTGGATATACAAGACGATTTGGTTCAAAAGGCGTTGTGGGGTATGCAATGTACGCATGATAGATTTTAAAATAGATATTGATTGATTATTGTTATATAATATTTCCTGAGGCGGGAAATGTTTAATGTGGTGGTTCCTGTTGTGAAACACGTTACCACCACTTTTTATTATACTCAAATGAGTATGAAGGATCGGATAACAATAGTATCTTTATATTACATATCATATAATAATAAAAACAATAAAAAATGACAGAAAATAAAAGAAAAATATTTGAGAAAATTACCGATGTGTTGTTTTCTTGTGAAACAAAAGAGCATTTTCAAACGTACAAAGGGTGGATTGAGAGATTACGTTGTAGTGGTACATTCGACACAAATGATATGATACTTATTTCAACTTTGAATGAGAAAAAGTTGGAGGCGGATATAAAAATATTGTCGGCAAAGAAAACAATTATTGAGGAGTTGGAACGAGGTGCTATGTTTGTGGAAAGTTTAACAACACTTGAAAAAAGAGAGGTTATTCGCGGTTTTGGAGACTTTATTTTAAGGTTTTTCAATAATAGAAACGAACAAAAACATTATTGCGTACACAATTTACCGTTGGGTATCAATTTATTGGACTTCACGTTTGAAGATTATGTACCAACGTTGAAAATATATTTACAGCGACCAGGTCTTTTGATTGGTAAGGCTGGCGAAACGATTGACAGTTTGACAGAGGGTTTGAGAGAATTTTCAAAACAACCCAATTTACAAATTTCGATTGTAGAAACATTTGGATACAAAGATTACGATTGGTAGTTAATACCATTAAGAAATAAGTTATTTTTATTTATTGTTGTTGTTGTGAGCGGGGGCGTGTTTTATTCACTTCCGCTTTTTCTACATGAAATAACATCGGAATAATATTATAACATTATATTTTGGATATAATAATAACAAATAAAAACTTAAAAAAATGGATATAGATAACAATGTAAAATTTTTATACAAACTCAAGGCGTTATTGAATGAATTTGACGTTTCAATGCAATTTAATTGTGATGAGAGTTCCGATATGGGCGGAGTATATGATGCGCGGATTGAATTTGTTGATAACCATACGCACAAACCAATTTTCCGAACAAACTCGTCATTAGAAATAAATGCTTCGGATATAACGTTTGAAAATGAGGCGGAGGTACAAGGCGAGGTTATATACAGTGATTGTGATGCGTGGCAGTGTGAAATGTGTAACAGTGATTGTGCGCAGTACAAATATATGCGTAGGCAAATGGAGGGGCATCGGAATAATATGTAGGAATTATATTTAAAGAAAATAAAAAAATTATCATTTTACTATGCAAATTTTGTTTCTTATCTTTATACCATTGATAAGGGATAACAGGAGGAAACCGCCAAGGGTATGGTGTGTCGAGAGTTGTAAGTAAAATGATAGTTTTTTAAATAAAAACAAAAAAAATGACAGATAGAGAAATAAGAATGTGGGGCGAATTAAACGCCGCTAGTATGACCAAAAGAGAATACTTTATTAGTGTCGCAATAAGCGGCATATTATCGAGTGGGAATTGGGTTTCGCCTCAACGTGTTAATAGTATGGCGATACAAATTGCTGATGACCTTGTATTGAAAATGCAGGAACGTTACACTAACGCCGAAGCATCGGAATAATATCCTAATTTTATATTGAGGGTATAGTAAATAACAATAATAAACAACAAAAAAAATGAATAGAATTGAAACAAACAGAGCGGTTGCTCAACTAAAGGAACAAATTTTGGTAGGAGCCGAATTGATTTACAACAACATTAGAAGTTTGTGTGACAGTTACGGCGGCGAAATTAGGGTATTTGAAATAACCATTGACAAGGGTATTGACCCAATTTCACTTTCGGATTACGAATGTGGCGTTATTTATCCACAGGAATTATATGTGGATGAGGTAGACGGCGAAACTGTTTATCTTAGAGGTTATGACTCCGATGGAAACGACATTGGTAGTATGGATATCGGAGTTTTATCTATCGAAGTTTTGATTGATTTTTATGAGTTTCTGTATAAAATCGTTTGATAGATCGGATAAAAAAGTTCTATTTATATTTATACAGTATAATTTATAAAAGAGTTAATCAATGGAAAGTAGAAAAATTGTGTGGACAGGTTGTCAACTAATTGGAAAACTTATTGTAAAAGAATTTTCCACAGTATTTCCCGAATTTAAGATTAGCACTAAAGAGGAACAATATAATAGTAATGTGCAAAGACAAATTGTTATTGTAATGGAGTTCAATGGTGTGGACACTACGGATGGACTTATGGTTTTAACAGTTCAACAGCGATTAAATGAAGACAAACCCTTTGTTTATATGGATAGCATAGGTATCCCCGAAGCGATACGGGGTAATGGTTTAAGTAGAAAAATATTGGATTGTTTTTGTAAAATGGTGCAGGCGGGGGTTTTCAATCACCTCAATATAAAAGATTGGAGTGACGGATATTGGGGTCATGTTAAAAAAGATTTCCCCTTTGTACGTGATAAATACACTAATGGTTGGTTAGCAGGTTAAATTAGTGTATATTTAAAAAGTAATTTATTCATAGTTGTTAAGATAGTAATTTGGGGGTCGCATGGCGGCTATTCGGATAAAAAAAACATATTAGGCGATAGTATCAGTACCAATGTGCCTTCAGCAAGCACTACCCAGCTTTAATTGTTTTTCCCAAGCGGTAACAATGACCCCCGATTACTTTTTTGAGAATGGGCATGGAACGATAGAATCCTTGTTCGTTCTCTTTTTTTTTAATTTCTATCCACAATAACATCGGAATAATATGTTGTGATTATATTAAGAGTATAATTAAAAATAATAACAATGGACAAAAATAAAATTTCAGTAATACAGAGGTTTGCGCAGGAGGTTTATGATAATCTTTTGAAGTTATACCCCGAAAAAAGTGATTACACGTTGGAACATAATTTTCACTACCTATGTGGTGTGGATATGCTTGTATGTTCGGTGATATGGGATGATGATAGGTGTTTATTCCAATTTTTTGATTACACGATAGAGAATTTTAACGCAATTAAAGACGGAGGTTTTCCATGCGAATGACAGAAAAACAGATAAAAAAAGGCGAACAACTTGCAAAAAGGTTTGAGGGTCTTATGTTAAAGGGTGTTATCGTAGCAAACACGTTTGAATTTTGGGATGCCATTATTGTTGACCCCAACAGATTTTTGAAAGGGTTTATTGATACAGAGGGTTTGAGGTCGTATGTTTATTACGATGGGTTTGACGATATTCTTGTCAGTAGCGATGCTCTTGCAGGGTTTAATTTCAGTGCATTGCAGGAAATTATGAAGTCGGTAAATGATTTCGTTACATACCTCAATTATCTTACGTGGTTGTTGTATAAGGATTTACTCCACAATTACAGATACCACCACACAGGATTTGAATTGTTTGATATTTTCAGAACGGATGGGTTGTTCCTACGTTTGAAGTTATCGTATAAATAATACTCAAATGAGTACAAATAAAAGATTTTTTGAAAAAAATTTACAATAAAATAAAATGACAACAAAAGATATTAAGTTTATAGATACTTTGTTAAGACACGTTAGGGATGTCGATCAAATTATATGTGTTGCAGAGGGCAAAGATTACGATATGAAAACCTTTGCAGACGTTCCGAATGGTTGGGGCAAAGAAAAGGTAGATAAGGGGTTCTATGTGTATGGTAGTGCGTTGGATAGCGATATTTTTCTTCAATTTCCTTGCACAATATCATTTCCTTTGTCGGATACAGACGAACAATTATATTATTGGGATACGGATAATATCGTTGAACGGTTTTAAGTAAATAAAATAAGTTAATAACAATAATAAACAATAAAAAAATGTACAAAGTAATATATTTAGGTTGGATGGTTGGTTGCACAGGTGCAAGCGAGCGCGACGTGGTTTTATCGGAAAAAGTTAAAACTTTAAAAGCGGCGATTGAAATGTGTAATTTACACACAGAAAAAGTAACAGGACACTCCCCGTATGTGTCGAATGGTGTGAAATTTAAAAGTGGTGGCAGAGGTCGCAATAATGTAATCGTAACAGGTTCGATATTGTGTTATGAAATTCACAAAATTAAGTGATAGCATCGGAATAATATCTTAATATTATATTTAGGGTATAAACAATAACAATTTAAAAAAGTTTTACAATGGATAGAATACATGAATTTGACAATGGTGACGTGTGCATTTTGCGTGAATACTTTGACGCAGACGACGACGAACAAGGAATTGAAGTTTGGGATGAGGCGGACACAGAATGTTTGTGTTACGTACCAATGGCGGAGTTTTTAGACGAAGATGACCCCGATGCAGCCGAATGGAATCCCAAAGAATTGGCGTATATTCAAGAAGTTTATTACGACCAGGGGTACAACAAAAAATAGAGGTTTAACAATTAAAAAACAATAACACAAATGGAATTAAAAGAATACGTAGAATATTGTAGGGATTTTATCATAGATAACATCCGCGATTTTGAGGGCGAAGAAACCCCAGCCGAAGATTTTGGTGCGAGAATGTGTGCAGGTCCTCACATGGATGGTAGTCTTACATATAGCAGGTATGACGCGGAAAAATACATTATACATTGGTGGGGCGAATGTGGTGACTATATGGAATACCTTAAAGAAGCGTTTGGTTCGGAATGTGTTATAAACCCATTCAATGAAACAGAAAAATTTATGGTTTCAATGGTCTGTGACGGTGTGAACCAATTACTTTACAAGTCATTTGATATGCTTGAAATTGAGGGTGGCGACCACGTAGAAATAACCCCCGAATTGATTGAAAAAATATTGTTGGATTTAGATTCTTTCGACATACGGTTTTGAGATTTTTGTTGATTATTATTATAATTTGGGTTGAGGTTTTTATCTCAACCCATTTTTATACATCGGAATAATATCTCAATTTTATATTTAGGGCATATAAAAAAAAATAACAATAATTAAATTTAAAGATATGGAATACAAGGGTAAAGAAATAAGTTGTGAGGCTGAGGCGTTACGAATGATTGAGGTTGGTGACGAACTTTTGATTGGTTATTATGGTTCGGGCGGCGTTTTTGTAGAGTTTGACCGTTTTACCAACGAATTAGAAGCGGAGGAGGCGTTTGACGAAATTTACGGTACTCTATCCTATGAGGAGGATGAGTTGTGGGAACCTAATGAGGATTGGGAGGAGGAAGCCGAATAGCATCGGAATAATATCCTAATTTTATATTTGATAGTATAGTAATAACAAACAATAATAGTTAAATAATATGAAAACAGTATTTCATGGTTTCTTTGCAGAAGACGACAATTTTATTCTAATGCAGGGACAGGGAAACGGATACGGTGATAACAACGTGTATATTGCTTTCACAAAGGAAATTGGTGGTAGGCGTTTTGCACGTTTCGCCAAAAAGGAAATAACCAACGCAGCAAAAGAAGCGTTCAACTACGGTTTTAGGACTTCATATCCTAATTTGAGTGACGCGGTTAATGACAAATTGAGAGGGCGCAATGTGTATTACAGTGAGTTGTTGCTTCGCACAATCGGACAAAACACGTTAAATATGATAGTTGGATAGTAATAACAATAAAAACAATAACACAAATGAAAAATATAAAAGCAGAAAATTTTACCTCGTGGAGTGATTTATGGAACGCGGGGGTTGCAAACAGTGAGGTTTATAAAAACATACGCTACTTTATGATTGGCGGCGAAACCTACTTTTTCAACGAACATGACGTAGAATGTAAGCACAGTTTTTACAGATTACTTCATTTTCGCACAGAGAGTGAAATAGAAGCGTGGATTAGTGATAATTTAGTGTTTTTACAGAAACTGAATGAAAAAACCGTTATCGGTAATTTGGAACGCAGATTAGAGGCTATCGGACAGGAAAAAGAAGCGTTGAATATGGAGGCTACTGAAATTTATATTCTCTTATCTAAAATTTATGAAAAGAGAGTAGACCAAGTAGAAACATTTTTTGGAAACTAAAAAAAAGTGGGTAGCGCATCGGATTACTACCCTCTTTTTATATTAAGAATATAAAATAACAATAAAAAATAAAATACAAATGAATACAATAATTGTAAATGGAAAACAGAAAATCGTTTTGAGACAGGTGTGGATTGGCGATTTGTGTTATGTTAGTAGTGACGAAAAATGGTCGCAAATGTGCGATACAATGCAAAAAAACGATAATTGGGATGAGTTACTTGTACCAGGTGAATCGGCGTTACATGGCACTGCCCACGGTGACGGTAGATATTTTGGTCTTGAAGACCCACGTAGTCTTGAAGAACTACGTCTTGAAAATGATGACATTGATACTTCGCCATATTTGTATGGTGTGGATAGCGGTACGTTGGGTGTGATTTGGTTTGACAAAATAACCAAACCCGAAGGTATACCATTTGGGCAAATATTTGACGTAGAATATGACGAAGATGAGGGGGAACCTCTATTGTCAGTTGCCTATGATTTGGGAATAATTGATTTCTACATTGGTACGGATTTGATTGAACAAATTGATACAAGCGGTGATGACGATTGGTCTGAATACGATTTTGAAGACGAAGACGGATTTTTGAAGACCGATTATGATGACGGGGATAACGAAGACGAAGACGGATTTCTTAAATGTAAGCAATAAAAAAAAATGGGGGTAGCATCGGATTACTACCCCCTTTTTATATTTAGAATATAACAATAATAAAACTAATAAAAAATGGATTACATAAACATTAAAGAAATAAAAAGAAATTTATCGTGGTATCGCGATGAACTTTACAATCAGCTTGCCATTATTGTAAAAGAAAATGGGGGTCGAATGTATTTTGAGTGCAGTGGGTATATTTTGTGGGAGTATAAACCAACAAAACTTTTTTTCCACAAAGAAAAATTGGCAGTAGGATTTGAGGAGCCCGATGGTCATGATAATTGGACTGTTGCTACTAATTTGGGTGTTGAGGATTTGGTTAAAATATATGATGTTGTGGCAGCATCGGAATAATATCCTAATGTTATATTGAGAGTATATAAAAAACATAACAATAACAAACAATAAAAATAAATACAATGAGAGTATTAGAATTAAGTAACGATTTTTTTGGTAAAATGTTGTTGTACGGACATATTGATACGTACAGTGGTGACTTAAACCCCGATTACTTTGATAACAGAGATTGGGATGAGGATGAAGATTCGGAATTTGATTACGAGGAGTTTCTTTCAGACGTTAACGATGAAATTGATTATTGGTTTGCCGATACGGTTTTCGAGAGATATTTCAAACCATTGGGTTTCGCGGAAATTAGAAACTCCGAATTACAAAGACCAAAATATTACAATTACACAGGCGACAAAGTAACATTTCAATTACTTTATGACCCCGCAAAGTTTGGTGGATTGTTTTTCACTTCGTTTGAAGACTGGGCAATCTCAATTTTAGAAGGTGTTGGGGGTAAGTTTCGCAGTGATATGGAAGCGTTTTTGGCGGAGGAATTTTCTTCACAACCAGGGTTTGTTTCCTGGACGCCTAATAACATTAAGGATTTGAAAAAAGCGTTAGCAGATGACCACAATATTTTTCACGCAATTAACGCCTTTGTAGCAGCCTTTTTACACGCAAAAATAGCAGCGGGTGAAATTGAAATATTAACCCCAAACGATTTTAATGAGATTGTTGAACGAATGAACAACAGGTACTACTAATACTCAAATGAGTAACAAAGAATAATAGGGGTAGGATCGGAATAATATCCTACCCATATATTTAGAATATAACAATAACAAATAATAATTAAATAAAAATGAAAAGATTTGATATAGCGGAAGCGCAAAAACAAGTTAATAAAGTAAGAAGCCAGGCGATAGATTTTATTCGCCATAGTATTCTTGAACAACACAGCGGACATCACGTTTTGTGTAACGAAAGTGAAACATTTATTGAATCACCGTTTGAAGACGACGACGCTTGGAAAGTTGTTGAAATAAAAGTAGACGGCAAAGATGACGGTGTTTATTACACACACAGTAATCCATACGATGAGTACGATTGGCATTACATTGGTGGTATGTGTATTGAAGACCTCCTTTACGTAGCGGGTTTATACTCGTAGTTGAAAAAGATAAAAGCTTATTGTTTTTTTATTATTGTGCGGGTTGTATGGGGATAGTAAATGTATTATCCCCACGCAATACCATTCCACAGCATCGGAATAATATTGCACAATTATATTAAAAGTATAACAAATAAAATAAAACACTATGTATTTAGCAGTTGATAGTAAAAACAAGGAATATCGTTTTTCATATTCACCATATAGAGTGTGGGTTGATAGAAACGATAAAAGTAAGGGTGGTGTTTGGCGACCATTAAAGTCTAATGACAGGTGGTTTAACCTTGAACCAGGTACGATTAAAAAATGGTCGGGTAAAGAATTAACATGGGCAGAATCGCCCATAAAAATTTCACAGGCGGAAATTAACACGAGATTATTATTCATTGCCCCGCAGGGATTGTTAGAGGTTTTGAGAAACGAAACAAACGATTTAAAAATTTTGTTTTTGGAAAAAACTAAAACCTATGCTCAAAGTGAATTTGATAAAGCAAAAGAAATATATCAAAGGACTGCAAAAGATTGGTGTGAAATTTTTGAAATAGAACCTATGGTAGACGGCGATTACGTTGGATTTCCGAACAACTTTTGGAAAACGGATAACGGTCGCTATTATAGTAGTAAAAGTAGCGCAGCACGTGATATTGTGTGGAAAGGTAAGGATAAATTTGTTGCTGATGCTATTAAAAAAGCGGAACGCCATTATGTGAGTTCGTTACAAAAACTGATTGACCGATTGGTTAAAAAGGGTTTGACTGATACCAACTTTCAAATTATTGAAAAAAGTCTTGGTGTTAATTTTGATTTACTTCTCGAACATGAATTTGAGGGTCGCAAAATACAAACAAGGTGTTGGACTATCATAGCAGAGGGCGAAATACAAAAACCACACTATCGTTATTTAGTAAATTAAAAAACAAAAGATATGATAATGTTTTATGAAATATTAAATTATGTTTTGCTTGGTATGGTCATATTTTGGTCTATTTGGGGGGTTGCTTTGTGTGTTGGATTGATTGGCGCAATTATCAAATTTACAATCGAAGCGTTTACAGGAAAATAAAAAATGTTATTCCGACATAACATCGGAATAACATTGAAAAATTATAATGAATAGTATAAGAAATTTACATAAAAATAATAGTAATAACAATAAAAATATAATAAAAATGAATAACGAAAAAGCGAGAACGTTGTTAAAAGAGGCTTTAGAAGACATGAATAGCCGTGATTTGGTACAATTACACAATGTATATTGCGACCTATGCAATATGTGTGATGACGAAATTCATGCGAATGACGAGGACTTTTTTGAAACGTTTTTTAACGGTTCGCCGTATGATTTGTATGCTGCGGTTGCACGTGGCGACTGTAATCCTAACCACGATTGGATACGTTTCAATGGTTACGGAAATTTGCAAACCTCTAATTGTGTGAGCGATTGGATTGACGAAAGCGATATCGTTGATTACATGATTGAGAATGACGAAGACTTGGAAAACGAAGACATTCGCGACATTCTGAATGATTGTGAAAACGAAGATGACGAAGACGATTTTGACGGCGAAGATGACGAGTAAAAAATATTTGGGTGTGGGATTAACCTGCACCCATTTTTCATTAAAAACTGTTAGCATCGGAATAATATGTTACTTTTATATTAAGAGTATAGTAATAACAATAATAAAACAAATAATAAAATGAAGCAGTATAAAAGAGAACAAACGGTAAATACTTACAGTTTTGATGAGTTGAATGAACGGGCAAAAGCAAACATACGCAATACGTTTGCAGACCATTGCATAGAACCCGAAGACTTTAAATTCGATGTTATTCATTTTTTAACGGAGGATTGGGGTATTTCAACTTTGGAACCTTCTTTTTCTTTGTCGCACAAACAGGGTGACGGATTGTGCCTACATGGTTATATATCCATTGACGATATTTTGGAAAACGAAAATATGTGTATGGCGATTATACCAGGTGTTAGTGTTGATAAGACGTTTTTGCGTCAAATTGTAAAAGGGTTTGATTTGAAAAAAACGGGGCGATATTCTCACGCTAGTTCGGTAGATATTGAGATTTTGTTTAACGATTACGATGTCAATGAACATGAGTTTTCTATAGAGGTGTGGAGTGATACCCTTACCATTATTGAGGAAAATTTTATAAGGTGGTATTGGGAACGTTGCACTTACTTTGTGAGGATGGGATACGAGTTCTTTTACGAATATGAAGACAAAGTAGTAAAAGAATGGATTGACGAGGCTGGATATTTGTTAAATATCAATGGACAAATTATTGGAACCATTGACAGTAATGAAAATATTGAGTGGAATATCTGATTAGCATCGGATTAAAATACTAAAATTATATTACAAGTATTAAGTAACAATAATAAAATTTAAACAAATGACAAAAAATAATAATCCCTTGTATTTGGGAATGACAGTAGAATTTGGTGATGGTAGTCAAGATTATAGCACTACTATTGCAAATGGTAGAGTTGGTTGGTATACGCCGAGAACATATTTACGTGAATTAGCCAACGTTGTACGTGCTGATTACATTGAAACAAGTAGTTCGGCGGGCGATTGGAGTGGTTGGTACGCGGTTCGCGTTGCCGAAGACAGAATTGAAATTGTGTCTTTTGCACAGGAAAACCTTTTTCCACGAGCAACAGGATACGTTTTACAAACAGGCGATGCGCCGTTTGCAGTTGTAAGCAATGAAGCGGATATTGACGAAGCCGTAAATGATTATGTGCGTTACCTTTTTGGTGACTATGACGATGATTTTGACGGCGAAGACGAATAAAACATAAAAAGGTGGGGACAATCTCAATTACTATATGTAAATGACAATCTCCCCACTCTTTTATTTTAACATAACAAATAATAAATAAAGATAATGCGAAGACAAGGAATTAGTTTACAGCAAATGGATTTGAACCAATTTAATGACAATTTGTTAGCAACAGCGAATTATCGTGAGGTGCGAATTTGTCAGAATTGTAGGTTTTTTAAAAACCACGAATTTTCGGGTAGAATGTTTTGTAATGGTATCGGTTTAGATATCCAATTAAAAACCGCTCTTAACGTTTGTGATGAGCATAAATTTGAAACAGAATGACAATTTATTACGTAGGTGATCAACAGTTTTTCAAGGCTTCCTCCGCTAAAAAATATATGCGGGAAACAGGATTAACAGGTTCCAAAGTAAAAGTTTATTCAAATGGCGATTGGATACCAATGGGCGAAATAACCCTCAAAGGTAGCAATAAGTCGTTTATTGCAAACAGTCCCCGAAATATGAAAAAGTCGAATTATTGACATCGGAATAATATCTTAATTTTATATTAAGGGTATAGTAATAACAATAATAAAAAATATAAAATGGAAAATACCATAATTGAAAAAGTAAAAAGTTTTATTGACGAAGATGGTCATATTGATTTGGCTTGGGCGTTGGGAACCTCTGATGAATACATGATAACAGAGTATTTTAAAGAAGACAACGACGGCGAAGAGCCTAATGATGGTGATTGGGATGTCATTAACGATAGTATTGAAAATTTTGAAAGTACGTATCGTTCTATTTTGGAAGAATTTGTCAGCGGCGGTTCTCGTAATGAGGGTCATGACAGCGATAACGATTTGGTTGGTAGTTGTTGGGCAACATTGAGAGAGGTGGTTGAAATAATCAATGGTGGTGAGTCAAATAGCCACGGTGAGATTATTTTCAATACATCAAGCGGGTCACTTTCTTGTGAAGAAGTGGATTTGTTGGAGGGTTGTGTAAATGCACATTTGTTGTTTTTCATTCCCGAAGACCTGTTTGACTTGTTGGATGCAATGAGTTTTGCAGAACAAAACGCCTTGGTAGCGGAATTAGAAGCCGAAGGCGAAAATGAATAAGATTATTTGATTTGTAGTTTGTGTTTGTTGTTGCGCCGCCACCCTAAATATGTGTGGCGGCGTTTTTTATAATACTCAAATGAGTATAGCATCGGATAAACAAATTACTTTTATATTACAATCATAACAATAAAACAATAATAAGATGACAATAGAAGAAGTTGTAGATTACGCTCACTTTATTGGGGCAGAGTTGAACGGAGAGTTGGGTAAAATTGGTATTTACGCTCAGGTAAACGAAACTTTTGGGAACTTTTTTGCGTTCTATATTGATACAATGTATCGGACAAAAGACGGTGGAAACCTATTTCAACACAAACAATTTAGAGTTGAGGGTGGTGTGGATAATGAAATATTGCGTGAGCGTTTGAAAGCAGTTTATCACGAAATACTTTGCGAATACTTTGTATTTTCAAAAGAAACATATCTGAATTGCCGCTGTGAATATTGCGGCAGGGAGTTTACTCCGAAACAAAATGAGAGTGAAAACTTTTGCAACGAATATTGTGAGAGAAACGCTTACGTGTAGATCGGAATAATATCCTAATGTTATATTAAGAGTATTAATAACAATAATAAAAATAATAAAATGGCAAAAGCAATAGAGTGTTTTGAGGTTATAGTAATTAACCAAAACGATGTTACGGATTGGGTTGAGGGTAATGATTTGGAATTTACCCCCGATGCAGCAGATATTGGTAACAACGAAATAATGGCAAACATAGCGCAGGGAATGGTGGAATACCTTGTTGAATGTGGTGCTTATGACGATGCTATGCGATTTGTTTTAACAAATATGGGTATCGTTAAGGAAGTTGAAGACATTGAAGACGATGTTTTTCTGAATGACAGTGATATTTTGGCGGGATTAATAGAAATTTTTTAATCATATACATAATTGTATATATACAAAAACGTATATATACAATTTTGCATATATACAAAAATGAATACATAATGAAAACTTTAGAACAATTAAGATTACATAACCCCTACGAAACGCGAGAGATGGGGTCTTCGCTGAAATATTTGAATAGGCGGTATCATGAGGGTAAAATTGATTTCAACGTTTATCTTACCTCAATAGACCAAAATTTACAACGCCCATTTGTTTGGACACTGCATCAGAAGCAGGAGTTGGTGCGTTCAGTGTTTTATAGGCGACCGATTACCGATTTGACGATTATCAATCGTTTTGACGATACATTGGAAATAATTGACGGAAAACAAAGATTACATAGTCTTTTGTTGTTTTTAAATAACGATTTCGGTTTGTGGTTTGACGAAAATGAATATCATAAATTTGAAACATTACCTCCCGATTATCAAAAGGAATTTGAAAATTATGTGGTACGTTATACTGAAATACTTGAATGGACAACCCCAATCCCCGATTTGTTTAAAATACAGTTTTTTAATCAAATAAATTTTGCGGGTACTCCGCAGGATAGGGATCATATTAAGAGTTTAATGAAATTGTCAGGTACATCGGAATAATATCTGAATGTTATATTAAGGGTATAACGATTAAAAAACAATAAAATGAATAATGAAATTGAAGTTGGTGATGTTGTAAAATACAAGTCCCGAAGCGAAGACAAGCAATTTGATATTGGATTTGTTTTAAGTGTCTATGAGGGCGGGGATATAAAAATTGACGTTGATGGTATTATACCAACTAGCGATGTCGTAAAAGTGTACAAGGACAAAAATGGGTTTGGTTTAACTTTGAAAGTGTTGTATAACAAATGTATTGATATTAATATGCGACCTTTCAACATTTTTGATTTAATGGAAGATTACAAAGATTTTTTATACAGACAAAAATAAAAACTGATATGACAAAAGTAGATTATAAAGTACAAGGTGTACGCGGTGGTAATCCACAGTACAAAGAAAATGTTGGTTATGTGTCAATTTTTGCTGACAATTTAACAATAACTGCCGATGCTTTTGAGGGTTTTGGTAGTGATTACAAAAGGCGTGAGCAAACGCAAATAACCATACAAACTAATGAAGACGGAATTTTGTTTGAGGGTAGTATAGACGACCTTCGGAAAATTCTGAAAACATCGGAATAATATCCTAATATTATATTAAGGGTACATTAAAAGTAGTAACAAACATAAAAATAAATAAAAATGAGTAGATTAAAGGTTTTTGTAGAAGTGGGTTATTATGAAATAACCATTCGCCCAATGAGAGAGGGTGATAAACCATTATATTACGCGGGTGCTGGTGGTCTTTTTGAAAACCACAGAAACGCCTTTGTAAGTTTTGAAACCGCAATGCGCCATATTGATCGCAAAAAGTTTGACGACCATTTTAGCGTACATAAAAGTTTTAAAGACGAATATTTGGATTTTTGTGGTAACAACATTTGTACCCCAATTTCCGAAGAGGATATACGTTGGAGTGATTGCGGCGAATGGATGCTTAATTGATTTAGGTACGAAAGAAAAAATAAAAAGAGTATATTTATAAAAGTATTAAGGGGGTTATTCACCTGAGCCGTTTCGGTTAATGTGTTAAAAGCACAACCCTAAGCTAGGCCACCTTCGGGTATTGGGTTATGTGACTATCCCACACGTAAAACCCCTTTGGAAACTTGTGGCGAATACTCCACCATTGAGCGTTAAGTTATTATAGTTATAGACGCTCTTTTTTTATTGTACTCAAATGAGTATTAATCATTAACAAATAACAGTAATGCAATATAGAGGACAAAATATAGATATTGATACCGACAAATTGTGTGTATTAAAAGAGAATAACGAATTTGTTATCGGTTATTATGGTGCGGGTAGTATCTTTGTTACGATTGATAAAACAGAAAGTTTTGAGGAGGCGGATGCTATTTTTGATTTACTTTACGATGGTTTACTTCAAGAAGAAGAATTTGAACGGAAAGTATTTGCATCGGAATAATATTTTACTTTTATATTAAGAGCATAACAAATAACATAACACAAATGAAAACAACAGAGTTTGATATTTTAATCAATGATGACAATACTTTTTTAGCAGTAAAAAATGAGGTTGGCAACATAATAAAAAATAATCGTTTAATAGACGATAGAATTAACCAACTAAAAGAGTTGGGAATAAATTGTATAAACAGGGCGGTTGGTTCGGGTGGTGTTGGTACTGTTCGTATTCAACGTAATGGAGTTGTAACAATGCAAATTAGTTACGGAAAATCAAATTGGAATTACGCTTGGTTGGCAGAAATTGGTTATTTTCGTAAAAACGAAAACAATCCTATTCAACGCACGTATTTTCTTTAAAAATAATATGGGAGTAGTGGCGGAGTTGGTTTAACGCAGGGGGCGATAAGGGAAAGCGAATGTCTGATAAGAAGTTGGAATAGCAATGCGAACCGTAAAACCCGAAACCCCACGATAACAACTAATTCGACTTGTATGTTATCTCGTAGGTTCAAATCCTACCTATTCCCCTAATAAACAAACAATGGATAATACTGAATGGAATCCTGGATATTCTCCTTGTTCAAATTGTTCGGAAACATATCGAAAAAGACCTCGTTGTAAAAAATTGGGGTGTCCTGTTTATGTGGAAATTGAACGTAAAGCAGATGATTTACTTGAAAAATACTCAAATGAGTATAGTATTAAAAGAAGATCGGAATAATATTGTATTTTTATATTAAGAACATAACAAAAATAATAATAATAAAAATGGCAACAAAAATAGGACAAACATTAGCAAACGCATCAAATAGACTTTTTGAATTGAGGTCTGATCGTATGTATTATGTGTGTGAACAAAGAAAGCAAATATACGCTGCATGGGCTAATATGTATGCAGTAAAAATTGCGCTATGTGATCAAAACATATCATGGTATCAAAATACATTTAATAACCTTATAACAAGAGTAAGAAATGGAAAAACAGTTTAATTTCAAATTGGTAGAAAAGGATGGTATCCTTAGAAAAACCCTAAAAGTTAATGTGGAATTAGGTGGCGACGATACTGATCAACCACGTTTTTCGGCAAGTGGTTCTATACCACGAGTAACAGCAGGACAAATTTTGGACAGAGTAACTGACCACTATAATTTTCTCAACAAAAAAGATGGGGAAAAGTTTAATGTAATTCGGTCTTTGTGGGAAAAATATCATTTGAACGATATGAACGCAGGAACTTTGAAACAGGAGGAGGCGTTAATAGTAGAATTTGGTAATACCCATGCAAACGATTTTATGACACACTGTGAATATTTGAAATCCATTGGTTTGTATGAAGACGAAGGGTATAAATATGGGTCGGGTTGGTTGTATCGTGCAATTCCCGAAGATGATTTGAACGTTATTAAGGCGTTGATAACTTCCACTTCAAGACAAATATCGGAATCAATGGTTGAATATATGCAACGTCAAGGGGTTTCGGTTAATCACGAAAACACAGATACAATATGATAACCCTAAAAACAAAACTTATAAAGGGGGAAAAATACCTACTCGATGAAGGAACCACTTGTCAGAATAAGGTTATTTTGCTTGAATTTGGTAGAATTTACGGATTAGTTACCCCCGCTTCGCCAACTATGTATGCGGCAAATAGGGATACTTGGGAGGTGATGTTGAACCGATTAACAAGGGTAATTTGATTAAGGATCGGATTACCTTTTTACATTTATATTAAGGGTATAGAAAAATTAATAATAATAATAATAATAATAATAATAATAAACAATGAAACAGTATACGGATTTTTATAAAACAATGATTGGAAATACCCAATTTGAAGAAATATTGGCGAACACAACATTTGGTGGTTCTACTGCAATAGATAATTTGCATAAAATTTGTATGGAGTATGTTCTCGGACAAACACAAAGTCCTAAAGAGGTTGTGTATTGGAAAAAGGGTGGACCTAAAAACATAGAATTTCGCCCCGCTTATTTAAGTGAGGAGTACCGTAAAAAATGGAATGTGTCTAAAAGTTTGAAATATCTTGAAATATGGATGGATGGTCGTAAAATTGACAACAAGTTATACCGTTTTGGTTGGAATGATGAGTGGAGTGAGGGGTATATCTCTATACTTCAAGCAAGGGAAGCGTATTACGAATCTCATATTACAAAAAAAATAAAGGAACAACGTCATTTGGCTGAACACAAAACTATATTGAACGATCAAGGTAAAATTGTGTTTGTTAATGAAGAAAACTATCTTCGAGATGAACTATCACAAGTAAAGGGGTTTATTTGGAAACGTGGTAAAACGGTATTTAATATCGAAACCAACTTTATTTACACAAATTTCGGCGACAAATTTTTTACCAGCGATAGATATGCGTTTATTGAAATTGCGTATGCAGGTAACAAATATAACAACTCGGAAAACGAAGAAAATGGTGTTTTACAAATAGACTGTGTGTCGGGTGGTTCAACGTTGTTTGTTCGGTCGGGGCGTAGATAACAATACTCAAATGAGTATAAATACCCAATAAAATGGTTGAGAAAGAAATAAAATGGATTGAAGTAAAAGATGGTGAGGGGTTTTTTAATAAACCCCCACACACTTTAGGTGTTTGTAAAAAATGTGGTGAGTCTGCGTGGATTATAAATGCTTGGGTTGAAGGTGCTGACCCCTGTACAAAATGTGGTGGGGTTATGGAACTTAAAAATGTTTTCGGTGGTAAATGTGATACTGCCATAAAAATACTTACAAATGGTTGCTTCGGAAGCCCATTTATTATAAACAAAAATAAAATTTAAAATAATATGAAAATAGTAGAATGGATAGACAGTAGTATTACCTTATTTCCAGGTAATAATTGGATTTTAATAACCCTTGCAGTATGGTTAGTCATTAGAGGAATATTATCCCTGTGGGGATACGCAAAACTCGTTAAAAAAATAAGATAAAATGACAACAGAAGAAATTAAAAAATGGTTGCAATCGGAAATTGATTTGATTGAAAAGGATTGGGATCAATTTCCACCACAATATTGTGGGGCTGTTGAAGCAGCGATTCAAACACGAGAAAAAGATGCTAAAATTGAATTATTGTATAGATTAATAAGTAATTTGGAGTAAAATGACAAAAAAACAAAGAGAATATAGCGAAGCTCGTGCTATCGGACAATATGGTCTGAATAAAAGAGATTACTTTGCCGCATTAGCAATGCAGGGGATGATAGCAAACCCAACTTATCTTCACCCCACTATACTTGCAGAAAGAAGTGTTGAATACGCTGATGCTGTGATAAAAAGATTAGTAGAAACCGAACCATTCCCGATATATGATGAAGATTAAAAAACATTTATACGTAAAATACGGTCTTATAACCTTTAAAGACGTTATGCGCATGTTATTTGGTGTGAAAAAGTATTTCTATTTGGAACCCTTCATATACATTAATGGTTGGGGGAAACCCTGTGAAACTCACGAAATGAGTAGCGTGGTGCGTTGGTTGGATAAGAAAACTGTTTCTGAATACAGCGAAGTACGTGCTATGAGGTATTGGAATAATATTTTAACGGAAAAATACAAACTCCAAAATTCAGCAATATATTATTTTTAAATCATAATGTATAATATCCCGAACATTATCCTAATACAATGTTTAATATTTTGAACATTGTATTGTAGGATCGGATTATGATATTAGAATTATATTTTGGTTTAAACTAAAAAAACAATTAAAAATGAAATCTGAATATAAGTTATCAAAGGATGCGCGAACGCGTCATGTAAATAGTAAGGAACCTGATTTTTTACCTTATTCGACTTTGTGTGTAAAACCAAGTGAATATTGGCATAAAACCGTTCAAATGGAGGGGTTTGCTGAACAAATAGAAAATATGTGGAATAGCGAAAATAGTAGTTATACGGAGTTTATCCTAAAATTACCTATGCGTTTTCCGTATCGAATGATGCCCACAATAATAAGGGTACATAAAGTTTTCGGTATTGTTAGGGGGGAAGATATTTTTACTAACCGTAAAGTAAATCATTTGGAAGTTGAAATTTTGTTTGACTGCGCTGTTACAAGTGTTGTTCGCTTTTCAATTCACATGTACGATTTAAAGGGAAATTTGAATACACGCGAACTCCTCGAATTGTATATTACAATGGGGTTTGAACAATTTAACAATATATGGGAAGAAACAAATAAACACTTAAACAACGATTATCAAACCGCTCGTAGAGGTGGTAATGCTATCACAGACGTAAATTACACTAAAGAGGAATTATTGGTGTTACTCAAAGAGTATTTGTAGATTGGATAAAAAAGTTGTTAATTTATTAGACAGTAAAAATTTTAATTAAAATAAATGCAAATGGATAATATGTTCAAAGTAGTGGCAGTAGAGGATGACGGTAAGGTTAATAACCACTATTATCCCACGTTAAAAACAGCGATAAATGCTGCTGACGCAATTAGCGAGTTCTTTTCAGATGCTGTCGAGGTATTTGATAAAGAAGGCAAGCGTGTTCATTATTAGTGATGGTACATCCACCCGATTAAGTTTGGGTGGGTGTTTTTTCCATTAAATTCCGAATAGCATCGGAATAATATTATAAGATTATATTAGATAACAGTATTAACAAAAAAATAAGAATGGTTAAGAGAAGCGTAAAAGAAATATTAGATAATTTATTGGCAGAAACTCGATTTGAGTTTGCTGTGCTTCATTATTCTGACGGCTGCGGTTATGTGCAGTGTGCAAAATTCGGGGCAGTAAATGTGGTGGCAACAAAAGACGGTAACATTGAAGTTGTCGTTGATAAACCATGCTCCAGGATAGGCGACAACGATTTATTAATAAATCAGTTGTTCGCTTTTTTTGCGTTGAAATATCCTGAATACAAAGGTCATGTTGGTATGGGTTTTCACTCACAAAAAGGGGTTATAACCCTGAAAGTACCTGAAAAAGCAAAAATAAACAACATAGTTAGAATACTCCGAGAGAGTTTTGACGACAAAATAGATGGTTATTGTTGGAAGACCGAATATTTGGAGTTGGTGGCAAAAAGAATATTAAACAGTTAGATATGCACTATTTTTGTATTAATGATACGTTGTATCGAATGACCGAAAAAAACTTTAAACGGTTATGTAAGAAATATCCTATGAAAAAGTATCCGAATGATTATGAAACGGAACAATCATATATTCATAAAATAGGACAAGCCACTAGGTTTGATGAAGGTTCTACTCATGAGGAATGTTTAGATTGGATTATTGATAATTCAAAATTAGTGAATCAAGTTGTTCATGTTCATAATTATTAATTTAAAACCAAAATAATATGCCGATAGTTGAACAAGCACCATTAGTAGTGTGTGATATATGTGAAAAAAAGGAAGTGATGACGACTAATTCCTATATGTATCAATTTTGGAAAATAAGTCTGAAACAAATGTATTGTTCGGGAAAAACCCGACAGTATCATAATGACGAATGGGGTATTCAAAAGGATTATATCCTGTGTACCGATTGTAAAAACAAACTAATAAATTTGAAGTAATGGATACAAAAAATTTGTTTTCATCAACTAGTTTTTTGGTGTGTGGAATTACCAACACAGTGTTTCTACATTTAACACAACAATTTTTCTTTGTTGGTGTTGTTGCGTTTTTTCTATTGATGCTTTATCTCCAAGTACATTTTAAGAATAAACCTTGATTGTACTATACTCAAATGAGTACATATATGAAGTTAGAAAACATAGAAACAGAAAAATATAAAGTAAAGAAACTCGGTCGAAACGAAGCATGTATCGGTGGATTACTTGTTAAAGTTGTTGAGAATAAAATCTCACCAACCAACACTTTTAAAGACGCTGAAATTGGTTCGGTACTTGACCTATGGGGTAAATTGAACGGAGTAAGATTAATTTTAACATAAAAATAAAGAAAATGTTTGTAATTGAAAAAATTGAAAATTTATATACCGATATTCTTGAAAAAGAAATTATTGGTTACGCTGATTCGGAAGCGCAAGCATGTGTTTCACTTTTACGCCTAAAACGTGAACAAGTAATGGGTGGAAAAACCTATGTGGGTGGAAATGGGGAAGATTATCCTCAATATAATTATTATACAATTCCCCATATAGATCAGATTCGTATTTATCATTAAACAAAAAATAAAATGAAAGTAGAAGTTGAAATAAAAACACAACTCACTGTTGAGTTTGACGAAAACTCCAAAGAATTTTTGGAATTATACAAAAAATATTGGAGTAAAGATACTGAAAATATTAAAGATAAGGATTATCGGTATTTCGCTGAAAGTATGGCTGAAAAACTTATGCTTGGCAATGTAGATAATTTTTATCAATTCATTGAACTTGATGCTGGTGGAAATGAAACCGGTTGTTTAAAAATAAATGGGGAAGCAGTTGGTTATAGTGAAGACGAGGAAATACCCAATTCCCCCATTAATTTTATTATCCCACAATTTGATAGGGGGGGTAGTGATGTTTTTCTTCATTGGGATACCGATTCATATATCATAGAAGAATAATATGATAATAGAATGGTAGAAGGCATTGGTAATAATACTCAAATGAGTACTATTACAATTTGAGTGTTGAACCTAGTGAACGTTTTATTGTGGATACTTCTTGATCGTTTAGAGCGATTTCACCCCTAACTTTTTTGGATAGGAGGCTTCGAGCGGTGTCTTCATCCATACCCGACCACACGGTTTTAATTAAAGCACGAGCAACTTCTGCTTGATTTATACCAGGTTGTTTAAGTTGGGCAATAAGTTTTGCTCTTTCACCGGTTGCTTCACCTTCGGTTAGTGCTTGTCTAACCTTACTTTCTATGATTTGTTTTAATTGACTTTCTGTTATTTGAACTTTCATGACGATTAATTGTTTAATATAAATAGAACTATTTGTGAAATCGAAACTGAAATAGTATCTTTCCATTAAATAAAACTCTTAAAATAATAGGTGTTATGGATGATATTCAAATAGTAGTCAAATTTCAAAGGAACAAGGGTGTTTACGTTAATTTTGAGAGCGTGAACAAGAAGAAAGTAGATTGGGATAGTATAACTGACGAACAGTATATTAATATGATGGAAGTTGCTATCACAACAATTGCTGATTGGCGTGAGAAATATATAGCAATACCGGAAGTAGCATGACAATGGATGTTGAAACCTTTGAAGGTATGGCGCGTGATAGTTTGGTGGAGTTTAAAAATCGTTGGTTGAACGCTGTTAAATTTAACGATACTATTTATCCAATAGAATTACCGAGTTTTCCCGATTGGTTAGATATTTTCAAACATTGGTGCGAAACAGACGAAATATGTCTTACATAGAGCGGTGTATTTCAATGGTTAGAATGACGGTCTCCAAAACCGTAGATGGGAGTTCGAGTCTCTCCACCGCTGCCAAGTGGGTTTAACACCCCCTGTTATTCATATTTTTTAAGAAAAAACCCCACTCAATATGAATGGGGTTTTGTTTTTTCTCATAATTAACCCAAGGTGAAAAAAAAATAAATAAGAAGTTTTTTGACAAACTTTATTTTTTGGGTTGTAATAGTTGTTTTGTTTTGTTACGTAAATCTTTTTGAATTGACGATTCGTTTATCGTGCTTCCACCGACCGCTTTTCTTGTGTCATATTCCCACAAATTTTTCATTCTTTCCAAATCTTTTCTTGCTTTTACAACATTCTTGTATTCAAGAACAAGTGCTTGTTTGTTAATATCACACTCTATTAGATATTCGTTACCGGCGTTGTCAATCATAACAAATTTGTTGCCGGGTGTTTTGTATTGTTCAGCTATCAACGATTTAGCGTGATTTTCATTAATGAAAGTGAGTTTCTTGAAGATAAGACGTTTGGTTTTATTTTCAGACACTTCCTTTTTATCTTCCTTTTCTTCGGTAGTAACAGCATCAACCACTTTTTTACCTGCTTCATCTCCTGCCGAAGCAGCAGCAGATGTTGCCATTTGTTTTGCCATAGGTGCAGCGGCTCTTGCGCCGGCAGCAACTAATGGTGCAACTTCTGTAAGCATTTCAGCACCTTGTCTCACCATTTTATCTTCTTTAACAACTTGTTTGAATTTTGAAACCGCCAAAGAATATTTTTTACCTGACTCATCTATAAAATTGATACGCGTTTTGTCTTCGTTCAATCCTGTAACTTTTAAGTTCAGATTGTCTTTTACGAAAATATCACCAACTTTGACTTTACCTTCGGTTGCAAATTGTGGTTTGGATTTAGGTGGGTGAGCAATCCTATCATTTATTTGTGTTGCACCCGATATTTCAGCATACTTTTTATTGTCCGCTGCCATTTTATCGAAAAACTTCTCATTTCCCTTTGCGTCAACGCCAGCCGCTGTAACATCAATATCCGCCTGTTCAGGGGATGCTTTACCTTGAACCAATGCTTTTACCCTTTCTTGATATTTTTTATCAATTCGGTCATAGTTCAAATTCAATGCGTTTCTACCTGACGGTGGTTGTTCACCTCTATAACCGTCTATCTGTGTAGAACTTTTTGTGGGCGTTGAATCGTCAATGCGTTCTTCGGCATCCTTTTCAACATTTTTACTCTCTTTCTCATTTTCAGAACGAATATCAGTAAAAAGTTTTTCTTCCACAGCCTCATTAACCAAGGCTTTCAAATCTGCTAAACTAATTGTAGCCATACTCTTATTTTTTTTTAGTGATAATTTATTATAAATAGCAGTGTTTTCAAATAATAACTGCAAACCAATAAAAAAGGACTCACTAATAAGTGAATCCTTTGTTTTCGCATTGTTCCGGGATTATCCTTCGTCTTCTTCCTCTTCTTCGTAATCGAGATATGAGTCGAAAATGATTTCGTCGCTAAGGATTTCAGGCTTACCGCAAGAAATAACCACTACTTCTTTTTCTGTTGTGCCGCAATGGTTAGTTAAACTAAACGTTACAGGAAATTCACCATATTCAGTAGGATTACCGAATAATTCACCTGTTGCTTCGTCTAATTGTACGCCAGCTGGTAATACACCACTAACAAGTTTCCACTCACCAGGGGAGCCTCTAAACAATATTTGTTCTCTTTGTTCTTCCATGACTGTAATTTATTATAAGATTATTATTATATTATTTTTTACAATAATAAATAGTGGAAAAAAAACAATTAATTATTGGTGGTGGTAAAATTCGGAAAGATTTTTTCTTCATGTTGTTTGTCATTAAAAAACGTTGTTTGTCAAAATATATCTAAAAAACTATTTTATGTAAATATTTATACTCGGTAATAATAAATAAATTTAAACAAAATGAAAAGATTTTTTATGTATTTGGTAGCAGTAATGGTATTATTTACTGCGTGTGCGAAGGATGCTTTGCAGGATGAATCAGCTTTGAAAAGTGCGCAAAACATTGCAAAGGCTGTTGATGTGAAAACAATACTTTCAACTCATGGTGAGTGTATTGCGGATTTTAACGACATTGGTTATGACCAACAATGGTTTAACAAATTCGGAAAACAATTGAACGGTTCGGGTTTCCACAAAGTGGATAACGGAGTTAATTTTGAAAAGAAGGGTAACGATACGTGGTTACATTTTGATGAAGAAAACGAAGCGGGTATAGTAACCGTTGCTTATAAGAATGGTAATTATTTTGCGTTCTTCAATTTTGACGCACAGTGTTTAGCGGGTCAATCGGTGTATTTTGACGGTAAGATTTACAGTGTATTAAAATGGGATTATGATGCGGAAGGAAGTTTTGCGAAAATTGAATGTCCTTATCCTGATACCGATTTCACTGAGTTGTTTGATAATATTGTGTTCGTACAAGAAATGGGGTTAGTAAATGGACAAGCGTGTTATACAGAAGATTCGTGGGCAACATTGTGGTTAGCACTTCAAACCGCTGCTGCTTTAACAACTGAAATATGTGTATCACAAGAAGACGTTGACGCTGCTGCAAAGGATTTAATGGATGCGTTTGACGCTTTAATTTACAAGGTAACTGCTGACGCTTTCTTCATTAATTTGAATAACCTTACAAATCAGGTTTCCCAATCCATTAAAGAAACGTATGTATATCCATTCTTCCCTGATATGACCGATGATGAAATTGAATCGAAATATGGTGGTGGTGCACAAAGAACGTTGGTTGTATTAACCTTATTCAATGATTGTTTATACACACCATTCGGAACAGTAAAATCATGGCTTGCAGAGGGCACACAAGGCGACAGCGGTACAACGGGTGTGAACACCTTTGCTGATGACAATGTAATTGTAACCGTTAATCATAGCGCACGTTCAGGTGAACAAGTATTTTCTTGTACCTACGGTTCTTTTGTTTATAAAGGAAATCCGGTTGTAACTTTGAAGTAATTTCTTACATTCATATAAACAAAAAATCCGATATATTTCATATCGGATTTTTTTTGTTACTCTACATAGTATTTAATATACTATTTCAATGAAATTAAACTTTAATTTAATGATAAAGGCATACTCCTCTCCCGATTCTAACATATCGTCATCATCGTGTTCATAAAACCAATTGATTGTTACACCCTTGTTGGTTTCATTAACTTTTTCCAATTTCTTGAAAACATCTAACAAACATTTGGAAGTACCTGTATTAAAGTATTCCAATTTTATGTTGACGATTGTTTCCGGTTTTGCTGTTTTAACATAACCGTCTATCCATTCGACCAGGGGTATGAAAAAATCAATTGAATTTTCAAGAAGTGACCTTCCTTTAATTTCAAGTAATCCCTGTTCAGCATCAAATACAATAGTCGGGGTTCGTGCCGTTCCTTCTAATATTAGTGTGTCCATGTTGTTAAAAATAATTCTGAATTAATTTCTTATAAATAGAATCATTTTACCTACACAAGTCCCAAATTCTTCAAATAGTTATATTCATCGCTTCCCTCTTCAACGGTTTCTATTTGATAGTTTTGAAGGCGTTTGGCAACGTGTTTTAAATATTCTAACTCTTCCTCACCCATTGCACAGTTGGGGATACAAGTATTAAGGTGCGACAATAACCTTGTGGCAAAGGTTTTATCACCCCAAACTAATCTATCATTCTTTTCTATCATTTTATTTATGTTTTAAATTTTCACACCCATTTTTAATAAACAAACTTTTAAATAGTTAAGTTCTTCGTTGATTTCTTCCACTATGTGCGGAATGAACTTATTGCGTAGTCGTTTAAAAGATAAATTTTGTACAGTGTCGTGTCCAAATTTTGGGGCATCATGCATTGAATACTTATATGTATTTCCCTTTTCAAGAGTACCCCCATTTTCAGGATATTTCAACACAAACCCTATAAAACCATTATAGTTCATTTTTGGAGTTCCAAGTAGATTTTCTTTAATTTCGTTGAGAACATCCATCTGCTTCTTAACCTCTATCAACATATCAATATCTTCGTATTTCACAGTTGGTATGTTGGCAATTTTCTCACGCAATTCGTTTTTTTCTTGTATGTGTTGATCCTCGTCAAAGTTCGGTCCGGGATTCATTATTGACCGATATACCCCGCTTTCATCCATATATCCCATATTCTTAAATATTTTTATTATTAATTATCACTTGTCTATATACACCCGCCATGGTTGCTACATTTACGGTTGATTCTCCCCAATGTATTATTGTATTTTCTTCCACATATTTATTAACCAACCCATTAAAATTTTCTGCTATAATACCACTATTTTTTAAATCATCAAAAAACTTGGTTCCATACATATTTTCATATTCAGCGATTGTTCGACCCCTCCAATATGAACCATATAATCCCCCCCATGAAAACCTTGTTGCCGCTTTTAACCAATCAACCATAACTCCTTTATCACCAATGTTGGGGTTTTCCAAATGACAATCATGACATAAGAGAACAATGTTATCAGGAGTATTAGTGCCTCCCAATGCTTTGGGAACTATATGACACTCTGTTAATCTTCTTTTTTCACTACAACGCCAACACCGCTCATGCGCATCAGACCAATCCACATTTAGTTCACCCTCATATATTTGTTGTTCCCAATACCTCACAATTTGTTCACGCCTTGTTGATAAGTCTTTTGTATAATAATGGGTTTCGGGGGATATTTCGTTCTTTGTATAGTTTTGTTCTTCAAACACTTCACCCATTTTATTTTTAGTGGGTTGCAATATTATTTTTAATACATTATTCAAATATCTTTTACTTTTGAAAAAATTTTCCGCACGTCTAATTAATCCATTTACAATTTCTTTTGTTTGATATTTGGGTTTTGGTATTATAATAATCATTTTACCGTATTCTTTATCATTGAAAAGGTGTGTTTCTTTACCCATTGCTACAAACCCCAAAATTATTCCTTCCGGTGTAGCGTCATCTAAACTTGTTTCTGCTTTCACCACTTCAATATCATAGTTATCTATTAGAAATTGATCTTTTCCAAAATATTTATTACCAATTTGAATAATTTCTTTTATATCTGTTTTGGATTTTTTATTTAATGTTTTTATTTCACATATTAAGGGATATTTTTCACCCTTTTCATGTATATAACCACCAACTTTTAATGCTTTCATTATATTAATTGTTTTAAACTTTCTATATTCCAAGCGTCTTCATACAATTTTTTGATTGCTGCTAACGCTACTTTTTTAAGGTCATCACCAACATAGTCTTTGTTATCAACCCATTCATTGGTGGTTTTATCTTTTACTTGATATTTCTGAATAGAGCGTGAACCTATACCCGCAAAATTCGTAAATAATAACGGTGTGTCGTGAAATCGTTGAAACCCTTCCATCTTGTTTACCCAAACATACCAACTTTCTTGACTAAAATCAAAAACATAAACCAACTTATTTAATGATATTGCGTATTGAACAGCGTAATTTGTTCCACCCCTCACGCCTTGAAAATCAGGTTTCATTTCAGCAACAGCGTAGATTGCTTGTGCGTGTTTAACCTGATAATAGTTTCGTGCTTTGAGGTCGTCTGCATACGTTCTCTTAACTGTTTTTAACTTTTTTTTATCAAAACATTGTGCCATGAACTTATAACACTCTTCCATTTGAATATTATCCATAATGGTAGGGTGGATATTAAATTCTTTCAGTTGTTTAGATACATTGGGGTTTTCTTCCGGTCTGAAATGAAATTGTCTATCAGGAGTAATACCATACTTCAAACCATACACACCAAATGCTGTATCTGCGCCGTATGCGCCACCACTATATAATTTGTGATTTGTTAACATGGTATGGGGTTTTTATGATATTTACTTTCATATAACGAAGAAAGATTTTCATCCAAAGTACCTGTTATACCTGCGGTAAAATCTAATATTTCCCAATCCTTTTCTTCCCACGTTTTTTCTTCAATGCGTTCCAAATATTCTTTAAAACAACTTATCCACTCGTGAACCGTAAATTCTGTTGGGTGATTTTCATCCTTTTCTATATCGTCTGCTACACCCAAGATATATTGGTCTAAACCCCTTTGAGCAAATTTAGCAAACCCCTCTAACGTTAATTGTCTTTCCTGTATCATATTATTTTAAATGTTTCTATGTCGTAAATTTACATTTAATTCTATTTATATTAAAATTTAATGGTGTATGAATAATATTCAACAACAATTACTAAAAGAGGTTAAGCGTGGTCAATCAGGTTACGGATTTCTATTTGAGAATGACGGATTTGTTGATCCTACTAACCAAAAACATATGTTAAATGAAGACAGAGATAGAAGTGAATGGTATATACCATTTCCTTATATTATCCACGCCGTCTTTCAAAAAGCGGATACCCCAAACGCCAACGGTAGAATATACCCAAGACCAATATTAGAAAGAGAACTTATAAAATATCAACTAAAAATCAGTGAAAGAAGGGCTTATGGTGAAAGTGACCACCCCGAATCAACCATTATATCCACAAAGGGTATTTCAATGAACATTATTAAATTATGGTGGGAAGGAAAAACTATTGTGGGTGATTTGGAAGTACCACTATCACATGGATTTGTGAAGAATGGTATTTGTAGCACTCCGGGAGATATTATTGCGAATAATATTTATTATAATAGGTTGAAACTTGGTGTTTCTTCGAGAGGTGTGGGTTCCGTGGAAGCAGGAAAAAACAATATTAATGTTGTTGGAGACGATTTTGAACTTTTGTGTTGGGATTGGGTGACTGACCCTTCAACACCGGGTGCTTGGACAGCAAAAGATATGAGTGATTTGAAACCTTATATTGAAAACACAGAAATCAAAACTTGTGAAAAGAAAATATTCATCATTGAAAAAGTTGATAAAGTATTACAAATTATAAAATAAAGTTATGTTAGATTTTTTTTCCAATTTTCATTTGTCGTGGCTGTTTTACATGTCATTTACCGTTCTCTTCGGTTGGGTTGGAGTACTGTTATTTAAAATTAAGGGTATCCCTGTAAGTCTTAGTGAAACAAGATATTTAGTTAATCACCGAAAAGTTGGACACCTTCTATGGTATCTTATGTGTACCTTAACCGCAATACCATTAATGATAGTATGGATATACTATTTGAATAAGTATGAAATGGAAGGACAAATACTTGCTTATTTGACCTGTTTGGCTTTGGTTGGTGTCGGAATTGCGGGTGATTTCAAAGACGCTGGGTGGAAGTTTTTTATTCATTGTTTGTTTGCTTTAATTAGTGCCGGTGCGTGTGTTGTGTGGATTTGTCTATATTCACCACTTGCTTTTATTATCATACCGATTGCAATATTCTTTACATTGGTAGGATTGTGGACAGGTGGTCGGTCAGCAGAAAACCGTGTGGGAAAACCAAAGAGAAACGCTATTGTATTTTATCTCGAATTTGTTTGTTTTTTAGCAATTTACCTCTGTATCTACGGTTTGATTATTGGTATCTGAATCGGTGATACAATAACTTAACATTTGAAGTCGCTTCTGTTTTGCTGTCTGACATTTTGGACAAAGGTGTTTGAATTTTCTACCTTTTGGGTCACTATACCAACCATGTTCCAAAAACCGTTTAAGGAGTTCTTCCCAACTACTACCCCAAACATCACTATTACAACATTTGTCACAATGTGCTTCAAAAATTACATTACCTATACTCTTAATCATATTATTTACCTATTATTTGATCAGTTACCTATGTTGGGTAACTGTGTTAAAAAAAATAACACCCCCAAAGTTATGAGGGTGTTAAAAATTATAATTTAATTACTTAAATACCGGTTGAGTTTTGTGTCTTTCATTTTCACTCTTGGGGTGTCGGATACACCGCAGTCAAAAGAGTTGAACATTAATACAAGTATATACACCGCACCTGCAACTATGTTCACAACCGGTACTAATCCCAAGACAAGAAGTAAGAGTATAAAACCTTTTGGTATTGGTTTATCTTTCCACAATAAGTGCCTTCTTGAAAACCACGCCGCTATTAAACATATAGTGAATGGTATTAAAATTAATCCCAAATTAAGTCCCATAATGCTTACCTCCCCACTTGTGGTAAATTAATCAAAGGTACACCGGAACCACCACTATACATAGGGAGTTTTCCATCCCACTTTTCGATAGCGTATTGTTGAACGAGTAACATATTAAGTGATGCTGCAACAACCCTGTTGTAGTATGCTTCGCCGTCACCCTTAATTTTCAAGGCTTCCGCTTCACCACGCGCTTTAGTTACTTCGATTTCCGCTTGTGCTCTTGCACGAGCGACCTCATTTTCCGCCCTCATCGCTTCCTGTACCATTCGGTTTCTTGAATCAATCGCCTCTACCAAACTTGCCGGTGGTGCAATCGCAGCCGTAAATTCAACAACCTGAAAACCTTGACTACCTAACGATTGTTCGAGCATTTCTCGGACTTGTGCCTCAAACTCACCACGCTTCGCCATTAATTCATCGGATGTGAAGAGGTTCCCAACAGTTCGATAAGCGTCAAACACACAGGTTAGAATAAATCCTTGTTCGATTTCCTTTATGGGTCTACGATATGTTAAAAACACATCAATCGCCTTATCGGGATTCAAACGGTACGCCAAGTTTGGTGTGATACGGAAAATTGCCGCATCCTTCGCATTAACGGTGATTTCACCATACGAAACTCGTTGTACGTACACCGGATACTGATGTACACTCTGTGTAAAGGGGTTAAACCACACAAAACCACGTACAGTTCCCATTACACCACCTTGTTTCTCTTCCGAAACACTCCACTTGTGGAATTTAATACCAACCGAGGTCGAATCGACCGTGGTACAACTTTGGGCGAACATCATAATCGCCACTAAACTCAAAATCCAAAAACTTCCTTTCTTCATCTGTTCTAAAAAAATTTAATGTTAAAAACTTATTTTACTTATCAAATATACATAATATATTTCATTACTTAAAAACGTTACGATTTTCCCTAAAGAATTTCAATAACGTGGTTTCAGACCAACTAACCCTTTCGTCTGAACGAGAGGTTGGGGCAAACTTTTGTTCTATCGCGTCAATATACATTGTGTGAGAAAAATCATCACCTTGATAATTTTCTTCCCAATATTTCGGCGGAATCTTGTTTTCCATATCCAACTGCTCAATAGAGAGGTTGTCGAAACTGATAACATTGGTGTAAGATACAATTTTAATAATATTCCGATCCCATTCCACAATATTATTCTTAATATCCTCTGAATAAGATTTATAGTAATCTAATCCTCTACCAAACTCTTTATAACCAAGCAATAGAAACTTTCGTAATCCGAAGCGGTCTCTTAACTGTGTTATAATTTCCGGTGTGTGTAGACCTATAATAAGGTGCGCAACTGTGTGTTCATACTTCAAAAAATACTCTTCGTCTGCTGAACACTTATCAATACCTTCTATTGGAATTGATACACCTAACCCATAAATCAATTTTTCTTCCATATAACGTTTCAATTCAACCGCATTACTTCCATGTAAGTGGTGAAAATTAACCGTCAAACTAGGGAATATCTTTTTTGTTTGACAGAATTGAAGAAGTAGTGGGAGGTCGGGATGTGATAATGGATTACCGCCGCCGACTGCCATTTCCTGTCCACCTGGTAACACATCCAAAACTTCTATCAACGCATTTATATCAGCGTGTTTTCCGTGAAAATGTGATTTTTCATGACAAAAAGCACAGGGTTTAAAATCACCCATACCATATTTAGATGGTATGCCCACACATTGGTTTGTGATTTTTATATCCATACTGTTCGGATAGTCAAACACAACAGGTTTGGTTTCGTCAAACTCCATTATTCGTGTACCATCTTCAAAAAGTTGGACTTTTACATTACCGTTTTGGTAGTTTATTATTTCTTTCATTGTGTTTTTTAAATTAACAATCATTTCCGAATTTTCCAAAAGCAACTATTTTATCACCGCTCGGGGTGGTGTGATCCATTTCAAAACATTCTAAACACTCATCTTCCAACCACTCCTCATAGGTTTGAATGTTTTCATTTTGATATTCTTCAAAAGAATCATAATAAGTCCTTTCGTCATTATCTTCAAACTCTTTCTGAAATTGTGTTAGTGTTCCCAACGTTTCTTCATCACGATTGAAAACTAACATACCGTCTTTCCACAAATCAAATTCTGATCTCGCCACTATCGTTAGTGTGTGGGTCGAAGAAGAATTGGTTTCAAAAACCCCTAATCTACATACCTGTTTCATATTATTTACATTTAATTTATATTATTTTACTAATTTATCTACCATTTCAATCACATCCCCGTGTAACAACATTTCTGCTTCCGATATTTCCTTAACCACAACGGGTTTAGGTTTGGGTTTCTGAAACACATCAAATAGTCTTTTTATCCATCCAACCCCACTATCAACGGGGGTTGATTCAATGTTCACTTCTTGTTCACGAATAAATATTCTGTGTCCTACCCGCGCTGCTTCTTCTTGTTGTCGTCTTTGCATTTCTTCAAGACGTTGTTGGAACTTCGACTTTCGTGGTGGTATATCTGTTACGATAAAACGACCATTACCTTCTTGTAAACGCGCTTGCATTTCTTCAAGGCGTTGTTGAAATTTTGACTTTCTCATTTAATTTCTCCCCTGTCTTACTAAAATATATTTAGTTTCATCTTTGATAACTTCCAAGAATGGATCAATTATCTTTTCCATAATTTCGTCAAATGAAAAATTCATTGTGTTCGTAAACTCTTCAATAAAACTAAATGTTACTTCACCCCTATCTTCGTAAATAGAAATAGAGGTATCTTCGAGTACAACGTCATTATATGGTAAGTTCATTTTAATATAATGTATTGCTTTATAAACAATATCTTTGTCAAGACACAAATATCTTTGAACTGTACCATCACAATCACGTTTCATTTCATTCATATACAACATTAATAATGCCGCCTTTTCGTCAAATGTGTAAGCCACCCATTGTTTTCCATTATAAAGGTCCCCACCACATTGGGTTTCGGTTGGTTCAGTGTATGTGTGATAGAAAACACTTGGGTATAAAATGTTTTTCTCAACCAAACCCATTTTCTTCAAAGGAATTTTGGATTTCAGTTGAACTACCATTGTGTGAACTGAACTAGAATTTGTTTCAAATACACCTCTTCTAATAACTTTCTTCATTTCAATTATTTTTTACGTTAAAAACTAATTCAAAAATACAATTAGAAATCATAGAAAACAAATGTATATTTGGGGTAACAAAAATTTAATATGATGGTAAACATAAAAAAATTGTACAAGTATGGTTACTTGGAAATAGAAGGTGATAGTGAAAATATATGGTTCACATCGGACTTACACTTATATCACAAAAACATTATCAAACTTTGTAATAGACCATTTGCTGACGTTGAGGAAATGTCAAATACATTGGTCGAAAATTGGAATAGTGTGGTTAAAGAAGATGATTTGGTATTCAATCTTGGGGATTTCTGTTGGTCAGAATGTTCTATCGTTTGGTCAAAACTCATAGATAAACTTAATGGTCGTCAAATTTTGATAAAAGGAAACCACGATCACCCCAAAACATTACAAAAATTATCCGATAAATATTCTCTTATTGAAGTTTGGAAACCAGGGTCTAATTTCCCAATTAAGAATTTGAATAAGTTATTTATGATAAGAGAAAGTTTAGAGGTGCGCCACAACGGGGAACGCTTTCTACTTAATCATTACCCACAAGCACATTATGTTGGACAATATCATTCCGTTAGACAAATATTTGGGCACACCCATGAAAAATCATGTGCATATTCACCCAATCATTACAACGTTTGTGTTGAGCGAAACCTGTATCGCCCTGTATCATTGGAAGAGGTGGGAATGTTGCTGACAATGCAGTGTCGGGATAACGAAACAAATTATTTTTTAGAAGACCTACTATATAAAGAAACATAAAAACATTTATCTCCTATTTATTTATAAAAAAGGAGATATAATGGAAGCGTTAGATTTTAGATTGACCGATATATTTGCCATTTTATCATCATTGGTTGTGGTGGTAACGGCATTAGCAGCACTGTTCAAAAAACTACGAACCAATCTTGTGACCAATATGGCTTCACTGATTGATGTGGATAGTTTGAATAGAAATTCTTCTTTGTATAAAACATTGGAGATTAACAACCAAATATTGGATCAAGTGAACAATATTAATATGAAAAACATTGATGCGTTTGATAAAATAAACGACCAATTTTCCAATATTAATAAATCGCTGCTGCGGTTGGAAATTTTATCACTTATGGATCACAGGTCGAATGACATGGCAACTATCTATAAGATATATGAAGATTACAAAGAAAATGGTGGAAATTCATATATAGATAAGTTGATAAAAGATTGGGAGAAGGGTAACTATCCTTCTGTTGATAAAATAGTCGAAAAAATACTCGAAGAAAAAGAGAGAGAAAAGAATATTAAATAATATGGTACATACAATTATAATCGGTGTTTGGATGACATTGTTATTTATAACATTGTCTGTTGTTTTCGTATATATGTTTAAGAAACCAAAACATAATATAAACGAGGTTTTTGAACAAATATTTAAGAAACAAGTTGATTTGTTAAAAAAAATTGACGAAGAAAACACAATGCAAGTAGAGGTGTTTGATAAACTTAACCATAATATTGTAGAGAATTATCGCATACTATTGCAAATACAAATAAAAGAATCTATTAAACACAACCCCTTTGAAACAGAACATATTCTAAAATTATATAACGATTACATTGGTATTGCCAAATATCCGAACACAGTTTTAGATGATGCGGTTAATGAGTGGAGAAACCTATACGGTTATTAACAAATAAATTCCACCATACCACTATCCAAATAGAGATATGCGCCAACAATTTTTATATCACCATTTTTTTCCTTTTCACGTAAAAAACGATATTCCCGAATTGTATTTACAGATTGTTGAACATTTGTTCGACACACCAAATCAAAGAAACCAGGATTAGACGATACGGTTTCACCACCATAAATAATATCCGCACTTGCTCGTACCGCCGGTAGTATTGGGCGAAGTTTTCCTAACAAACCCCAATCCTTTTCCTCTGTATCAATAACACGTTTGACAGCAGCACAATTATCATGTCCCAAAACCATTACCAAATTCACGGAAGGAAAACTACAAGCAAATACCAAATCAAATAAAATTTCATTGGTAATAACATTCCCCGATGTGCGAATTGTAATAACATCACCCGCACCCAATTTAAAAATATCTTCAACCACAATACGAGAATCTATACAAGTTACTATCACCGCTTTCGGTGTTTGTTCCTTAATACTATGGGGTTTGTCGTTAACATATTCTTTGTTACGACATTTTAAAACTTCAAGTGTCGGGTGAGGCACTTCTTCTTTCTTTTTGAATTTAAAAAAATCTTCCATTTTGATATTATTTAAGGTTTTCAGTTTCGAGTTGTAATATTTCTTTCTCCAACGATGCTGTTATTTTCATAAGTGTTTTTAAATAAAACGTGTTTATAATCCACTTGTTTAAGTGTCGCCACCTGCGCTTATCCCAATCAGCCAATGGTGTATAAAACCCCAATAGTGTGGAACGATTATAAGCAGTAGGTGTATTAAGAAATGATTTACGAAAAGATAAAAAACTCCGCAATTCCCTAAACATAGCATGAAACACGGTGGCGCGACAAATTGTTCCACCACAATTTTTATCACGATACAATCCCTTGAATTTTATCCAACGTTTTAAGACTTCACCCATATAATTTGCTTTGTATTTAAACTCTGCAACAATACCCCAATTGAAGAAAAACCATTTTGGTTCAATCCTAAACAAATGGTCTCTTACACCCATTTTGTATATTTCAACATTCGACTGACGGCGAATAGAATTAAACGGTGCCGGATTTTGACCAATAGCAAGATTACTCCAATCGCCAAAGAACATTTTGTTTTTACGCTCACCCCAATCACCCATAAAATAATAATCTCCGTAAGTGTCATATTGATAATCTGCTGAAGGACAATCTGTCATTGGACAACGATACATGTCTTCTATCGAACCATTCCCATTAGGATCAGTTACATGATCTAACGACGTTTCAACCCGTGCCTCACCAACATATTCAAGCCGCACACGAGGTCCACAAAACGCACAACGAAAATCTTCTTTCTGACCATCTATTCTATTATCACATACCCCATAGGTTGGGGATTCATTCATACTTTCCATTTTCATATTTATTTTAAACATTTATATCAAATATAATATCACAAAATTATTCCGATCCTATAAAGATATTATTCTGAATGAAATGTTTGTGTAACTAAAAATACACTATTTTCCACTGTTTCCCAATTTATTTTATTTTTCTATTTATAAAAAATACAAAAAACCATGAGTATTCAAGAAGAAGAAATAAAGAAATTGAAGGAGGAAAATGAGTTGTTGAAAAAGCGTTTGGATAACGCAAACAAACTCAAATCAACCTTTCTTGCTAATATGAGCCACGAAATTAGAACACCGTTAAACGCTATTGTGGGGTTTTCTAATTTTTTAACCGAATGTGAAGAATTAACCGAAAGTGAGCGCAACGAATTTATTAACATTATTCAACAAAATAATGATTACTTATTGAAAATCATTGACGATATTTTAGAACTCTCTAAAATTGAAAGAGATCAAGTCTTTATTAATAATGTTAAACTGAAACTAAATCAGTTTTTAGGTGGATTGATTAATGAGAATAAGAAAAAAATTAACCCCAATAGGAAAGTCGAATTAATATTAGACGATGTGGATTTTATTGAAAATTGTCTTATTGAAGTTGATGCCATAAAATTAGAGCAGATACTTAATAATCTTATTGATAATGCTATTAGATTCACATTGAGTGGATATGTGTTAGTTGGGTATAAACAAATACCGGGTTTCATTGAATTTTATGTTGAAGATAGTGGAGTTGGAATACCCAAAGAAAAATTAGAACACGTTTTTAATAGTTTTTACCAAATCAATAGTGCTATATGTCCCGATTCGGGAATGGGCGTTGGGTTATTTATTTCAAAAAACTATGTTAAAAGAATGGGTGGTGTTATGGGTGTAAGTTCAGTCGAAGGTGAAGGTAGTAGATTTCATTTTACCATACCATATCTTGTATAATAATTAAAACACAGATAAAAAATAAATATTTAACTATTTATTCATAAAGAATAAAAATAAATTATGATATAATGCTATGAGCGATTTATTGATTAAAATGCCGTTGGTTTACGAACCATTAAGACAAAATAGGTTTCTGTTGAGGTTTCCTTCTGATCTTGGAATACAAGAATGGTGGGTAAAAGACACTGTTAGACCAACTTTGGAACTACCGTCAAAAGAAATTGAATTTATGAATACCTCAACTTGGATTACAGGAAGATACAAGTGGAAGGCAATGACTGTTAAGTTAAGAGATACTATTGGTCCTTCTACAAGTCAAGCTGTGATGGAGTGGGTACGTTTACATGCGGAATCTGTGACCGGCCGTATGGGTTACGCCGCTGGTTACAAACGTAATTGTGAATTGGAAATGTTAGACCCAACCGGTGTTGTTGTTCAAAAATGGATATTGGTGAATTGTATGTTATCAGGTGATATTAATTTCGGAAGTTTAAGTTATACATCGGAAGAAATTGCTGAAATAGATTTTTCTATACAACCCGACTATTGTGTATTAGCATACTAATACAACACAATATTTACAGAATACAAGCGAATTATGATGGTATTACCATCATATATTCGTTTTGTTATTTGTATATGTATTGAATGTTCAACTCTTTTTCTGAACGCACGTGTTCTCTCCAATTATCAAGACACTCCGCGCTTAATTCTTGTTTATCTGACGTGAACAAGTAATTTACGCCACCGTCATCGTCTATGATTTCTAAAAATTGAACGCCGTAGTGCATAACGTCATTTACTTTATCGTAAGCCTGTACTGTTAACATTGTTTTAATATGGTATTATTAAGTTTATTACCCATCCATTCACAAAGTCGGATTAGGTGTTCTATTGTTAAATCTGTATCGTCTGTGTATTCTTGTAATTCACATGGGTCATCACAATACTTACCGAGACAACCTATTAGTTGTTTTCTTGGATACAACTCTTCGTTATTTGTCCAACCCTTTTCAATAAGGTCGAGTTCGTGGGTACAACCACCACAAACTTCTTGACATGATTTACAGACAAAGTGTCCTCTTAATTTCCATTCTATATTATTCATATTACAAATATACAATAAATGCTATTTATATAAAATTAGAATACGATATGAGTGAAAAGGATATTGAGAAATGGTTTAAGAAACAACTTGAAAGTCGTGATTTTGAAAAGACGATAAAAAAAATAATCTCCAAGAGTTTTGAAGATTATTTAACTATGATGTATCAGCAACGTCATTTTCTCAAAAACCAACTTTAAACACAACTTATAACACGTAAGGTGTGTGTTGAACTATTTAACAAAGTACCTTGTGCTGTGTTCATTTCCGTAACGGTTATTCTAAACTGATAAATTTCGCCAACTTGTGCGGTTGCGGGAATAGTAACAGAAATAACACTATTATTATTACCATTCAGATTGTAATACGGACCCGCACTTCCGGTTAACCCCCTATCCCAAATTGTTAATAGACTTGGATTATTATAGATTGTTCCACTCGGATAACTTTCTTGTGCAAATGTTGTAACATTTCCTGTTATATTTGTGTCTTTTATTCCAAAAGCAATTGTTACCACATGTCGTGTACCATTACTTCTTCCTCTCCAACTACCACCTAAATAAACTGTGGTTTGTTGTCCAGCACAAACACCTGTGATTTGTGGTGGGTTGGGGTTGTTTGTTCTTGGTGCTGTCAAATGGTAATTTATATTAGTACCGTTACTTATATCCGGCGTATCCGGTGGTTTTAAGGTAATGATATTAATATCTTTTATTGCTTCGCCGCAGCGATTAGAAAACTTTATTGTAACGGGAAATACAGCATCTTGTTCGGGAGTGCAGGATATTTCCCCTGTTCGCTCATTTAATTGTGAACCTGGGGGTAACACACCTTCTGTGATTTCCCAAAATCCTGGTATCCCTTTATGTAAAATTTGTCGTATCACAATTCTTGGTTTTTCTTATATGGATAAATATACGAAATTTTGAAATAATTCTAAAATTAAGTAAAATAATATTCCCATTAGGATTTTTCTAACATTTCGATTGCAGCACCGATATTGGGTGTGATATTTAATATAGTATCAAGTTGTGATATAAAAATCAGGCGTTCCACCGCTTCGTTCAATCCACTGAGGATAAATTTACCACCGGCGTTTTTACACAACCTGTGGGCAACAAGAATTGCACCTAAGCCGGAAGAGTCACAGTATTTGCACATTTCCAAGTTCAAAATAATGTTCTTCTCACCATTCCCTGATATTAAGACTAATTCGGATTTGAGTGTTGGTGCAATATGTGTGTCTAATTTTTGTTGTTGTACACTGATAACGGTGTGTGTAACGTTTTGGTCAATTTTTAAGTTCATTGCAATAAAATTTTTATAATAAATACTTATTTCTTTCTATAAATATACATGTTTTTCAAAAATAAACCCCTACAAATTTTATATGTAAGGGTTTAATGGAAAAATATAATGAACTACATTAGGACAAGAATGTAGGTAAGTCAAATATACTATTTTCGTTTTACATATTAACTCTATTTATATTAAAAATCGTATTTATCATGAAAAAAATTAAAGTTGGAAGCGTATTGGTTGAAACAAAACGCAACTTACAATTAACGTATGTTGGTTTGAATGAGGATAAGACACGAGCAAAGTTTGTGGGTGGAAATAATCAACAGTATTCAATGTCTAAACAAAATTTATTAAATGGTTTGAAGGAAGGAAGAATAATGGAAACAACTGAACCGATAGAAGAAGATGGTAGTGCAGCGGGTGGTGGGGCCATTTCGGGTGCTGGTGGTGGTGCGGGAGCAGGTGCTGCTTTTGGTGGAACGTATGACGCACCCGCTTTTGGTAAAGCACCCAAAAGTGTTATAAAGAAAAAACCATATACTATATGCGCCGAAGAAATTAAGAAAAACGTCATTCGCCCTATAGTAGAACAACACCTTAAAAAGTATTTTTAATTTAATCTACTATTTATTATTAAAATAAACGAATAATATAATTAATTATGTACAAAAATAATTATGCAACCATAGAAGAGAGTATAGGTAGGATGCAGAAACTTATGGGCAACACCGCGCCGGTGGTTCGCACGGAACAAGTGCTTGGAAACATTGAAAAGGTGTATAGGGGTCATGATAATAATGCTTATGCTATTGTAAAAGAAAATTCACACTACTATTTAAAAGTATCAGGAAAAACATCAGATTTGTCTTTGAACGATTTTGAATATTTGGGTGGAAACAGACAATGTAAAAATCTGTATGAATATAGTTCCTTTGCCAATGCAGAGAAGTTCCTTAAAGAACATTTAATTACCTTGAACCAACAGGTTAACAACCAAGAATTACTTAAAGAAGAAGCAAAACGTGTTGATACCAACCTTGAAAAAACCGCTACTTCAACAGCAATGCGCAGTGAAATAGACCGTATTCGTGAGATTATGGAAAACACCAATAGAATTAATAAAGGTGGTAGTGCAAGTGTTGTTAAGAAATCTCTAAACGAAAAAGTAAATATCGCTAACGAAGAGAGTGGTATGATTACCGATAGTGTGAACGAAGAACCCGTAAACGAAATTATTAGCAATGCTATTAAAAATGTTGCTAGTGGAATTGGTAATATGGGTGCCGGTGTTATTCACGGTCAAACAACAGAAGGAAGCGAAGAACCTGTGAATGAATTTGTCAGTAACGCCATAAAAAACGTTGCTAGTGGAATTGGTAATATGGGTGCCGGTGTTATTCACGGTCAAACAACAGAAGGAAGCGAAGACGACGAACTTGAACTCGAATTAGACGGTGATGACGAATTTGATTTAGACGACGAATTTGACAGCGAAGAAGAAAATGAATTTGAAGAAGATTTGGAAGACGAATTTGACGGTGAAGAAGACGAAGAAATGTCAATGCTAAATGCTTTAATGGATAAGTTGAATAGTATTGAAGAAAAATTAGACGGTGCTGACAGCGAAGAAGGTGAATTTGAAATAGATTTAGACGACGATAGCGAAGGTGAATTTGATTTAGACGAATGTGGTGTAGTTGGTGAAGGTGACGATATTGAAGAAGCGTTTCTATCTGACAAACTCAACGCAAAATATGGTACATTACCAAAACAAGCCGATGAAGCAAAAGCAAATTTTGAAAGAGTTATCACATCTTGGTTGGAAAGAGACCGACCTGGTATGAGTCCAACAGAATTAGCAAACGCACTTAAAGCAAAAATAGACGAAATAGTTGCCGAAGAAGAATCAGACGATATTGATAACCCACTGTTTGATGACCCCGATGACAGAATGACGGGTACTATGGGTGAAGCCAATATGAAAAGAATGGTTCAAAAAATTATTAAAGAAACTATTAGTACAATCGCTTCTGATGTAACAAAAGATAATTTTGGATATACTAACGCCGAACCGGATAGTAAAGGTAGAACGAGTTTTGATAACCCAAAAGCCGAAAAAGAAATTGGTTTAGGTAATCACCACGAAGATACACTTGATCAAATTAAATCAACAACAGGAAATCATTCTAAACCTTCAACAGGTAGTACACCAGCAGGTAAAGTTGCTAACGTTATTGACGATATAGAAGTTGAAATCGTTGATTGTTGTGAGTCAAAAAACAAAAAACCTCTCTACATTGTAGAACAAGACGGAACAGTTATTGGTAAAATTGCACGTGAAACGTTGAAGAAGCGTAAATAATATCAATAATACATAAGGCGATATGGATAGAAATATATATGAAGCATTTCTTGAAATTAAACAAGAAATGAAAGAAGAAATATTAGAGGTGTTGGTTCCAACGATCCAACAGGTCGCCGATTCGGTTCACAACAGTAATGTTAAAACTTTGGAGGCAATAACTGCTGAAAATAAAACATTAAAACAAGAACTTGATGGTTTACGCCGTGTTGTAATAACTAAAAATCACTTAGGAATAATATACACAATATTATTTATGTTATTATTCACTGTTGGATTTTTATTTATTTCAAACAGACAATTGGAACAACGTGAATTAACGTTGGAAAAGGAGTTTAGAGAATTAATGGTTAAATTGATAGATTATCGAATATTAGTTAATGACAGAGGTATTTATATCCCCGAACACAGTCCCAACTCAACTCCCGACCCAAATCCAAGAAGATAAAATAGGAATGGAAGAAGAGGTTTTGTGTAAGATTAATCAACTTATTATGGAGAAAACCGGTAAAAGCATTGAGGATTTAGAATATGCGCCATTACCGGAAGAGGATCATAGATACAACACACAGCGTTTTGGTAGAGCGGAAGATATTCTAACACCAAGACAAGCAAATGAAAAAATACAAAAATTTCTATCATTAAAATTTTAAAAAGAAAAATCCCATTCAAACTCGAATGGGATTTTTTATTTGGGGTGGGGTTTTTCTCAGGAAATGAATTTTACGTTGTGCACTACGTACCCCACAAAGCTTCACTTGACACTACTACTGTCTCTTCGTAACTCTTCCCAATTTAATTAACTTCTTCCGCTTCCTGTGGTCCACCGGCGGTTGCTTTACTGAAATCAAAATCACCAAATGGGTTGTCCGCACCCATATTAGCAAACGGATTGCTTGGGTTTCCACCACCAGGGTTATTTGCCGCATACAATCTTGTTGAAATCGGTATCCACACCTCATCCATTTTCTTTGCTAACTCATCCACCTTTTCGTGGTTTTCGGTTTTAATAACTTCCTTCAATTCGTCAATCACCGTTTGGATTTTTATTTTTTCCTCATCGGTAATTTTATCACCCATTTCGTCAATTTGTTTTTCGGTTGAGAAAATTATGGAGTCCGCCTTATTCATAGCTAAAACCTTTTCCATTTTTTTCTTATCCGCTTCGGCGTTATCTTCTGCTTCACGTTTCATTCTTTCAACCTCTTCTGACGATAATCCTGATGAAGATTGAATGGTGATATGTTGTTCTTTGTTTGTCCCTTTATCAGTTGCTTTAACAGACATAATACCGTTGGCATCAATACTAAATGTTACCTCTATTTGTGGTGTACCGCGCCTTGCCGGTGGAATACCATCTAAATCAAATTGACCTAATAGTTTATTATCATTGAAAGAGGGGCGTTCACCTTGGGCTACGCGAATGGTTACTGCCGGTTGGTTATCAACTGCTGTGCTGAAAATTTGTGATTTTGAAACAGGGATTGTTGTGTTCGCATCAATAAGTTTTGTGAACACACTACCCATAGTTTCGATACCTAATGAAAGTGGTGTGACATCTAAAAGTAGAACGTCTTGTGTTTCACCACTTAACACAGACCCTTGAACTGCTGCTCCAAGGGCAACAACTTGGTCGGGATGTACACTTTTGTTTGGTTTTCTCCCAAAAAACTTCTCAACAGCCTCTTGTACAGCGGGAATACGAGTACTACCACCAACAAGAATTACTTCGTCAATATCACTTGTGGTTATACCTGCGCTTTTCAATGCTGATTTACAAGGTTCGATTGTGCGTTTAACGATAGTTTCTATCATTTGTTCAAATTTCGCACGTGTAATCGTTTGCACGAGGTGTTTTGGTACACCGTCAACCGGCATAATGTATGGAAGATTTATTTCTGTTTGAACTGAACTTGACAACTCAATTTTCGCCTTCTCAGCGGCTTCTTTCAGGCGTTGTAATGCCATTGGGTCTTTTTTCAAATCAATGGCGTATTCCTTATTAAATTCGTCAGCAAGATAATTTATAATGACATGGTCAATATCATCACCCCCCAACCTTGTATCGCCGTCAGTGGATTTGACTTCAAACACACCACCACCGAGTTCAAGTATTGATATATCGAATGTACCCCCACCGAAGTCAAATACAGCAATTTTCATATCGTCTTTCTTATCTAAACCAAAAGCCAATGCTGCTGCCGTAGGTTCATTAATTATACGAGCGACTTCTAATCCGGCTATTTCACCCGCTTCTTTGGTTGCTTGACGCTGTGAATCGGAAAAATAAGCCGGTACAGTGATAACTGCTTTAACCACCTCTGTTCCAAGAAAATCTTCCGCTGTTTTCCGCATTTTTTGCAGGATTATTGCTGAAATTTCTTGTGGGGAATATTCTTTATTTTCAATTTTAACACGAATAGTGTCATTAGTACCACTTACAAGTTCGTATGCAACTTTATCCTTTTCGTTGTTGATTGAACTATATTTTTCACCCATAAAACGCTTTATGGAATAAACCGTTTTTGTTGGATTAGTTACCGATTGGCGTTTCGCGGAATCTCCCACAACACGCTCACCGTCTTTTATAAAACCAACAATTGAGGGGGTGGTGTCCTTCCCCTCACCGTTTGGAATAACCATTGGCTTACCACCTTCTACTACTGAAACACAAGAGTTACTTGTGCCTAAATCTATACCTATTATTTTCATATTAAATATTTATTTTTTCAATTTATATCAATTTTTCTAATTGTGGGTTGTTCGGTAGAACTCCACATTTTATCTATAACAATCTCCAAAATACCATCCACAATATGTGAAGTAGTAGTATCTAAATCACAATCTTTTGGAATGGTAAATGTTTCTTTACCGGGTTTTGTGTTGAAATGAAAACCATTATCACGTGGTTTATACTCCACAGTTAGAGTATAATCTTGTAATGTGATTTCAATATCATTTTTTGATAATCCTGGAACCAACAATTCAATCGAATGAGTGTGTGCATCACTCTCGATATGACAGTTTGATCTACCTATACCGTATGATACAGTATAACTTGGTGGCGCAATTATGTCTTGCGCACGTGGGAGAATACCCCACCATGGGCTTGTATCCTCACTTGGTAAAAAATCACCCACATGAAATCTATATGGATAATTACCTGTACCTGTTCTTATGTTACAACAACTTTTCATATTATATAATTATTATTATTATTTATTTTTACATTTACCACTATTCAAAGAGTGTGCCAAAGGATTTTTGTCACAAAAAAAGATGTTTTTTGTGACAAAATATGACAGATTGTCATACTTGTCCTTCATCTACTGACACCTTTGCAGTATTGAACCGGCGTGAAATACGACCTCTTGTCAGATCGTATGGCGACATTTCTATTTCGACTTTATCACCAACTAAAATTTTAACGTAGTTTTTGCGTATTTTACCTGATATTACACACAGCACCATGTGTTCGTTTTCCAACTCAACGCGAAAGGTGGCGTTACCCAACGCTTCTGTAACTATACCTGTTTGGATTATAAGATTCTTTTTACCCATTTTCTTTTTTTATAAATTGTTTTAAATATTTCATTTCGATATGTTTCTTAATAATATCCCCATGACATGACTTCGGCGCACAAAAACAACCAAGACATATGTTTTCACCACGTATATACATATCATATATTTCGTCTATTTTCTCTCTAAATGTGGGGTTATTTTCATAGTTTTCAAGAAAATATTCTTGGTATTTTGCAATTGCGGTTTCTCTATCTGATACCGTGTATTGCGCTAACGTTCCTGTTTTGGTACTATATGGATTACCCAATATGTTATTTTCTCTGTTTCTACCTATGTAGAAATACACACCATCGTTTGGGGTGTGTTTATTAATGTTTATTACTTCTATACTTCCCACTATCTTATTACCATTACTGATTTTTCACCGATACCATTTTCTTCTTTGTGGTCTATATAATGACACACAACTTCTTCTGTAATAGATTCAATGTGGTCAAAACCCGTACCACTACAATTAACAATAAGAACTTCCATTGTTTTAGGAAGACCTTCCAACGCATTTTCTATATCAAGTACTGTTAACATATCAATTATTTTGTTTCAAATATACAAAAAATAACAAAAATTTACAAGTATGTTGCTGTTTGAAGTAGTTTAATTACACCATCAATACCTCTTTCTCTATACAGGTCGGAAACGTCTTTACATTTCTCCGGCAGCGTTAATTTAGACCAATCTACTATGCGTATCCGCCCACACAATCTACCTACGTTCAACGTTTCATAAATCTTTATCCAATCCTCATACGCTTTTTCTTCATAGTCGGGTATTAACAAAACACTGTTTGCTCTTTCCAACAATACGTTGAATAATCGGAAGTCGGAGTTTAATTTCTTTCCTAATATTGGAATAGCATTTGAAGGTAATGGAATAGCGTCTAAAACACCTTCGACTAATCTAACTTCACCGTCAAATTGTGTTTTATTGTATCCCCATATTATTTCACGTTTATCGTGATCTGATGGTAGAACAAATTTTGTTTGATATTTGTTTTCCTTATACAGACGACCAACAAAATAATCTATGCTACCGAATGACCAATTAGTAAAGATTATTCGATTACGAATACTTTTTGTGTATTTACAACCGGTTGTGCATTTGTTACAAACATTTGTTGTGCAATGTATGTTATTTTTTTCGATTTCATAATCAACCAAACCACGATCAATCAAATAATTGTATGCGTCTTTATGTTCGGGTCGAAGTTTGTTTAATGGAACACAGCACTTGGGTAGTTTAAAGATGGGTTTTTCAAAACACTCTTCGTCAAAATGTAATAGGTACAAACGACTTTCCCTGATATTCTTAATCTCATCGAAATATTCTTTGTATATTCGTTCATTGCCGAATTGTTTGATTAAATAGGATAATCTACCTGATTGTTCGGGGCAACACCAAGAGTTGTATATACCTTTGGGAAAATTTACTTCCAAATTACCTTTACCCACACCCCCACAGTAGGGACAATCGTACTGCGACTGTCCATTTTCACTAACACCACGTTTAGTGCTACCTAAAAAGGATTCAAATATTCTTTCTAATTTGTTGTACATCAATCCATTTTTTGTGAACACCTTTTACAATGCCCATATTCTTTTGCACAATCAATACACAAATCATCGGTGTAGGTGCTTTCAAAATATAATTTTTTACCACAACAATCACAAGGTTTTGTTGTCATCGAAGCACCACCTATTTTAGAGGATACATATTTACAATACTTACATAGACAATGTTCTCTACGTTCTTTTTTTTCTGTATCGTTGGTGTAATCTTCGATTGTTTTTTTATAACCGTCTATAACACGTTTATTTCGTGCTTTACTATCCAACGCTCTTGTTTTACTAACCATATAATTACACTATATTTTGAATATTCCACTTCCTCGCTGACTTACAAAACTTTTTATATTCAGGATATTCGTTATAAGAATGTTTCCAATACCATTCTCTGAACATATGTGGTGGGTGGTTGTTTGATAAGTCATAATAAATATCACACATACTAACGGTTACTTTACCTATTTTACAATCACCACCAATTCGGTTTTTAACCCATTTAACATCATCATGAAAAAGGTCGTGTTTATCACAAAAACACCTTACCATATTATCGCACCACTCCTCATATTGTTCAACGGTGTTTCTAATTCTAGTATTCAACCACGTTTTTCTGTCCTCTACTTCGTCATCGTAATCTTCGAGAGAGGAAATCATTTCCCTTTTTTCCTCATTGTAGAAATCCACATCAAACCTCAATTCATCTTCGGTATATATTAGGTCTTCCTCATATCTAGTGTCATTTGTTCTCAGGATAACATATTTATTCTTAACAGCACCGTTGATTTCATACAGTGAAGTTGTGAAATTTGTTTCAGAATATATGTTCTCATATTCATAGATATAAGGGGCGTTGTTGTTTATTGGTGAGGATTTATCAACCAATTTCGCCTTATATAAATACATAGGGCAACCAACACCATCACACATTGCATATCTGTTTAATAATGTTAATGTACCGTCATCGTTACCATAAATTTTACTTACACCCACCCTAGTTGTGGTAATTGCTATCAATTTTATTCCATTCATATTATTATATTTTTTTAATAAACCAATCATATCATTTTTTACTAATTTAACCTTTCTTCTCTAAATTCACAAATATCCAACAAACAAAAGTCTATGTTATTTACCCTCGTTGTTTGTGTTGCATGAAAATGCCCATAATACCATTTTGATAATATTTTCTGATTATCTTTAATTTTATAGAAATTATTATCCATTGTTTTACGCTCTGTATCCACATCATATTTCAATTGCATATCCACCATTATCCAACTTTGGATACCGCTCTTTGTATATGGATAAACAAATGACGGTGCAGTATGTGATGCAATAATATCAATGTTATTCGGGAATTTTTTATTGATTTCATCTATCTTTGATTCATTATATATGGGCATTTCACCTTCCCAATAATATTTTCTACCGGGTTTTTCACGTTCCCACCTCCAACGTTCAGTTCTATCAACACTCAATCCACCACCAATACATAATATATTTTTAGAAATGGTAAAGATTGGGGGTGCAAAATATAAAGAGTTGTCATCTTGTGGAAGTTCTCTTGTGTAAAATATTTCAATAACAGTGTAATCAGATACTAAATGAATGTTGGAATATGATTTGGAATATACGCCGTCAAAATATTTTGGGTCATCGTGATTTCCTCGAACTACAACAAGGTGATTCTTTTTCTTTTTTAGTTTGCTGTTGAGTTTCTTCAACTCCACTTTATTGTGTTCTTCGGAATGAAAACCAATACCAAAATCACCAAGTTGAATGATTACATAGTTTTCCAATTGGTATTGTACACTTGCTTTGTGTGCAAGGGTACTCCATTGTCCGTGAACATCGCCAACAAAGGTTAATCCATTGGCATCATTAAATTTTATTGTATTCATTTTATCCGTTACTTAATGTTCTAACTCTTTTATTACCACCCATTTCAACAACTTTAATACCACTTGGATCAACAAATGGTTGTTGTTCAACCATCGGTTCAACAACAGGTGGAACAACTTCTTTTTCTAAAACTACATCATTTTTCGGAACTTCCAAAACGGAGGGTGTTACCTCTTTTGGTTTTACAAACGCCGGTTCTTCACCATACACATAGGATACGTGCACCTTTTCTATTAGTTCGTTAATATATTCATTAACGTCTAAATCATTCGCAGCACAATATTCTTCAATAGATTTAATCAATCTTTTCTTAAAAACAAATTTCATATAAGTTCAATTTTATTAAAAATACTATTTATAATAAAATAAAACTAATTATATTAAAAGTCATGGCGTTAATTAATGGTCAAAGTTGTCTTGAAAACATAGGTCTGGGTCACAGACCGGTTTTGTTGATGAAGAACGAATATCAAAAAGAAGAAGCATACGATGTCAATCACCCCAACGCTCTTGCTACCGGTGATGGGCGTGGTCGTGGTACGGCACATGGTGGTCATACACACTCAATACCTGATTGTACAAAAGCAGAATATATTGGTGAACATTTTCAATCACCTATTGAAGCACAAATAGATAGTAATATTGATTCAGGTCCGAACCAAACAGGTGCGGGAGATTGTGTTGACGTGAATGGTCGTCTTGGTTTAGCACACAGTGGGCGTAATGCTCTAATTGGAATAAATATTTATGATCATATAAATACTTATGGTGCGCACTCTGTAAATACTGAATTGAACGTTAATGACGGTCAGTTCGTTGTTGGATATAACGAAAGAACACCGATTCTTTGTGCAACATAACATATTATGATTTGGTTTCTTATAATACCGATTATTGTAATTTTCATTTTATTTTGTTTTCCACAAAAAAGCAGAAGTGGAAGAGGTGCTGGTTGGTATAGCGATAGAAAAACTTCCGGTGGTCTCGCTTTTAACACTGAAACAGGTGAATTAGAAGCAGGTGCCGGCAAATTGATTTTACCGTTTTAATATTAAAAATGAAAAATAATGAAGTACGCAGGAGGAATAATCTTATTGGCAGCAGCCTTTTGTTGTGTGTACATCTTTTGTGTATGTCTAATCTTCTTTGTAAGGACAATACAAAGTATGTTCGCACGAACAAGGTCTGTACACGACCGTATATTGAAGAACAAACGAATTAAACGTTTATTTAGAAGTAAACAAACATGAATGTAGGTGGATTAATGTGTGTTATTTTTGCGTATTATATTGCAATATGTGTGTGGGCAGTATTTGCGTTTAGAGGTGCGGATGACGAAACCAATCACCATAATCTCTGATTCCAACGTTTCTTAATCCAATTTCCCGATTTATTCGGCCAAGCAATTTGATTGTTTGCACTTGCTTCGGCAAAACTAATTATTAATAGAAGTAGTACCCAAGCAATATTAATTACCGGTATCCAACCAAATAAAATACCCAAAATAAGATGTTTGGTTTTGAAACCATATTTTTGTGGTATTTCATTACCATTATCATCAAAGATTTTATCCTCTTTGGAAACCCATATATTTATTACACGTGCCCTGATAGCATAACCACACAACACCGCTAATATCCCTGCTATTCCATATATTATTGTCATATCATTTGTATATTATTCTTCCTCAAAATCACTTTCATCACCAACACGATGGTTAATTAAAACAGAATCTAATGGTATAGAAAGCGTACACTCATATCTAATAGGGTCATCATTTACAAGATTAAACCCTGTAATATAATATGGTTGTCCGTCAATCATTATTTCCATTTGTCCTTTAAAATCAATGGTAGTACCCTCTTTGTGAAGGCGACACCACTCCATAAGTGCTTCGGATACGCTGGGTTCGGTGTCTTTTTCGGTAAATGTCATTTCAATATTACTCCAATGTAATTCTTTATGATTATTCGCAATCTTATCCACAAGTTGTTCTTCCAAAGATATTTCACTTTCAAGTCGTTTTTTACATTCTTGAAGAACTTCTTGGATAATATTATCTTCCGGCGTTACATATTCATATTTAGTAAACATTGGACTATCTACTTCCCCAATATTGAGAGGGGGTGTCATTTCATTACTTTCATTATTCATATCATTTTTTCTATAAATATACAGTATTTTAAAATAACATTGAATTATATGTGAGCGGATAGTGGGACTCGAACCCACACGCCTTTCGGCACTAGTTCCTAAGACTAGCGCGTATACCATTCCGCCATATCCGCATATTATCACAAATATTTGCACTGTTATCATAGGTATTGATAATAGTGCAATTTTATTTGATAATGTATGAGTGGAGGGATTCGAACCCCCGATTTCGTGGTCCCAAACCACGCGCCATACCAACTTGACCACACCCATGTTGTTGATGTTCCACCAGGACTTGAACCTGGACAAACAGATTCAAAATCTGTTGTGCTAACCATTACACAATGGAACAATGTAGCTGGGATAGTAGGTCACGATCCTACGACCTGCGGATTAACAGTCCGATGCTCTACCAACTGAGCTATATCCCAATTTTGCGGTCGATGTGGGATTCGAACCCCTCCTCTACCGTGACAGGGTAACGTGCTAACCATTACACTACACCGACCATTTTGGGTGAGAGAGGAGAATCGAACCCCCGACCTTCTGATCCACAATCAGACGCTCTAACCTACCTGAGCTACCCTCACCATATATTGTAGTCGGTACGGGACTCGAACCCGTTTCTCCACCTTGAAAGGGTGGTGTCCTGACCAATTAGACGAACCGACCATATTTTTGTGGAAAGGGTAGGATTCGAACCTACGAAAGTCCGAAGACAGCGGAGTTACAGTCCGCCCCAATTGACCAACTATGGGACCTTTCCAAACATTTTATCCAAAATAATATTCACATATTATTCCGATCTTATGAGCCGATGGAGGGACTCGAACCCCCGACCAACTGATTACAAATCAGTTGCTCTACCAACTGAGCTACACCGGCATTATTTTTTCGTTTATACGTTGCTATTTTGTGGTATTTTTACCCACTTTTAGCAACCTATTTTATGTCAAAGAACTTCAAAAAAAAACTCCCATTCATTCGGATAGAATTTATGGGAGTGTGAAAATATATGAGTTTTACAGAAATTACATAGAAATTCCTCCCAATGGTTTATTATCCTCTGGTTGATCATTATGATACGTTTCGGGTAGTCCCGCACTGTATGTAATATACTTTTTCATTTCTTTAAAAATAAATTCTATTATAAATAGACAGTTTTTTTTTAATTAACCAAAATTTTTTCACTATTTTCTAAATATTCATCAATTCGTACTATTAAACGTTCAAATTCTTCATTTATTACAGGAGAACCTGTTAAAGTTGGTTTATTTTGTACTACAATATTTTCTGTGATAATTTTTTCTTTGTTATGTTTTTTATTTTCCATTGGTGCTGCTTCTGCTGCCCCAGCCTCTGCGCCACCCACATCGGGTGCACCACCTTCGGCAGGTGCTTCGCCACCACCTTCTTCTGCGCCGCCGCCCATATCATCCATACCCATATCGCCACCTGGTGCACCTCCACCGCCGCCACCGGCAGCCGCTTCTGCTTGTCCTATTTCAGTAGCACCATAATTATATTCTGCATTTGCTTCACCATATAATGTATCAACTCTATCAAAAAGACCTGTTTTCTTAATAATTTGTTGTGTTAATACTAATTCGGTTGCCAATGCTTTTTCAAGTCGAAGGTCTTCCAATATCTGATTAATTTCGCTTTCAGGGAATTTCATAATTTCCCTTAACGCTTTTCTCCACGAATATACTGCTAATCCACCACCCGGATCTGAAAGAGCATCTTTACAAACAAGAATCTTCTTCTGCATTTCTTCAATACGTTGAATTTCTGCTTGTGTTGAAGGATTGTTCATTGTTATTGTAAAGTTATTCAGTTCGTCTGTAAAACCTAACAAATAAAGATGTATGATAGCAATTTTATTTAGTTCAAGAATAACACATTGTTGAATACGTGTAATTATTTTGGCAAATCTTACGTCAGTCATTGATAGTGTTCTACCTTCGGCTGGTGATGCTTCAAAATTTAAAAATACCTTTGGAATACCCAAGGCGGTGAGCATTTGCAAATGAAGATATTCTAAAATATCTTTAAATTTTTCAAATGCTGAACTACCACTTAACGCCTCGATTTTACTTGCGTCATTGTTACCTCTAACCGGGATAAAATAATCGTCTAAGGGTGACATTACGTTTTTAGATAAGTCAATATGACCTGTTTGTGGGTCAATTCGGGAAGTTCTTTTAAATCTGTTTGCTATTTCTTGTACGTATGGTTCAATGTCAGCATCGTCAATTAATCCAACGTCTATTTTGTATATTAATCTATCGTATGCTCTCTCCATCATATGTATTAACATATGATCTTCCGCCATCATTAATCTTCGCCATTGTTGTCTTGCACCATTAATATATGAACAACCATAGGGGGCGGCAATCATATCATTCATTAGTCTGAAATGTCCCACTTGCCAACTATGAAATGTTTGTGGTGCACCTGCGCCAATATATTGAAAATGTGGTTGAAGTTGTGATACGTCATTGTTGGATACACTACCAGCGTTTTGTGGCATAACACCGTAGGGGTGTAAACTTTGAAATCTTCTCATTTCGACCACAGGTACGGAGTGCCACGCCAATATACCGTTTTTAGATTGAATGTTTAACAGTTTATATTCGTTACCATATTTTACCATAGTACGGACTAGGGGTAATAGTTCCAAATGTATTTGAAGTCTATTAACGAAAAGGTCTTCTAAAATAAACTTAATTCTATCTGATTTTGAGGTGATATTAATTAGTGAACCGTCAGGTCCTAAAGTACATGTTTCTGATGCTACCAAATTTAAAGCCTGATATATTTCAGGTCTTTGGCACATATTTTCAATATCACGATACATTAAGTCAACATAACCCATTGACTGTAAATCACGCATATTAGTACGTGCTTGGGTATGTATCCACGTTGAACTTAACCATTTGTCTTGTTTACCTTGAAGTAGTGCCGCATCATATTCCGCTTTATTCTTTGTTTTAAGAATAATATCGTTATTGTAATCATAGGTGCTCGGGTGAGATGACTGAACAGTGGTGTTGTACTGCCCTTTATCCCACCCTGTTAAAGTTTTTATCAGTGCGCTATATATACTTATAGGTTTTTCTTGTTTCTTATCCATTATCGAATACATTTAATATTTAATATAAATAGATGTGGTAGTATTTCAAGATTTAACTATTGAAATTTTATATTGCAAGGTTATATTATCAATGTATTTAAAATTTATTCTATTTATATAAAAAACTGATTATTTAATATGAAACAGATAAGATCATTTAATAAAATGCATGCTTTTTTTACCTCAAAAATCACTGATTTGTATGAAACAGTGGAAGGTAAGAAAATAATCGGCAATTATATAAAACTGTTGAAGGAAAACGCTATATTGCGAAGACAATTTGATTTATATACACAACTTGAAGAGGGTGTAACCAAATATATTAAGGAAAGTGGTAAAGAGGAATATGTCAATGAGATTTTAAAATCTTTTGACGGTATGACAAAAAAACAACTTACCGAGGCTAACAACAAACTCTTTTGGTTCTTGATTGAGAATGAGGTTATCACCGAAACTGAAAATCCATGGGGAAAACGAAAAGGTGGTGTAATTTTAAAAGAAGGCAAAGAAACATTTGATTGGATATTTACCAAAACCCCTGTGGTTTTCAGGAGTGCCGACTATTTGTTGTATGAAGGAAAAAAGGATTTATCCCTGTTTATTGAAAATAAGAAAAGACTTGGGGATAACCTAATTTTGAAAGAAAAAACAGTTAACGAAGAAGTTACTCCCGAACAACGAATAAAAAATTTCAACCAAAAATATCGTGGTAAATTGACTAACGAAGAAATGAATCTCGTTAGAGAATTGGTTAAAACAACCAAACCACAAGGTGTAATAGTTGAATATCAAAAGTCTGTAACCAATTCTATTAACGACTTAATCAAAGAAACAGAAGATTTTGAATTGAAAAACAAATTTCTTCAACTGAAAGAACAAGTTTTATTTGAAGATTATTCTAATCTTGATAAAGCAATGAAACTGTTTGAGATTAGACAGGTAATAGATGAAATTAAAACAAATAAATAATTAATAATATGTTACAAAGATTTAATAGAAAGCACATACATCACATGCCAAAATTGGTTTATCCTGCTCGAACAGTGTCTAATAAAACACCAAAAGTAGAAGTTGAAGAAGTTGTTGTACCACAACCAACAGGAAGACCAACTCAAACTGTTACAAGAACCGTTCAACCGGTTGTTGTACCTGTTGCCCCCGTAGTTACACCTGTACAAGAGGATGAAGAAATAACTATGGAAGTAGAATAACGGAATAAAAAACAGAAATGATGACAATACAAGAACAAAAGAATAAAATTGGTTCGCTGTTGGGTGAACCTGTTGTTAATAGGGTACAACCAATCAAAAAAAATGACGGTCTATTTGAAAAAAAGGCGACAACTTGTTCTAAAATTTTGATTACAGAAGATAATAAATTATTATTAACCGACTAATAATCATGGCAAAATATAATAGAAAAATATATTCATACAAAGGATATAAAATAAAGGAAAACTTGGAAACAGGTGGTTTCGATATTTTTAAACCTTCGTGGGACCCGAACTATCCGGTTTTTGAAGAATTACCGGATTTGGAACACGCAAAGGTGTGGATCGAATCTGATAAAAAATCAGACGATGAGGAAAGAATTATGAAGGAAAACGCTGTCAGGAATTATGCACAAAGATTCAAAATAATATGCGAATATAATTTTAATACCCGACTTGAAGAGGAAGGTGAAGGAGACCCCAACGCCGACCCTAACGCCGCACCACCCGCCGATCCCAATGCAGCACCACCAGCTGACGCTGGTGTGGAAGGTGATCCAAATGCAGCACCACCGGCAGACCCCAACGCTGCACCACCAACAGACGCTGGTGTGGAAGGTGATCCAAATGCTATGCCAATGGAAGGGGAAGGTGATTTTGAGGATGTTGAAATGGATGAAGGTGGACTACAACCTGACGACAACGTAATAGACGTGTCTGAAATTACCGGTAATCAAGAACAGACCAATAGTGAAATGGAAGAGTTGAAAAGTAAATTTGAACAATTGGTTCAACTCAATGATAGAGTTACACAAACATTGGAAAAATTGGCACAGTCGGCAGAAAGTAGTCAGAGTGCCATTCAATCTGTAAAAGATGATTTAGCACAACGTGTTCCAACTGAAATTGAAAAGTTACAAGCAAGACCAACACAAAGCGGTCCCTTTGAACACACAGTAGAAGATTATTGGAAAAACAGACCGGGTGGTGATAAATATGATATTTACCCCGATACCGAAGAAGATGGTGAACCTGAATATGTGTTGCGCAAATCTGACATTGAAAATATCAACCCACAATCGGTTTATAACTCATTCAACCAAAAATTAAGAGATATTATCAATTTTTAATTGTTAAAATTCCTTAACATTTGTTAAATACAAAAATTTTATGTTATTTTATTGAAATAACATAATTTAAGTATGATATCCCGCAAAGGTAAAACGGTCTCATTGGATATAAACAATAATTGGAAAATCAGTTATGGTACATTTGACGTTAAACATCCAATAACATTATATATTAAATTACAAACGTATGTAATACCATTAGAGGATAAAATAGATACGAACACTATTTTAAATTCTATTGGTGGTTATCAGATTCCATACAGCAGTATATTTTGTTCTCGATTTATTCATAAAACCACATTTGCCACAGCAAAGGTGAAAAAGAATAAACCGAGTTGTTTAGTGATAACACTAACCGTAAAACAAGAATACAAGGGTATGACACCGTTTGATTCCATACAAAAACATGTGGTTAATCTTGTAATTGATTTTATGGCAAAAATAACAACCCAATGGAATTTCAAATATAATTTATCAGTTGGTCGTCATCAGGTGGAAATATCACCTACCGACATTGAACTTGGTAGAGAATATAAGAAATTACTACATTTGGGTTGGGAACCGGAAGAGGTCGCTCAAAAAAACCACAAAACCGTGGAGTTTATAATGAATTGTATTACAAAATCAAATCAGACTTTGTTGGGGTAAAAATTACCGGGACCTGTTTTTCGGGGAAATTTAAGTTCACGTGCAGGTTTCATACTACCACTCGTTCCTGTAAA